CACCCTAAGGGAGCTCTATTAAAGTTACCCTTTTTTACCACCGATATGAAAAAGAAATTTTTTACTAATTTATGGTTGACTTTTCATAGCTGGTCTCTAATAAGTTTTCTAAACACTCGTCTTATAACAGCATGTCTGACTACTTTCCCGGTTCTATAAGAAAGAAAAACAAAGTTGCTGTATCCATCCAAACTAAAGTCAGGGATTTTTTTACATGATAGCCAATTCTTTTTTTGTTCGATAATGGCTTTATAAGCAAAATCATTCATAGGGATAATTCTTGATCCGTTTGATGTTTTTGTATTGTCCTCGCAATATTGCACAAGTTTTCCATTAAGATTTCTACACAACATTTGATGATTAATATTGATGGTTTTTTCTTCCATATTAATATCATCCCACGTTAAACCAAGAGCTTCACTTATTCTTATACCACTATAAAGCATTAAACATGCGAGAGGTTTATAAAACTTTGCTTCTGTACAAATATCAAATCTTGCCAAAAACTCATTCTCTTCTTCATAGCTCATTGCATATTTTACTTCCTTTTCAACAGTATAGTCTTTAAGACATCCATTCGCTGGATTTTTCATTATACAGTCTGAGTCAACTGCCAATTGTAGCGAAGGTCTTATGATTTTTTGTAAAATAGCTATAGTACTATTAGCCATATTGTCGTCATGACATTCTTTGTAAAATTTAATAATATGAGCTTTTTTAATTTCTTTTAGCTTCATTCTACCAAGAAAGCTGTTTTTGATACTGTGGTTATAATAATAAGTATAATTTGAATAAGTTGATTTTGATATATTTGCTTTTGTTTGCAAATATATTTCAATTTGTTGATTTAATGTTATGTCTGTTCTTAATACACCATTTGATATTTCTGAAAGTAATTGTTGTTCCTGTTTTCTTAAATCATTTAATGATTTAGCATAGATACACTGTCTTTTCTTTCCTATATCAGTCCATCTATACATATATGTGCCATCTTTTCTTTGGCTTTCTCCTTTCTTAAGCACTCTACCTTTGTTATCTTTTCTGTTCGACATATAATCTTCATCTCGCTTTCTGTTTTTATGACAGAAAACCCTTTATATGACACTTCTTTTATATCATATAAAGGGTATAAATTCAATGATTACAATACTTTTATATTGTTTATATAATCTTCAAATTTCTTTCTGTTTATTAGTTTGTGTGTTCCTTTGTATATTACAAAATCACATGTATCAAAATTTGTCATTTCTGTAATTTTATCTCTGCCAATATTTGAATATGCAGATGTTTCCTCTATCGTTAGAAGGAGTTTCTGCCAAATAGGAACTTCTATTTTTTCTTTCATATTAGTTTACTCCTGTGCTTCCAATACCGCCACGATCAATATTGTCTAAATGCTCTGTTTCCACAAACTGAATCTCTGGCTGAATTTTTTCAATCCTGAACTGACAGATTCTATCATTCTTATTGATTGTAGTATCTTCCATAGCAATTACAGGCATCATCCAAACATCATTATCCCCACAATAACTATGGTCAACAACACCCATATGATTTGTCTGAATCACTTTAAAATTTTTATATGTACTACTTCTCGGTACGATATGTGCTTCATAACCGTCTGGCAATTCCATTCCAACACCTAAATTAACCAAATGAAACTCACCTTTCTTCAGATGAATTGTTTCGGCAGAACGAAGATCAATCCAATTGGATTTATTGCCCTCTATGTACTCTAATTTGTCAATTTCGTTATCAAAATATTTAATCTTAATTGTTTCCATTTTCTTTATTCTCCATATCTTTTAATTCTTTTTTCAAATCTTGAATATAATTAATTGTATCACCTAATATTGGATATAAAATTAGTATTACAATAAATGTACCAATCATGATTCCAAGAAAAAATAATAAAAATCTCATAACTTTATTTTTCTTTGATCTCACCGATATAAGCATCGAATCCATTGTCGCAATCCCTTGTTGTAACCATTACCATTCCGCTTTGTACGAATACTGTTTCTACAGTACATTCGACAAGAACTTTATCACCTTTCTTTAATTTGTATAAATCTTCCATTTCCATATTTGTATTATCTCCTTTAATCACAATATAAAATTACTTTGTTCTGAGCAAGAGATTGCTTTACATCAATAACCCTTTGGTTCTTTGAACCTCTGAATTTTAATGATAGATCTTTCTGCTCATCTATATATTCTCCGTCAACGAGTACATCTACATTAGAAATTATTTCTTTTCTCTTTTTATGAATTTCTATAATGCGTTCAAAATCTTTATCTGGAAATGTTGGTTGACAAATTTTTGACATTAATGAATTCCACTCAAATCCTGTATAAAGCCAGATAGTTTTATCAGGATATGAATTACGGATTTGTTTAACTAATTTGAGGACTTCATCAAGGTTCTGATCCGCTAAACATTCTCCACCAAGAAATGATACTCGTTTAATATATGGTCTATCAATTAATTTCATAAATTTATCTTTTATTTCTTCTGTCCATTCTTTTCCACCATTAAAATCCCATGTATCAGAATTAAAACAGTTTTTACAGTGAAATGGACAACCTTGGACGAAGAGGGAGACTCCAACTCCCTCTCCATTAGAAATATCCATAGATCTAATCTGTGCGTATCTCATTATAAATCCTCCGCAATATCTGTCATATGGACATATCTCTCCTTAATTTCCTGAGTACGTCCTTTTCCCCAGTAATTAGTTCCAATATATCCGCAAGTCCTTCTTGCTACATTCATCTTGTCTTTATCTCTATTGTGGCAATTTGGGCATTCCCAAATAAGTTCGCCACCTTCATCAATAATTTTGATTTCACCGTCGTAACCACAAACCTGACAGTAATCAGACTTTGTATTTTCTTCTGCATACATGATATGGTCGTAGATGAATTTATTCGTTTCCAAAATAGCATCTACATTATTTACCAATCCATCTGTCTCAACATAAGATATTGCACCCCCAAGTGATAACGCCTGAAATTCTGATTCTTTAGCGAGTTTATCAAATGCATTAATTGGTTCTTTTACAAATGTATGATAACTGTTTGTGATATAATTTCTATCTGTAATACCTTTAATAATTCCAAAGCGTTTCTGTAGACACTTCGCAAATTTATACGTTGTGTTTTCGATTGGAGATCCGTAAATTGAAAATCCAATATAATGCTCTTTATTCCACTGGTCACATTTATCATTCATAAACTGCATTACTTTAATGCCAAAATCATGACCTTCCTGTGAATCAATATGTGATTTACCAGTCATATATTTTACACATTCATATAATCCTGCATATCCAAGAGAAATACTTGCGTATCCATTATGAAGTAACTTATCAATCTTTTCACCTTTTTTAAGTCTTGCAAATGCTCCATACTGCCATAATAAAGGTGCGACATCAGATAATGTTCCTTCTAATCGTTTATGTCTGCAAAGTAATGCTTTATGACATAATTCTGTTCTCTGTTCCATTAAATCCCAAAACTTTTCATAATCGCCTTCAGATGATAATGCTACATCTACAAGGTTTAATGTGACAACGCCTTGGTTTAGTCTTCCATAAAATTTATAATTACCATTTTCGTCTTTATAAGGTGAAAGGAAACTACGGCAGCCCATGCACGGGAAACAGTTGCCTTCTTTATATTTCTTCATAATCTTCTCTGAAATATAATCAGGGTTCATTCTCTTTGCAGTACACTTAGCTGCAAGTTTTGTTAAATACCAATAAGGGGAATTTTCATGAATATTATCTTCTTCTAAGACATAGAGAAGCTTTGGAAATGCCTGTGTGACATATACGCCAACTTCATTTTTAAGACCAAGTAATCTCTGATTAAGAAACTCTTCAATAATCATTGCAAGCTCTTTCTTATACTCTGTAGTCTCTCCAAGATACATAAATACACTCAAAAAAGGAGACTGTCCATTTGAGTTAGACATAGAATTGCACTGATAGTTAAAAGTCTGAACACCATCTGCTACTTCTTTTTTGGTATCAGATTCTGCATATCTCTTACAATCTTCATCAGAAAATCCCCATGACTTATATTTCTCATAGTATTTGTTGTAACTATCTCTTACAAATGGTGCTAAATGTGTAAGAGTAATTGTAGCTCCTCCATACTGAAGTGACGTAACACCAAGAATAATCTGAGTGGCGATTGTACAAGCAGTAATAAATCTATGTGGTTTTTCAATCATTACCTTGTTAATACAAGTACCATTCTGTAACATATCTTCGAGATTAATAAGTGAGCAGTTACTCATCGCATTCATGCCAAAATAATCAATATCATGGAAATGAATAATTCCTTCATCGTGTGCTTGTACAACTTCTGGTGGAAGTAAAAATCTACGAGAAATATCTTTGCTAACAATTCCTGCCATATAATCACGCTGAGTATTTAATACTTTTGAGTTTTTATTGGAGTTCTCAGTATTCCAATATTCGCTTTCACCATCTAACAGTTCATCAATCTCGGAATCTGTTGTATTCTCGTTTTCTCTCTGAAACTCACGAATACTTCTATATCCTTCATAGGCTTTTGCAGTAAGTCTCTGCTTTTTTGTAATCAATTTATCATAAACCATTGATTCAATATCAGAGATACTTACTTCTTCTTTATCCTTACACTCATTTTCGATTTCATCTGCAATGTCTTCAGCAATTTTTGGTTTTACAATGCCTGAACCATTTTTCATAGCTTTAAGAATTGCAGTTGAGATTTTTGATTTGTCAAAATTAACTTCTGAACAGTCTCTCTTAATTACTTTTGTCAATATGTATATCCTCCTATCTAAATTACTGTTATGATTGCATAACCAAGTACACATGTCGCAATCGCTGCTACAGCTTTCCAATCAATCTCAAATTCTATACAATCTATAATATTGAATTTCATTTTATCTCCTTTCTCAATTCCATAAGAAATCAACCTTTCGTATCATCCTCTTTATTTTTGTTATAATTTTGTTTCCCTTTGTTAATTTCTCGAATTATATCTTTAATACCATCACACAGCATTCTAATTGGAATCCAACCAACAAATAGAAATATTAAAATTGTCACACATGTGATTTCATATGTACTCAATTATTTTTACGCTCCTTATTGTATTTTATATATTCATCAAATCCACTGTTCTCATTACAAAAATATTCAAAGTTTGTCCAACTTTGTAACTTATCAGGTTTGGCTCTACTTCGATAACAACTACCTCTCATTGGGCAATTTTCGCTACTACACATTGTAATATCTGGCATATGATTTCCTCACATATTTTTAATTTTTACCTTTAATTTTTCAAATTCTTTATAATCATCAGATTCATATTTAGTATAATCTTTTACAATCATGTGTGTTTGTTCATTACAGATTAATCCAATAAGTAATTCTCTTTCACGGTTCGAGAAAAAATGCATTTCAAAATTTAATGTTTTGCAATTATTCATAATTTACCTCACAATATTTCCACCTAATTTATCTTCATTACACACTAAAGTTTTATGCAAAACACCATCATCAATATTGGCGTGTGTTTTGACTGATTTAGTATGACTAATACTATATTCTCTGTCTCCAACGGTTACAGTTAGGAATTCATCTTGTTTTGATAACAATTCTCTTGCTAACTGATGTGTTGTTGTAATTCCACTAAAATTAATTTCACTCACCCTCTTCCTATCTCATGTAAAAATCCTTTATGTATTCGCACATATCCATTGCGCACGATTCAACTCTTGTAAAACAACATTTTAACCATGTGTGGATTAAGTTATAATCCCCTCGTTCATCATAAGCAATCACAGGAATATTATTTTTCCACGCTTCGTATACTTCAATCACTGATCCAATACTTGTATTTAATCCATTTGTATTTACAATAACAATGTCACTGCCACGAACTAAGTTTAGATCAAATTTCATAACCTCCTGTTCGTTTTGGTATCTTGGTTCTTCAAAATTGAAATAATCACATGGAGAAATAACATTAGTTTTATAATTTGCCATATCTGAATATTTGTCCAATTCTGCTGCTACAAATTTTCTCCATGTTGTTTGTTCTTCTATACTTAATCCTGCCATTTTACCAGCTAAATAAATTGTTAAGCCATCATTTTTCATTTGTACGCCTTTCTATAATGAAACAATACGCTATTTACCACGTCATCAATATTCTCATCAAAGTTGTTATAAACAATCCTGTTAGCAAGACTTTCTGCATCTTTAAAATCTGATATATCAGTTTTGATACGTCTTTCAGCCTCTTCCTTTTTATCTCCACGAACATCTAATCTTTTGTTGATAGTTGAAATATTTGAATATAAATAAATAACAGTTACATCATATCCTAATTTTTGAATATCTCTGATACCATTAGGTGTAAGAATAATTACAGAGTTTTCGTCTGCTTTTTCATAATCTTCTTTTGCTGATCCATAATACCAAATACCTTCAGTGGTAATGTATTTCTTCCATTCTGCAAAAAATCCACTTTCGATTTTCTGCAAAAAATCTTCTTCTGAAATATAATGATATGTAACATTAGGAATTTCACCTTTACGAATTGGTCTTGTAGTATAAGTTACGACACTATTAAATCCATTGTTTTTTACAAGTTTGTCCCTAACTAATGTTTTGCCAGATGCGGTTCTTCCCATTAAAATAAGCATTACAAGTTCCACCTTTCATCTAAAATCTGTATAATATGTCCATCTTCAATGACAGCTGTTTTACTTTCCGTAAAATCTCCGTTTAAGAAGTCACTAATTCTAATACTGTCTAAGTCAATAACCTGCGAATAATTCATGTTTATTCCTCCACGATTTTATATTTGCTGCAAATTTCGTTGAATCTTTTAATATAATCCTCATTATCGGTATTAATTACTACCGTTACAGGATGAATAGAAATCGTGACTAATCCAAGATAAGATTTTGCATCTACAACCTGTCTTCCATATTTTGCATCAACATCACACGGAATTTGTGATGAGATTTCCATTACAAAATTATTTAAGTCTGTAAGACTGTCTAAATTTAAAGTAAATTCTGTTTTCATTGTTTTATTCTCCTTCTTTATCTGATTTGTCGCTAATTTTGCATATTTCCAATCACATACATATGCCGGATCTTCAGCACTCCATGATGTAGTGCCCTGTTTCCATGCATACACTAATCCGTTGTTGTATTTTGCAAAGTATCTCCGATCCCATACACAGGATTCGCTATGTCTCACAAGAATCGGTGTATCAACTGGAACTTTATTCCAATCAACCGGCGGTTCAATCGGTTCGACATATTCGCTGTTCGCCCATTTTCTCGTCTTTATTTCACAATCTCTTATTGTGCCGCCATTAAAATTACACTCGTTGCACTGTGTTTTTCTGCAATTTTCCAGCTTTCCATTAACGACGGCAATGTTCCCCCCATTGCACGCGATTTCAATAATCTCTTTTGCATATTTTTCTCTATTCAGCATCAATTCTCCTTATCTATAAAAACTATGACCGACACTATCTTTAAATAAAAATTCTCTATTTTTATCAGCCCATGAATTACCATTAGTTGAATCAAAATATAATGCCCCATTCGTTGTATCTCCAAACTGAAATGCATATTCACAAGCCAATATTGTTGTTTCTGTTACAGTTACATTTTTATAAGCACCACTTGTATAACTTGAGAATTGTGGATATTGTGTAATAACATCATGCATTGACTCTGGGAAATCGTCATGTTCCATTCTGTTTAGAATCACACTTGCAACATTTACCTTTTCGTCAAAATATGTATCTCCACGCACTTCAGTTTCTACTATTCTGAATAACAATTCTAACTCATATGAATTAAAATAATCATAAATAGACTCATCAGGATCAACCCATACAGAGTATTCTTGTTCAATTTCTTTATAATTCTTAAACCATTCTTTTGTATCAGAAGTATCTAAAGCATTTATTTTTGTTACAGCTTCTTGAATTTTATCTAGTTGTCGTTTTGATATAACATCGACTTGTGCTTTAGAAATAGATTCTTCTATAACAAAAGTCATATCTTCTGTTACACCTGCTACTAAGTTGTCTTTTAAAATGCTGCTATCCTGTCCCCAAACGGGGACGACAGGAAAAGATACAGCAAATAAACATGCTAAAATTGCTAACCGTTTCTTCATTGTTTCTCCTTGTTCTGTTGTATAATGGATTTTGGTTTGATTTATTACATAGATATATTCTCTGTTTGAAAACAAAGATTAATGAATCATTTCTAAGAATTGATCTTCTGAGATAATGGGAACGTTCAAAGATTTTGCTTTTTGATTCTTAGATGATGTTGAGTTGATATCGTTATTAATAAGATAAGATGTTTTAGAACTTACAGATCCTACTACTGTACCGCCATGAGTAACTATATCGGCTTTCAATTCGTCACGATTTTTATAATGATTGACAGAACCTGTTACAACAAATGTTTTACCATTTAATGTTTTTGGAATTTCCTCTAATACTACATTAGGTGTTTCAAAAGTAAACTCTTTTGATAATTCATATACCCACAACGAATTCTCATACCACCATTTCGTCATTGAGTTCATCATCGTAATACCAAAACCATTAATGGTTAATAATTTTTCTGGTGAAGATTTCATCAAACCAATAAAATTATTAAAATTCTCTTCACATAATTTACTGATATCTTTACTTACTGATTTTCCGATTGATGGAATTGATAAACTATAGATAAATCTTTCTAAAGATGTATTGCGTGATCTCTCAATAGAGTTAAGAAGTTTTTCAACCGATTTCTTACCAAAACCATCTAAAACTTTCATTTCATTTTCGTAGTCTGATAAATGATAAATATCCTTAATTGAATTTAACCAACCAAGATTGATGAATTTTTCAATAGTTGATTCTGACAAATTCTCGATGTCCAATGTATTTCGGCTTGCTGCGTGAACCAACTTACCTAAAAGCTTACCCTTACAGTTTGGATTTTCGCACATAAGAACTTCTGAATCATTCTCTTTAACAATTCTTGTAGGTTTACCACAAATCGGGCATTTATCAAGAATTTTACAAGTATTACTTTTTGTTAAGTTTTCTCGAATTTGAGGAATTATTTGATTTGCTTTTATTACAGCAATCTCGTCACCGATTCCAAGTTGCAATTTTTTCAAAATTGATACATTGTGAACGGATGCCCTACTCACAATTGTCCCATCTATTTCTACTGAATCGAATATGGCAGTAGGTGTTAAAATTCCTGTCTTTCCCATTGTCCACTCGATATGTCTTAATGTTGTAATTGTTTCTTCATCATAAAATTTAAAAGCCAGTGAATGTCTTGGATGATGCCCTGTTATACCTAATGATTTGCCGTATTCTACATCATTATAAGAAATAACTAAGCCGTCAATCGGATACGATTTTTCTTCAGCAATAGCTTTTAATCGTTCAATTTTTTCTCCAATATCATCTGACGAGCTATTGTATGTAACATATGGGACTACCTCAAATCCAAGCTTTTCCGCAATTCCGAATCCTTCGGTATATGTTGATACACCAAATGGAATCTTCCATGTAACAAAATGAATGTGCCTATCTCTTGCAATTTTACTATCAAGCTGTCTTACTGAACCAGAAGCATAACTTCTTGGATTTGCGAAAGAATTATTTCTTATGTAATCTGTGTATTCTTTTCCAGTTAAACCTAACTCTTCAGCTTCACGCTTTGCTTTCTCAACAAGAAGATCATTGATTGCTTTAAAGTCTCTGACTGTTACAATGGCTTCGCCTTCAACTTCAAAAGGCGTATCAATGTGTATTTGTGTTGGAAAATTTTCAAACACTCTCGCATTGTGTGTTATGACTTCTCCTATTTCGCCATTTCCTCTTGTTTCACTTTGTTTTAATGAATTGTATTCATACGTGTTTAAAACCGTTAATCCATCCATCTTCAACGAAAGAACGCAATCTCTACCATTAGAGAACTTCACTAAATCATCTGTAGATTTAGTTTTATCGAGTGATAACATCGGATGAGAATGAGTAATTTCTTCTAATTTAGACACTACATTGCATCCGACATTCTGAGTAGGACTATTTGCTAACACAATCCCTGTAATTCGTTCCCATTCTTTCAATTCATCAAATTTACAATCAAATTCATAATCACTCATAATTGGACTGTTTTTATTATAATAAGCGTCAGATGCTTTATTAAGCAGCTTCACTCTTTCTGCAATATCGCTTTTGTCCATTCAATCCCTCCTAATTATCTTTAATAAATACTGTAATTTTGCACTGTCCTCGTCCTATATCTTCCATATACGTAAAGAATCCTTGGTTATTCAGATTCTTTTCTTCATCAAAAGCCTCTTCCATCGGAAGCTCTGTCGAATAACTATAAAGCAGAGGAAAGCCTTGTTTCATTTCTTCTTCTGATAATATGTACTGCATCTTAATTTTTTTCTCCACAAAATTCTTTCAAATATGTAAGCAACTCATCTTCTTATGGGAAGAAACCATCAACCTTCTTTTCATTCTGCAACCACGACAGAAAGTTCAACCAGAATTGCCCTGCTCTATAATCAGGCATATAAGTCATATGTAGACGGGTTACTTCATTATAAAAGTCATATAATCTATTCGGATTTCTCATAATTCCTCCTCTCTATGAAACGAACATTTAGTTCATTTTCGGTTTCCTACCACATGACTTAGTTTCTGTGCAATAACCTACTTCGTCACATTTTGCATGGAATAAATTGTCTACAATCCACTTCCACTCATCTGAATATTCTCTTAATGCATTGCAAATATCATTAAACATTTTTCTGTATTCATGATAGGCTCGACTACACATCCTTACTCTACTCATATCAACAATGCTTCTAAGGTTACGCTTATCAACAATTTTTGTTGACATACCGAGAGGTAATGCCATTGCAATATCTTCTCCTGGGATATTACATTTTTCTAATTCTTTTATTCCGTAACAAATATTTGACATTATGCTTTTATATTGCGCAAATGCATATTCATTATTTTGAATTGATGCAGGAGTTACATAATCGAAATTCTCATAGTTGATATAGCGTGTTGATGCTTGAAGTTTTGTAGCCCCAATTACGTGAGTATACCATTCACGAATTGTACGAGCTGAATATCCATCTATAATCATTTCAACATTTGGATATTCCATTACTCTTCCATGACCTGATTTGATACAATCAAGACCACGCTTATAATTTTTTTCATCATCTGATATATTAGCATTCCAACAACATCCTGCTCTTGCTCCCATTAGCGTTATTGGATTCTTTGTTGTTTCTGGTAAAATTGTGATTGTTTCCATCTTATCCTCCTATATTTTTATTCAAATTATTTTCTATAATATTTTGTGATTTCTTTAATAATTTTTACATTATTTAACAAAGGTTCTCTGTCGGCACCTTCAATGAACAATTCATCTCCCGTTACTAAATAAACGTTTTTATCACTTTCCAATAATAAAACAAAATAATCCGCTATTGCATTTTTATTGGGGTTTTCTGGGAGTATAGGATAATACAATCCATTAGACTCAACTGCTCTCCATACAGACACTCCTCCTTCCTCTCTAATAATCGCATCTCCTTTGTGTACTTTACTCGATTCATCATTTGGTATTTCTCCAAACCTTATATATAAAGGAATACTCGCCTGTTTCATTTAGTCCTCCTAATGTATTTTCATATGAAAAATCATTCTGTTATATTGTTCCAATATATTGTTTTCCTGCTCCTTTACAAGAAACACAAATATTATTTTCTTCTTTAATTCCGCAATCGAAAATTCCACTACCATTAAATTCCAAACATTTTATTTGAAGTATAAAATTATTTTTATTGTAGATTGTTGTTTGATAATTGTATTTCTGTAACAACCACAATAAATATTAATATTTTTATCTTTTATATTATCCAAATTTTATAATACCGCCCTGATCGTTCTTAAAAAACTCCGAAACCATTTCTAATTGATAGTTTCATTTCTATATTTCTCTAATGAATTATCTCTATGCACTGTATAGGGATCTCTACGTCTGAGTCAATAGTCACATACAACTGTTTATCTTGACTTGTCCATATATACGAAACTATTTGTATCGTTCTCACGTATTTTTGAGCTAATATTTTACTTTCTTCTGTGTCAAATCCAGAATTACAGAGTTCTTCAAATAAATTATCTTTTATAACTGCTTTATCTCCTGCCTTCATACCTATACATCCTTTTTATGACTATGTTAAAATTTCACGAACAACATTACATGAACGATATATGACTTTATGCGTTTCTTTATTATAAATAACACACATTTTTGTGTTTCCTTCTATATATTTATCAACTATTAATCCTTCTCCAATTTTAAATCCAGGCATACAAGAATTAATATCGTATGTATACATAGATCCAACTTTGATTTCATCATATTTCATTTTATTAAATCCTTTCGTTGTTTTCTAAAAATCTAATTAAATATCTTTTGTCATTTTCTTATAATTTCTGCATTTTTAAACATTGGGATATAAACGCTTTCATCATTATCCCAATCTGGAATATCAACATAATCTACAAATTCTAATGTTGGTTCAAAATGCTTTTCTATGGTTTCTTTAAATCCAACTGCATTTTTATTCCAACTCACGATAGAATCTAAATTATGCAATGAAAACCACAATGGTTGTATATATTTCTTCAGTAACGGAAGTTCATCTTCTTCTGGGAATCGACCTTCTCCAATAAATATTTCATATAACATATCTGCAAGTAATGATAATGAGTACCAAAAATCATTATCGTGTATCGTTACTCGTAAATACTTTGCTGTATATTCTTTCATTTTTCCACCTCCAATTTCAATGAAAGTTTAGATTCCTGTGAATTTTTATTTATTATTTTCTACTAATTCTTTAACGTATTTACAACTATCATCGTATGTAATATTAATTCCTTTCTTCATAAAAACTTTCAAGTCATTTACTCTATAATCAGCTATACGATACCAACCACTATCAGGGTTGAATCCATCACTAAAAATATGTTTTGTATTGAATCTACCTTCACAGTTATATAGTCCTTCCATACATCCATGACCATATACATTGATGTCAATTAAATTATCTTCTCTTTCTTTACACATATATCTTATTCCCATATATCTATCTCTTCCTTTCACATGAAATAATGGTTTCCTGTTACTATATTATTCTCTTTCTAAAATCTCTTTTGGACAGTAAATAATCTTCTTACCTGCTTTCTGTGCTTTACGAATTGTTGACCAAACACCACCAGATTTATTACCATCCCAAATTGCAAGAAGTACATCACAATGATCAACCATATATTGATCTCTCACATTGTCACAGCCTTTGTAGAATTCATCTGATAACTCAACCCATTCATCAGCTTCAGTTCTTAACTTATTGTAATATTTATTAGACGAGTTGTAGTTTTTACATGGTAATATGCAATGTAATTTTAAATTTCTATTCTTCTCTAATTCTGGCGAAGCTGCTCTGTATCTCTCCTTAATAATACAAGTATTTAACCCAATTAAAATATCAGAGCCATTTGCCATACCACAATAAACATCAGACACATCAAGTATTTGATTAAAAATCCAATGACCAATTCTTGTCCATTTAATATCTAACTCATCATCTGGTAATCCTAATCTCTGAGGTCTATGACCTGTTAATGCTATTCTCATTTACTACCTCCTTAACTTTCACAAGAAACTGTCGTTTATTGTTTATTGCTTTTTATATAATCCAAATATTCTTTGTGATACACATCTAGGTCTTTTAGTAATTCTTTACAATTTTCTGCGTACTGAATATATGTATCAGCCAAATGTCGTCTGCTTTCTTCTGAATCATCGACTAGCTTATATTTCCATTTATTAGCTCTTAACAAGTCTGCATTATGGTTATAAGTTTCAATACTTTCAGCGTATTCTTTCTTTTTCTTTTCATATGTTTCATCATCAATAATCAGATGTCCAAGTAATTTAGGGAAATCAAAACCTAGTTGTGTTCTTGATATTCCATTGTCTTCTGCATATTTAATATTCCAAGCAATATCATCCCAAGCCATACCACCCAAAAGTGATTTGTTATCCTCTTGTTGCATATATGAAAAATACTCATATAATTCTTCCTTTGATTTGCTCATAATTCACCTCCTATGAGAAATCAGTTTATTCTTGCTACTGTATTATTCTCTGTTCTTTATAAAACTTCATCGACAATTCCGTACTTGACTGCTTTATCAGAATGAATATAGAAATCTTTCTTCTTTTCACGAATCTCATTAATATCATCTTTTGTGAGATTGGTTCTGTCGATTACATATTCTTCAATCTTTTTATTCAGCCAGTCCATTTCTTCTCTGTCTTCTACCAAATCCTGATATTTACCACTTCTCCAAAAACTTATCTGATGATACATAAATGTTGAATGTTTATAGCAAAATCTTTTATGCCCTGCTAAGAAAATCTTAAAAGCTGCACTCATTGCAGATCCTGTACAATATGTATAGATTGGAGTTTTGCTATTGAGAATAATATCAATTAATCCCCACATCTCATAAGCAGATCCACCATACGAGTTGATATATAGTTTAATTGGCTCACGCTTATAATCTTTCTCTTTCTCATCTTTCTCATCATCTTCTTGAATCTGTTGTAAAATGCTCCATGTTAATTTACCAATAGATTCGTTGTCTACATCATCAGATAAGAACAATGTCTTTTTGTCTGTATTTGCATATGAATTATCTCTTGAACTCATAAATCCTCCTATTTTGTTATTTTTATTGTTTCAATGTACAATATATAGTATGTTTTTATGTTGTCCGCACACTATATATTGTATACAAAAGAAATCCGTCTTTCCTTGGCTTTTTGAGTCTCTGAAACGCCCTATTTATGGGCATTCCAGAAATCCTCTATTGTATTATTCTCTACAGTTGGGCTAATAAACTCTTAATTGGCTCTCTATTCATATTTTCTTTAGCCCATGATATGTAGCTTGGATCTGACTGAGCAACATCAACAAGCTTCTCACCACTATGCTTTCCAAAGTTCAAGACATAATCCTCTAACTTAACGACTTCCTTTTTCGGTACTTCAAATCCATCAAATAGAACTTCTATATCCTTGCGACTTGCAAGGTAGTCTGCTAAATGTAAAATTGTCTGATATTTATTTTTAGGCAATGGTAATACCGTTGAACTTCTTTTATCAGTATTCCATGCACCCATATGGCTCTCAATTGTAGTTGCAATCATTTCGATTTCTTCATCAGGAAGTTCATTACCTTTTAATTCACGAATAACATTAGCTGCCAAAAGTGGATGATCAAACTTTGTATATTTATTTTTTATGAAGTCGTCATCATTTCCGCTTTTTCGTGAATCATGCATCATTCCTGCAACTCTCATTAAATCTTTCTCTCTTTGAGTAAAATTCTTACCAAAGCAATCAACCGCAAAAATATGATTTAAGAATCTTACCAAAGCACATGTATGTCTTGCTAATCCTAAATCACCAAGAGCATATTGAGGATGGTATTTTCCCGTACTTGACGCACCCACATTCCAAAAATAATCTGGGATTGTTTCAATACATCTTTCTGCAAATTTTCTAATATCTTCTGATTCAATTGTGTTTAAAATCGAATCAAAAATGCTTGACTTACTATTCATATATTCTCCTATTCTGCTTTCATAAATATCTGAAGCATTGTTTTTCTATCGAAATTTTCCTTCTTTTTAAGTGCATTATTTACTGTACGAATTTCTCCGAGGTGATAACATTTTTCTTTTGCTCTACTTTCTCCTACATATAACAAATTGGAATTCAACATGAAGGTATGCGCTTTAGGCGTAATTAAAACAACCACCTTGAACTGACCACCCTGAGATTTGTGTGTACTGATGGCATAAGCCAATCGAATATTTTTCATAGAACTTTTTGGGATATAAATAAGTGTTCCATCATAATCAACAACCATTGCATCTTTTAGAATTTTCACAACTCTACCAGATTCACCATTAGCAATAAATGTTGTATTTTTATCATCAATATACTCCTCATTATAGATAATTGCTTTGTAATCATTAGCATAGTTCATCACAATGTCATTCAATCTGAATTCTGTATCTCCAAATGTAATTTTCGCCTTTGGATTAGAATTAACTGCGTTTTGTATCTTCTTATTTAATGCTACTGTTCCATAATCACCTACGTTATAGCAAGACAACACTGCAATATCATCAACAGAATATCCTTTGGATAATAATGTCTGATAAAGTTTTACAGTATATCCAACAAGTTTATCTTGAAGAATCGGCATAAATATATATGACTGATCCTCACCAAATACTTGCATACCTGTTTTGGTCTTATCTAAATATTCAGTACCAGTTCGTGTATCTGTGGCAACCGTAGATAAACCACCTTTGCCATAACGGAATACCTTATCAAGTGTGATAGTGGGAATGTTCTCGCATTTTAATAAATCATAAAGTACATTGCCAGCACCAACAGAAGGAATCTGTGCGTCATCACCAATAAGGAGTAATTTTGTTTTTTCAAAATCTATTGCTTCAAGCAATTTTCTGAAAAGAAAAATATCTACCATTGAAAACTCATCCACAATTACTACATCATATGGTAATTTATTCTCTTCATTAAACCCCCAATCAGCAGGTGGCATATACATAAGACCTCTGTGAATTGTCATAGCATTTTCATTTGTAAAACCTGACAGTACCTTTGCAGCTCTGCCTGTTGGTGCTAAAAGTAAATGTCTTTTGTTATAAGCATTTAACATATTTACAAATGCCTGTGTACTTGAAGATTTGCCACTACCACCATATCCAACAAGAAGAACAATGTTATTTTCACACATATATTGTGATGTTTTACACTGATTCTCAGTTAGTTTAAAACCATCAAGTTCCTGGAACTTTGAATAATCACACTCCCATTTTGTATGTATCTGCAATCCTTCTTTTATTCTCTCTGCTATATATTTCTCTGTTTCGTATGTTTCTTTCTTACATACGCTTAATAGCTCTCTGTTAAATACCACATCATTATCACCTTTGAGAATAAGAGGTAAGTTGCTTTTTGCTTCTGGCACTAATACATCAAACTGTTTCTTCAAATCACCAACATGTATATATGTATTACCATTATTTTCATTCTCATCAAGTAGATAATCTACACAAGCTTTCGCTCTCTGATATGATGTTATAAGATCAAATCCAAAGAACAAAACTGGCTTTTTCCCTTTCTTCTGACATTCTTTGCCATCCTTATCTAATGTCAACAATAGGGAATCAGCAGTTTTAAAACCAATCCCTCCTAACCTACAAAGACACTGATATGGTTCTTCTCTAATAACTTCCTTGATTTTGTCAACAGAAGTATATTTGTCATACAGTTTTTTTACTGTTGAAAGATTAAATAATCCTCTGAATTCTTCTACAATCTCAGCTAATTTGAAATTCTCTATGACTTTATTCTTAATAACATTGAATGTATAATCTTTAATACCTTTTGTTCTTGATAAATCAATGCCATCTAATCTGTTATTCATTATTCTATCTACGATGTCTGGATATGCTTCCAATAACACATCTGTCTGATTTGGTGTAAGAATTTCATATAAGAAATTTCGTGTCGCAGCTAATGTAGTAGGTTTCTCTCTTTTAATATTGATTACATCGTATCCGACTCCATGAGAATCGGATACCTCCTTTGCTTTTACAATGTAATCTACTCCAAGATTGAGTTCTGAAATATTACCTTTAATAGTTGCTGTGCCATATTTACCAATCTGTACATCAGGATATTCAAATGAATTGACAGAAACGCCATATATTTTGAAGTCAGTAGAATTATATACAAGTCTTTCTGGTACACATTTAAACTCAATTATTTTATCCAACTTAACATCTCCTTCTAATATACGTCCCACTTCTTTACTATTCTCTCTTTTTCATCTGTTTTAATCCAATCACCACCAACCTTCTTCATTTTATTTCTCTCACCAAATTCTTTTACATTGATGACATTACCTGCTATAAATGGAGATTCAATGAATGACTTTCCAGAAGTGATTTTTGTTTTAAGATACTCACCATCTCTCATGTTATAAAGCATAAGGTATGGTTTTGTTTTATCCTTATAGAACTTACACTCAAGAACATAATACATATCTTTTGGTGCTTTCGGATTTTTGTACATTATATTTCCAAGATACTCTTGCTCATATACAATCTGTTCTTTTATTGATAAAGCTTTATTCTCTAAACCACCTATTATTAGTTTTACAAGTTTGACCTTATCAACATTACTATACTGTTTAGGTGTCTCTTTCTCTGCACATTTTCTTACATCTTCTTCGCTAATATTTAGTGATACAATTTTATCTTTTTTCAGCGTCTTGCATTTTCCTAATAAATTGTACATATCAATAATTGATAGTAAATATTTATTCTTACCAAATTCAGAAAAGAAATTTAATGTCGTAAGAATATGTAATTGTCTATCATCCACAGATGTTTTTAAAATAATATCAGAAAGTAAATCGACAAAATTATCATAATGATTTTTAGATAGCTCATATAATTCATCTGCAATCTGATCATTACAATATTTTATAGAAGAGATTCCTTGATAAATGGCATTTTCGTCTTTATCCATAAAATACTGTGCTTTGGATTTGCCAAATTTTATTCCTTTGATTTCTATTCCCTGTGATTTGATATATTCTTTGATGTTTGACATTTTTTCATTATTGTCTACATAAACATTCAATGCTGATGTTAATAGCTCAATCTTATGGTAATACCTTAACCATCCAATAAATAGACCTATCATACTATATGGAACGGAATGATTTCGTGAAAACAAATAATTAGATGCATCTTCAATTACTACCAAGAATGATTTTATAGTCTCTCTTGCTTCAGCTTCGGTCATTCCATACTTCTCTTGTGCAATTGCAATAAATCCTGGAATATATCTATCATCTTTATTACCATGAATGTCTACCATATATCCACCATTTTCAATGATAGGTATATCTGCTTCAGTACCTGTTTTTTTAGCAAAATGTCTACGGACAATATCTGCTTGTCCCATAGTAAATCCACAGAAGTCATGTAAGAAATCAATAATCTGTTCCTGATATACTAAATAACCAAGCGTAGGTTTCAAGAAATTATTAAGTGCTTCATTGCCATTATCTTTGTAAATACCATTGAATAACTGTTCTCTATAAGATTCACCTGCTGGTCTAATAGCACCACTAACCATAGCCATGACATCAAGATATGAGATGTTATCATTCTGTGATTTAATATTCTCCAAGGTTTCTTTACTAAGTGTTCTTTTTAATGAATCACTTGCAAAACCACTTTCAAATTGGAATATCAATGTAGTATCTTTTGCTATTGAGTTAATAACATTTTCATCTGAGAAATCAACCTTATCAGGTGTTAAATAATCTATACATGCAAGTTTACAAGCACCATCAATTAGTCCAACAGCATTTAATCCTAATAAGTCTAACTTTACATAATTTAAAGAATCAATTTCGTGCATGTCTATTTGGCTTACAGGACGTGGATCTGATGTAATAGACAATGTTCCAAAATCATATCTTATATCTGTAGGACTACAAACAATTCCTGCTGCATGTCTTCCAAGTGATGTAATTGTTCCAATTACCATATCAATATATTTAAACATTTCTGGATATTGTTCTCTGATTTCTTCTGGCATATAATCTTTGCCTTTATCATCAGTTTCTACCATATTTGATAATTCCTGAGTTTGATCAGGAGTCATCCCATATGCTCTACCGACATCTTTTATCGCTGCTTTTAACTGAATTGTATTAAAAGTAATAATGTTGCAACAATACAAACCTTCCTTATTAAATAGATACTCACGCACTTTATATCTATCTTCTGCGTAAATATCAGTATCTACATCAGCCAATGACATTCTTTCAGGATTCATAAATCGTGAGAAGTTAAGCTTATATTTAACTGAATCAACATCAGTACATTTAATCAAATATGCAATCTCACTACCAGATACAGAACCTCTTGAACATCCATAGTGCATATTATTTTTCAGCAGCCAATTCTTGTAATCTGAATCGAGTAACATAAAATCAATAGCGTCATTATGTTTATATGTTTCTAACTCTTCCTGTATCCTTGGAATATACTCTGTTTTATAATTTGGGAGTTTGCTTATTCCACGTTCTTTTACACCTTGAACTATTCGTGCCTTAAATTCTTTCTCAGCATCAGGATATAATCTTGGATATTTATTACTATAATCTAATTCATATGATTCAATATTATCTGCGAATCTATTTGTTTCTTCGATTGCATCAAGATAAATTGATTTTGGTAATGCATTCTGTAATTCAAAGGCAGTAACCATATCATCATAAGATTTCCATGATAAATCACACGCATCTTCGTCATGGAAATTAACATTTTTTGATTTCTGCATTACTGCTCTACCCATCATATGATCCTTATCAATAGCATGTACATCGCTTGTAGCAATAAGCTTCATTCCATATTTCTGAGCAATTCTATACAAATACTGATTGTAATAAATCTGAACGTCAAAATTATGTGGTTGTATTTCCAACCAACATCTATGCTTATTTTTAATAAGGAATTTCAGAAATCTTTCTTGTACTTCTTTCGTTCCTTTACATAACATGCCTGCAACACAAGCTGTTAATACTAAAATATTATCTGATGTATTCTCAAGTTCCTCTAAGGTAATTCGTGGATTATAATAAAAATGACCATCATTACGATTAAATGAATCAGAAGAAAGTTTGTTAAGTTCTAATACCCCATCATAATTCTTTGCGTATAAGCAACAATGATAATTGTCTCTTTGCAGATTATCCATATCAATTTTTTCTGTTACATAGAATTCTTCTGCATTAATATATTTCAACCCAGCCTTTTCACATGCCTGTCTTTTTGCAACATTATGAAGGACTGCGCCATGCTCTGTAAAAGCAATGGCTTTCATTCCTTCTGATTTTGCTTTGTCAATATAAGCTTGAAAAGGGGTGATTGAGTCAACTTCAAGACCGCTATATGGGTTAGAATCCATACTATGTAAATGTAATACTGTTAAATTGCTCAACTTCTCACCTACCTATATCTATAAACTATTCACAAATGCCAATAAATCATCTTCGTCTGCATCAGAATCAGATTCAGTTTCTTCTTTGAACAATTCCTTCTCTTTCAGATACTGGTCATATGGTTTATGCAACGACCTAGAATATCCTGAGAGGGTTGCCAATCTAAATTCATCGGCATCTGTCACTTCTTGCCAAAAGATATTTTCATCTTCACTATTCTTATATTCTCTCTCTTTAGAGTTAATTTCTTCGACTGTATTGATAATGTCTTCTTTTAAATCGTTAATCTTTTCTTCTGTTAGAGGTACTTGTACATAACAATCATGAATTTCGAATTTTTCTCTAACCTCATCTGGTAAGCAATCAATATTGTTGTTTAACACCATTTCATCAACATATTTATCAATATCATCTTCATATCCGAAATTTTTCAGCCACATTTTTGCCGTATTGATAAGACTTTCGCCTATAGAATTTCTTTCTATATATCTATCTTTTTTCTTACCATTTTTCTGTTCAATGGTAACTGTGACATATTTTAAGAAATTCCATTCACATACAATATCTTCCAATTGAATATTTAATGCTTGTCTAATACCTTCAGCATAAATAACCAACTGACCACATTCAGCGTCAATTTTTGCGCCTTGATAACGTGTAGATGTCTTCCAATCTACAATATGTACACGTTTTTTCTCATTGCCATTTTCATCTTTGTATGACTCGATATAAAGCATGTCAATATATCCTTGCATATAAATATCATCAGAAATTTTAATTGTAATAAAATGCTCAACTTTATGTGGAAAAGTAATCAGATTATGATTTTTAAAGAAATGTCTAATGCAATTTTCATATTTATTTGCTATTGCATCATTTTTATCAGAATCACTGCGATTGTATTTGAGTTCTGCACAATTCATTGTAAATAAACTATCTTCATATAAATCTGGCATATCCTCATATTTAATTTTGCTAGTATATAGCTGCTCAATAATATCATGTACATTACCACCAGATACACAATAAATACTATTTGTTCTATCTTCTTTCTTGTGTAGGATGTATTTCAAAAAATATTCCCATCTATCTTGTTTGTAACAATGATACCTTGACCATGACCATAATGTATCAACACCAAACTTGTTACAAATTTCTGTTAATTCTTTACTTGTCTTTCTTGCCAATCTCTTAACTTTCTCCTTTCTGACTCATCATATAAAACACGATGCTTGAGAAGGAAGTTGTATACTTTATTTGGCATATCAGCAGGACTGTCTTTACTACCTTTTTTAATCAAATCCCAACGATCATATATGTAACTTACTTTTCTAATAGGATAAAATTTATCACATTCCTGTCTAATATGGTTTATATCAATTCCTTCATCTAAAGCCACTACAATTTCTACATTTAAACTAATCAGTATCCTAACTTGTTCTTCTGTAAGTTCACAATTTCCTATTGCAACAGCCGTACCATCTTTTCGTGAATATCTTTTAAGCACCGATTTCTGCGCTTCCAAAACGACTGCATAACCAGCCTCTTGAATTGTTTGATAATTCTCATTTAACCCATATACATTTATTCCTTTTGGATATGTTTTGGATAACTTAAAAAACTTCGGAATATCAAACATCTCATAGTTTGGTACAGTAGTTCTCCCACTGATACCTATATATTCATTGTCATCTCCATCCCATTTTCGTTCAGGAATAACAATTCGTTTTCTATCATATGAATATCCAATGTTAAATCTTTTACATGCAAAAGGCATAACGCCTTCACGAACCCAATCAATATATGGTAAATCAGTATATTCTTTCATGCATGAATCATCATACACTGGAACATCTTTATCAATTGTGTATCTTTGGCGTTTCACCTTTTTGAAGATTGCTAATGGATCTTTCTTATTATCTTTGTTGTCACTCTTACTATATGAATATTTCAAACCTAAAATATTGTGGAGATATTTATTAGCTTTCCCAAAAGATATACCCTTTATTGTCATAACCAATGTAAAAATATCTCCACGCTTATTTTCTTCCGAACTTCTAATCGCCACTGATAATGTATCTTTCTTTACACATATAGCAGTTTTATTATTGCCTTGTGGCAAGGCGGCTCTCCATTCATGAAGATATTCGTGTAGTCCATGACATTCCAACGATAATAAAATCTGTTCTATACAATTATTTTCTATAATGTATTCTTTTAGTTCATCTGCATTAATACACGCTCACCGCCTTCATCACAAATTTAAAAATCAACTGGGACAGAAGTAAAACCAACTTCTTTCAGTATGTTTCTACTCATATCATGCTCACATACAATTTGTATACTACTTGCAGCACCCTCACGGTTTTTACAAATGAATATAAGCTGATAATGTTTGCCTTCGTCCAGTTTGACAGGTATTTTTGATTTATTGTTTTTTCCATCAAATCTATATACCTTTAAAGCATTTTTCTCACCTGTATACTCATCTTCAAATACATCTCTCAACATTAAACATGTACTTGCAGGATCGACAATACTTTTCGCCATACCAATATTATCTTGACTATAAAATCTCTGACGTGCTGAAGACTTTGCTAACTGGAATGTAATAGTTACATGAACTTCCAATCCACCTTCTTCTTTACACTTCACAGTATCGTAAATATCAACCATATTCTGTTGCATGTCTAACCACATCTTGTCGGAACGACTGCCTGAATCGGCTTTATATGTATCAAGAATGAAATACTTAACACCAAGGTTTGCATATTTCTTTAGAACTTTTATGAATTTCTGAGTTTTGTATCTTTTGAATGGAACTATTATAAGCATGTTATTCTCAGCCTTTTCAGTAATCCAATCTGCACACTTTCTTAACAAATCTTTAACTTCGCTAGAATATTTACCATCTCTAACAACGAATTTTTGCAAATCTTGTTTGTAAATATTATTCGCAGTCCACACCAACAACTCTCTCTGCCATTTCTTTTTTCCCTCTTCGTTGACACAAATAACAAGTCTTTCTTCATATTTTATTGTGCTTGGAATCAACATTGATCTTGTTAGTGTAGTTTTGCCCATATTAGATAGCCCACCAATCAATGTAATATTACCAGGTAACTGACCACCAGTTTCTTTGTTAAGAATGTCCATATTATTGTATGGAAGTCCAACTGCTGCACCAGCATCTAACTCATCAATTAAATCATAAATGCCATCAGCCAATGAATATGACTGCACATCATCGTCTGCATTGATGAAAATATGATTTAACATTGCTTCATATTCTTCATATATTTCATCCAAAGACATATCACAGAATTCATTAATACGGTTATTTACGGGAAAACCATTTTTCAACATTTCTAAAACTGTCTTCCATTTATATAGTTCCTTGACATATCCATCCATATTATTGATATTTACATACTCTTTAGCTTTATCAATTGTTTCATATCCACCATAGTCCTCATATTCTTTTTTGAGCTTTTGATGCTTTTCAAGATATAAACCAACAGTCATATCATCCAATACTGATTTTTTTTCTACTACAATAATGTCATTTGCAATTTGCCAATAGACTCGCCATGTATTTTCACTAAAATCTTCAAGCTGCAATGTATAATCAAAAATTAATTCTGGTTGTTTATATAAAATAGCAACTATATTAGCTTCTGCTATTATCTTGTATTCTCGAATCTGTTTTGCACATTTTAATACTTCTTCCTGGTAAGGAGTTAATTTTTTATTCTCTTTTTTCTCAGCCAATTAGTACCTCCTCAAAACAGTTTCTTCATTCTGTCACTTGTCTCTTTGGTCTTTTTTACATATCCAGCATTCTCATTACTTTGATTATTAAAGTCTTTAGATTCAACTCTCTCCTCAGTCTTTTTAACATTCTGTAATCTCAAATACACATCGTTGATTTCAGGTTCAATCATTTTCATAATAAGATTGATTTTATGTTTTTCATCTTTGATTTTCTTTTCATTTTCATGTAAATATGTAACAATTTTTCTCTTACACAACTTAAAAGTACATAAAATTGTGTAATCATCATAATTAGCTTTTGCTTCATGATTATTATTCGCTATATGTTCGCCACGTTTAATACCTTGTAGCTTTAATGCGAGATACTGTGGAAATTTCATATTATCATCGTATTCAAGAATCTCTTTCTTTACATATTCACATAGTTCAATCCACTGCTCGTTATCTTTCTTTTTTACATTTCTCATTTACCAAATCATCCTTTCTTAAAAACTCCAACAGGCAATTAACCTGTCGGAGCATAATTTTAATTAGGCTAACTGTAATTTGGCAAAATCAATTAACTCTGTAAGAGTATCTGGTGACTGCATTTCAAGATTCTTTAATGAAACATCCTTATCCTTCATCTGCTTGTTTACTTTGAGCAAAGCATCTTTATTATCCTTGAGTGACTTTAATACATCTTTAAATTCAGCAGCTAACTCTTCTGCTTTCTCAGCTTTGTCAACCATAGAATCTGTAGAAGTCTTTAAGTCATTCTTGTATGATGTCTCATTTGTCTCAAGATCATGCATTGACTCAAAATAATCCTTCCAAATATCATAAGATGGGTTCTCAATAATCTGTCCAACCTTAGTTACATTTGTTCTGTCCTTCTTAACCTTTGCAAAATAACGAACATCCTCACCATTCTCTTCTTTATAGAACTCAAGGATTGTATCATAATCAAATTAAACTGACTTATGCATATCAGGCTTAATACCAACTAACTTGCGGTTATCGCCTGTTCCTTCATATACTTCTGTTGCCTGTGCAACTGACACAACATGCTTACCCTTTGCAGAGAGATCAATCTTAGCCTGCTGAAGCTTCATGTTAATAATCTTAATACGCCCCCACTGTCTCTGAGAAACTACTGTATCATCAACATCTCCACCTTTTCTACGAGCTTTTTTCTCTTCAACTTCTGTAGCTCCAACCTGCATTGTTGCATAAAACTTAGTCTCTGAGTCGATGTCAAGTGTCTGAATCTCATCCGAATCTACTGCTTCGTCAATATCATCCTCTAAATCATCAAGATCTGATGTGTCGTCTACTAAAATAAGATTGTTGTAAGTCTTACCATTTGCTAATGTAATATCCTTACCCTCATAGTGAGCAATACCTGTCTCTGAGTCGATACATGCAACCTTTGGGAATGTAAGAGCAAACCATGACTTACCAGAACCCTCATAACCATATGCTAAAAATTTTCCACCAATCTTTGCTTCTCTTGCTTTTCTAAATGCCAATTTTTTGTCCTCCTAAAATGTATATATTTTTTTGATAAAATGCTCGCCCTGTATTAAACAGAGCAAGCGTATTTTTTAGTTCATGCCTTCAAGCATTGCAAGAAGGTCATCATCTTCTGATGAAGTTTCCTCGCTCTCTGAATCTGTATCATTATCTGAACTTGGTTCTGCACCAGCATCAAGTAATGCCTGCTCGTAGAAATAAAGGTCGTCCTCATCATATTTACCATCTTCAAATGCTACGGTAGGCTTTCTATCGTCACCAGTTCCCACATATGTAATGTCAGGTTTTACAATAATCATTCTTCTCTCACGATTACCATTACCTACTGCAATCTTTTTCTCTGCTTCCTCTTCTGAATACAGTCCCATTTCAATAAGTTCCTTAATATCATCAGGAATATCATCTTCTGTAATATTCACAGTAGATCCGCCCTTTACTAAATTACCTGTAACTGTAATCTCAGTAATTTTACCCTTCTTAGGCTTGAAAAATCTCTGAAGCATCTTAGCTGTAATCTCTGGATTCTCATTGATAGCGACTTCAAATGTCTTAGGGTATGTAACATTCTTCTTAACTTCAATCTTCTCTCCGTCAATCTTAGGTTTTCCAACATAGTCAACAACATATGCTGCCAGTTCCATAGTACCCTTATCATCATTCTTCTTACCAATACTCTTTGAATCAACAAGAATTGTCTGTGAGAATGTAGCCTTGAAATCTGCCTCATCGTCAATTTTTGAAAGTACAATAGATGTAATTTCTTTCTTTGTAGAAACATTACCTTCATACTCGCTGTAACCGATTGTACCCTTTACATTTACAATCATTCCGTCCTCAAGATGCTCATTTAGATACTCTACTGCATCATAAGCTGTGAGGAACTTCTTATATACAGTCTTATCCTTTACATCTTTTTCAACACCAACTGTTAAGAATGAAGAATCTGAAATGCTATCATACAGAGACTCATCAAGACGATCCTCCCACGCAATCTCTACTGACTTGCTCTTTCCTGCATCGTCTTTCTCATCCTTACTGTAAGCACGAATTACATTATCCTTATCAGGGAAGAAACCACTTCTCATCTCTGCATATACTGTATTGCCGTTTCCACAATCAACACCTACATACATACTGTTATCTGTCCAACCAGAATCATAACTATTGTCAAGATTGAATGTCTTGTCTGTTACTTTTACACGACCAATAAGATTGAATGCTGCCTTACCTTTTTTTAATGCTTTTCTTTCCTTTGTCTTTGCCAAATTACTTGTCCTCCTTAAAATTAAAAATTTATATAAATATTGTTAATAAAACAATCTATCTAAACGCCCAAATGGACGGAACACAGAAAATAAATTTATGTAAAAATCTATCTTCAACAGTGATTTTTGAGCGTAAAAACCCAAGGGTATGCTGTTTAACCACCCATACAAATATTCACTATTCAGTTTTGATTTTTGGAATTTTTGAACTGAATTGTTCAAGACTGATTAGATATTATCTAAGATATTTCCTGTTACTTCATACGTTTCTAAATCATTTAATTCACACCATGATTCGAAGTTATCTCTCTGAACATACCAACCAACATTCATTCCGAGAAATTCATTTTCACCATTTCCATAAGAGACTACATTATATAATTCTCCGTTTAGAATGTCGTTTTCAAAGATTAACTTACCATTCTTATCATGGCTGCCTGTACATCTACACAATGTCTTTGGATCTATTTCATATTCTCTAAATACATTTGGCAGTCCCCAATCTGTCATCTCATCACAAATAATATAATGACGTGTCTGAACAGGATTTCTATCATAATCTTCTTTAAAACAATATGTAGTCTCTTGTTTACTCGCATAAAATCCTGTAATCCATATGTTAGAATTTAATAATTTTGCTTTACATAGCTGTGTATCTAAATTCTTCATTTTCCACCACTTATATTCTCTATTTATACAGTAATTCTTACTTTGATAAATCTATATGATTGATCAGCGTTTGGATATTTCTCTCTATCCACTTTACTGATAAACATTTCATATGGTCTAATCCATACTCTTTTATCTTTTAAACTCTGATATACAACCATCTTTTCTTCTGTTTCTGTATTAGTTCCAATGGCAACAATCTTATAGAAACCACCTTTGAAATGTTGCACTGTGTCTCCTGGTTGAAAATCTCTATCATATATGAATAAATCATCTGCGCCATTTGATTCCATATATCCTAAAATCTCAACATTCATTGTGATAAATTCACCATGTTTCAGAAGTTCTTCCTTTTCAATAAGTGCAACTTTATCAATTAAATAACTATCCTCTTTTTCTTCACAAATAACTATCTGACCTGACTCCCAATTATTTGCAAAATCTTCATTAAATCTAAACTGTGACATCTTCTCACCTCCTCAAAATCCACATGAAACAGTGATTTACACTGAACTTAATTCATCGTGTAATTTTCCACATTTCTTACATCTGAAAATGTGTTTTACTGTACTATGTTCGTCTATAATTTCGTAATCTATTTCAACATAATCATGTGACTCACATGGACAGATAAGATTCTCTAAATAAGATATTCTCTGTCTATATTTCAGTTTTTCTACTTCATATTTTGTTCTGTTAATCCACATAAGATTCTCCCTACATGTTTATTTTCTATTCAATTTTCATTTTTATTGGAAATTATTTGGTTGATTAACCAATAAGATAAAGCATTCCGATTATATAATGCAATGTCTGGTCTGTAGTGTATGTAATCTTATTCCACCTTGCTTTCAACGGATCAATAATCAGATGCGAAATAAAGATTACTGCCAACTGCCATGTCCAACCGAATACTATTAAGAATGGAACACAATACAATGCACAATGTACAAATAAATGATACCAATTCTTTCCTTTTGTCTGTGCAATAAAATCACATTGTAATACATAATCACCAATTAAGTGACATAGCACAATCAATACAATTGTGTGTAAATTTAAATTCACCATACTCACATCTCTCACCTCCAACAACTATATATTCTCTTATTTATATAAAGTTTTATCTATTTCCTAATTTCCATATTTTTATAAATAACCTTACGAACACATCCACTATTGCTAAAAGAATCACAAATAACATGCCTGGAATAGACAATAAAAATATAACGCTTGAAAGAAATTTACCTAAAATATTTCTATCTTTAAATAAATCAATAACAAAATTCTTTATAGAATTGAGAATAGATATATTTTCAATATCCGCTTTGCAGCATATATAGAATCCTGCAAATAATATACTCAATATTACAAATATGCTTAATAAAGCAATTACTGTATCAGAACACATTTTATTTCTCCTTGTGTTTAATCTGGTCAAGAAATGTCAGATTCATTGGTTTTAAAAAATACCATTTATTATCAAAATATTTGATAAACGGCTAAAAACCATAGCCTCTATCCAATTGTTTTGTGAACCTTTGGGATTACCTTTCACTTGGATGTTTAATGGAATATTCAAGTTAATTACTCTCGAATATTCCTGTAACATATAAATCACACTCTTGGAAGAGTGGAGTACTTAAACACTCCATAAAACACCCAAGGTTTTATATAAAATTATTCACCATTTACCAGCCTTGCAGATGCTTACAGCCAAATACAACTATGCTAAACTGTATATCAAGGTTTTGATAAATCTTTACAACTTTACTATTTACTCTTTTAACTTTGACTCATAATTTAAACTTTGAACTTCTGAGCGTTGTTATTTGAGTCTTACAACTTTAAACTTTACAGCACACACCTATCATTATCGTAGGCAATCTGATAATTAAAGTATAATTTCATATTTGATGTTATACATATCAGCCAATGGTTTCACCATTATCTTGCCGAATTATGTACTGTAGTAAGTTGAAATTATACAAATCATATAAATTAATCATCTTTTATCAATTCAATAATTTGCATTTTTTATTATTTTGCAGATTTCTTTTTCAGCTTTACATAAGTCTATATCTGCAAAAGACTGATGAGTTGTAGTTTAAAGTTTTCGGTAAACAGTGAATAACTTCTAATTAACTATTCTCTCTTTAATAGTTAATTTCAATCTCTGTTACAGCATTTGATGTGCTAAGTGAAGCATCTACTTCTGCTTTGAAAGATGCAATGCTCTCTTCTAATGTATTAATTTTGTCTAAAATCTTAATAGGATCAATTAACTCATATGAATTTGCATTGATAAAATCTTTCTTTGTCTTCTCGAAATCATCTGTATTAGTCTTGCCTTCCTTAGAACCGTAAATGCCAATTACATACTGTTCTGCTCTCTTTTCAAGGTCATCACCGTTCTGTTTGAGGATTTCAGCCTGTGCCTTATCATACTGTTTCTTTAATGCGGCTAACATCTTCTCATCAAACTCTACACCATGATTCTTCATTTCAATAGCTTCTGCCACTGTGTATTCAATACCATTAATAGAAACCTTTGTTGTAGCATTTGATAAAACAACTGCTCTCTTGATTGCATTTCTTCTTTTAATAAGGTCTGTTGCCTTGTCGTAGTAGCCCTGCATAACGCCTTCATATTCCTTAACTGGCACACCCTTAATCTTTTCATTGGAATGCTTGTTTGCTACACAATAAGTACCACCATTGATTGCAGAAATAATTCTGTCATCTACGATTTTTAACTCTGCAAGTGCCTTGTGAATTGTCATCTTTTCTGTTGTCATAATGTTCTCTCCTTTTTAACTTTGAATTTTAAACTTTATATTTTAGGCTATCGCCTTGTTACACTTATATATTCTCTATTTCGATTTAAAAGAATTTCGAATTTACGTTTTTACAGTTCAATGCCTTCCATAGCTGCCCTATCAGCTAATACAGTCATATAATTAACCATATATTCAAACTGATTATTGTATGTATTTCTTGGACAAGTAGGAGTAAAATCTAATTCTCCATTATCCCATTTATCAAGTATCTTCTTCAATCCATTTACTCGAATCTCTAACTGATAATACTCAGCTTTAAACCTTTCCTTATAGTCGTTGCTATTCATCATTTCTACTGTATCTTTTAATGTCATTTTAATTACCTCCACTTTAATATTCTCCAAATATAATTACCATCTGCTTGTATATCTACTATCTATAAATAACTCTTCCTTTGGTCTTGGATTCATTAAGTCACTGCTACTTAATTTAAGATGATCACCATAATATCCACTCCACGAACCACAACCTCTTACATTTACCTCTCCATCAAAACAGATACGAGTAATTCTATAAGCAGGGTGCTGACAACATTGCCAGTAGCTGATTTTGAAACAGTTGTCCGTATTTACATTCTCTAAATGTTTTGGTATAGAATCCCAAATCTCACACTCGTCATTGATTTGTTTTAATGTATATCCATGCCTAAGCATCACATTAGCTCTCTCAATTCTTTTGTGTCTTGTTTCACAAGCTAAAGCATCTTCAGGTGCATCAAATAATTCTCCACATTCAGAACATCTATATTTAATTACTTTCTCCAATATTTCACCTCCTCACAAGAAATCGAAAATTCTTGTGCTATTCTTCGTTATAATACTGAGCTAGTGATTCTCCATACCACTCCCAGTTATCAACTCCACCTGCTTCTAATGCACTTAATTTTCTATCTCTATCAAGTAAATCCTCATACTCTTCTTTGCTAATAGTCTTATTAGAGTCTTTAACCTTGACAGAATTGTTACCAATTAAATTACATAATTGTGTTGTTGCATCCTTAACCTGTCCAATTACTTCATTTCTTATAGAACTATACAAATTTTCATATAGATTCTCGCTCACTTCGCATTTAATAATATTCTGTAATGAACTGAGACGTTCTGGATTTTTAGATAACTGATTTTCTACATAATCATTAAATTTATCAGCGTATTTATCACCGACTTCTTTGATAATCGAATCATAAACTCTTTCCTTGATTTCATTTTTTATCTCGTCTTTTAATTCTCTTTCGTCACTGTATGTAAGTTCTATCTTTGATTTAATTTCACTCTTTATCTGATTGATAGCATTATCTTTTGCAGCATCAAAATTCATTTCTTCCAATTCTCTAATAACACCTTGTTTAATTCCTTCAAACACCTCTTCAAAATCGAATTCAAATTTTAGTGGTGTACTCATCAATATCCTCCTTATTCGTAAGTATTACTTTACTTGCATATTTCACAACATTTTCACTTGTTTCGTTATCATCTAAATATTCTCTGTAAGCATCTTCACAATGCGCACCTTCGCACCAATAATATCCATTTGGTGTAATGCACGATTTATGTTCCCCATAATCGGTTGCTGAACAATATTTACACAAACTTTCCTCGTCAGATAACTCATCAAAAGTCTTTAACATATACACCTCCTAGATTCACAATTTACATTTTGTTTACAGTTATATATTCTCTACTTTTCAGAAGATTTCTTTAGCTCTACTAATGCATCATCCAAATCCTTAACTGTATGAATAGCTTCCTTCATACTATTCATACCAGCAACAGCACTTGAAAAAGCCTTAATACTTTCAAATTCCATCTCTGAAATAGTTTTTAAAACATCAACTAATTTCATATCACCAATTCCAGATACCTTTGCTGCATTTTCAATTGTTTCTTCTTCATTGACAAGTAAATCAATAAACTGTCTTACTTTATTATTCTCCATCGTTTCAATCTCCTTTATATGTTCTTTTATTTTTTGTTTTCCTACATGACTTGGATACCCAGAATATGAAAGTGCCTTATTTATCCACCACAATGTCTGTTCATCTACATCATCATATTTTTTCATCTCTTCTACTAAATTTCCGATATGTAACACCTCATTTCGTTTCTCTCCAACTAATACTGTAATATGGTTCATTGTACTGAGTACCAGTTTCAACTTTATAACCAAGTTCCTCTAATTTCTTTCGTGTTTCAGGTTTTAAACAGCCATCTTCACTGATTGAAAATTTGCCATCTGCAATTGCATCTCTAATCAATTTTGATAACTCTGCTAATTGCTGTGTAGTGTAACTATCAATTGCATTGTTTGTCATTTTATTTGCTTCTGATGCAGACGGAATAACATTCTTTGGTGGCTGAACTTCTGGCATAGGTATATTAGAAGTAACTGCATCTTCACAACAATCTATATCGCTACAGCCTAAACAAAATTTATAACTTCTGCTAGTTATTGGATACTTACAAGTCATTTATTTCACCTCCCAAGGAAACCGATAATTCTTCTTAATCATGAATATCAAGCACTGTAATAAATCCATCCATATTATCTGTTATAGCCTGTTTATATTTTTCATCGAATTTTTCATCTTTGATAATATCTTTACCATTCCATGAATCTCTTGCAATAGCTGAACCGTCAGGAAGAATACATATGTAACATCCAAGCTTGTTAATATTTAAAACATCGCTTTGTTTTGCTCCATCAACAAGAATATATCCATCGCCAAAACCCATATTCATAAACCAATCTTCCTCATGGTACATCCATTTAGGTGTAATATTCTCTTTTAATGTTGATAAAAGACTTGACAAAAATAATCTGCCGTTTCTATCTTGTCTGTCATAATAGCCCCAATTATAATATTCTCTATTTGCAGATCCTTCTTCATCTACTTTTAGTTTTAATTCAGCCTTGTACCTGCCACCGATTTGATAGTAATCCCATGTAAAAACTGGATAATCAATCTGCTTGTCTTCTTCATCTGAGCCATATATAAGTTCTGAATTGTATGGCTTCATAATTGCTGCAATTTTATTCTCACTTGGTAATTCTTTTGTGAGTAAATGAACGCAATAATGCATTTAATTTTACCTCCTGTTCTTATATTCTCTGTAAAAATTTTCAAAAGAAACGAATCTTTACTTCGATTCTTCCTCTTCCTTAAATCTATTGAATACTTTGTTATGAATATAATTTTTAATATCTACATAACATTCAGAACACAAATCTCGTACTTCCACCTTTTTCTTATCATGATATCCTCTATCAACGAAGTCTGATAGAAAGATATCAAACGTATCGTCTTTAATTTCATAACAGTCTTCACAATACTTACCACAAACATCACATTTATATGCTCTCATCTACTCACCTCACAATTACTTGTTCTCTTATTGGCTCAACTCTATATCGTTTATTCCAATCTTCTCTCTTCTTTAACAATGGAATCCAAGGGCAGTGTAAGTTTTCAGATTCAGTTCCTATTAAGTCATCTTGGTCACAACCAAGATACTCTCTATAACCACAGTTAGGGCAAACTACTTCATATTCAGGAACTTTATATTTAAAACTACAATAGTTAGGAAATACCATTTGAACATTCCAATCGTCCTTTGATTCAACTTCATATACACAGTTGCAGCATCTACACACAAACTGAATATTTTTACCGAAATAATTACCTGCTATAATCTTCATATTTACCCCAATCAATCTTTACATACTGCTTAAAACAAGGATAATATGTAGTAGTTCCTACCTGATCCTTACACCAATCATCCAATATATCTTGCAAACTACAAATATCACACTGTTCATAAGCATCTTCATGCAGATCTTCACAAGCATTATCAACTACACTGTCAGCATCAATATGAATCTTTTCTACACTACATACCCATAATCTCTCAGGTCTTATGTATAATTCTTCATCCATGTAATTTGCTGCATAATCGTCAAAGAAATCATCAACAGTAGCATAATACTCATCAAACTCTTCACAGTACAGCATTGTATCTACATCTTTTTCATCAACAGCTACTGCATTTGCTACTTTCTCATTCCACTTCTTTATTCTCTCTTCTTCGTCAGCTTTCTTTTGTCCTTCACAGTCGCAATATAAATAAGCCTGATTTTTATAAGGCTGTCCACAATAAGGACATAACCTCTGTACTCCATTAAAACAACTCTGGCAAAACGAAAGTGCTTGATGCTTATAGGGGAAGAGTTCTCGTCTGCCAGCTTCAGAGTTATCACCTTCGATCCCATAAACATTGTCTGCAATTCTCATTCCAAAACCATTGCAGACAGGACAAATTCTTTCATGTTCTGTGAGATCCTTAATAAGAATTTTAGGAAATGATTTTTGAATTGCTTTATGAAGATTTACTTCTTCTCTGCGTGTTAAATTATCCATATTTTTCATCTCCTATCTATTATTCTCTCAATCCATCCAACACTCTCATCAAAACGTGTCTTGTAAGATTCTTAACATCGCCACTGTAAAATCCACATTCTATGTCACAAGCCTTTAGAACTTCATCAAGTGTTTTATTCTTCTCTTCTTTTATATTGTAAGCACATTTCTGACTGCCAAGAGTTTGCATTACATCAGACTTTCTTACAAATCCCATTTCAGATGGCAGCTTAGATAATTCTTTTCGTAATACTGTTTTATCAATTAACTGTCCCATAATGTTATTCTTCCATTTCTATCTTCTGACCAATAAACTTCTGAAGCTGTTCATTTACATTATCAGGATAAGTTTTCACGACATAATCAGTGCAAACATGAATTTTTGTAATCACTTTATTCTCATCATATTCAATACTTCCAAGTGTTCCACCTGGAATTCTGATAGGCAAACAACCATCCTCATGATCACAAAGCACATAATGTTTCCAGTGTCCATTAGGATCAAGTCCAGCAAGTTTATCCAATTCTGTTGTGATTCCACAATAATATTCATTCATTTTTGAATATTTTGAATTTGCATATTTGTTAATCAGCTTCATGATACAGTTCTCCTATTTCTTTTATGTTCCTTATATAAAGCATTTAGTTCCTGCTCTAATTTCTTTTTCTCCATAGGATTCTTACAATACTTTATTCTCTTCTTAAGAGTAGATATATCTTGTTTTGGAGGTTCAAGGCATTCAATAGGAAAATTATCGCCAAAATACATTTCATTAATTGTTTCAAGAAGCTTTGCAATCGGATCTTCTTGTACCTGTATGCCTAAATCTTTATATTTTTGTTCAAGTTCATTTTGTATTCGAGTTTCTGCCATTGCACTTATCATTTTTCCTATGGTATCTATCTGTTTACCAATTATTAAGACTTTTGTAGCACCACTTATTTTTTCTAATTTATCATGTAACTCTGAAATATTAATCACCTCCAATCTGTCCAAAAGAAAGAAAAATTTCTTGCTAATCTAGCCACCTATTATCCAAATAATAGAACCCAAATACCATTCCACCAATTAAAATTATCCAAAAGATCCAGAAAACAATCACACCTACATTAGACTGTAAGTGGTCTACTGTATCATTGATATTCATATCTTTATAAAATTCCGTCTTATTGATTGTATGGTTATCTAACTTTGTAAAAATTGTTCCTGTATACTCTGTTTTGCTACCATAATAGACATATCTAACATGATAATCGCCATCAATCGTGTCAATATAATTCTCATATGGTTTATAAATTTGACCATAATCGAATTCAATTCCAAGAAAAGTTACTTTATCACAATGTTTGTTATCACTGTCGTATAAATCCCAAGTCCAATATTCCTCTTCGTGACTACCAGTTACATTACCATCATCGTCATACTCATATACCGTTTTTGTATGCTTTGTGTAGTGTTCCTCATCTTTTTCTACACTCATATATTCTCCACCAATTTCAGGATATGTAACTGTATCTACTGCTTTCAAATCACCATATATAAACGCATTACCAACATTTGTATCCATTCCGTATTGGAACATTTCTTGACTTTCTATCTTAACAGCTTTGTTATAAATTTCATTTTTATCCATTTGGTGTTCTGAAATCTTGGAAGAAATCAGAATACCAAACAGAATCATAACTACAATTATAGAAATACTAGCCAAGATTTCACGTTTTGTTATTTCAAAATCGCCAAAATCAAAACCTTTTCTACCATGTCTCATATACTAATCCTCTTTGAACAACGACTGTGGAGCATCAACTGGCGCATTGTAATCCAGATACTCATATTCCTGTACTTCATATCCAAGCAATCCAAGAAACTGTCTTGTAGGGAACTTTCTCACATATCGCTTGTATTCCTTAATCTGTTTATTGTAATTGCTGCGATACTCTGCAATCATATTCTCTGTCATAGATAACTCATTCATAAGAGTCTTATAGTTCTCATTGGACTTCAGCTCAGGATATGCTTCTGCAACTGCTGTAATAGCTGTTGTTACATTCTCAATATCTCCTGTTGATCCACGACCATCTGCAACTGCTGTCAATGTATCAGCTTCATGTTTATCATACTGTTTTACGCAATCAGCAAGGTTATATACAAGGTCAACTCTTCGCTTTTCCTGTACCTTAATATCTGATGACGCTGTATTTACCTGCTCCTCAAGTACAATAGCTTTATTCTGCGAACTCTGTACACCAAATACAATCATCAAAATAACTGCTAATACTCCTATGCCAATAATTACTGGCACTTTCCAATTTGTGTTCTTCATTTAAAATCTCCTTTATATATAATATTTTTATTAGTTACACTGTAATATTCTCTTATTTACTGGGATTCCCATAGCCGAATGGCTTAGATATGATTAAAAATTTTCAAAAGAAAGATTGGATTCTTGTGTTTTTAACCTTTAATGTTTAAACAAAATGATTAATATCCAATTTTTTTACTTTGTAAATTGCTTTTAAACGAAATAAATATGATGGATTCCTGCTCAGAAAATCTTTCACTTCGTCTTCTGTATTAAAATCATATTTTACATTGTCCCAACTATCAGTATCAGCAGATTCTCCTAACCCATTATATTTATGTCCAATTACAATATAATTCCTATAATCATCCATGTTTTTACCTCCAATTTATTATTCTTCACTTACAATCTCATAAATAATATCATCGTGATATTTACCATTCTTATCTTTAATCGAATCTTTTAAAACATGTTTCGTTCCATTATGTCTCTCGATAAAGCTATCATATCCTCTACAAGCAGGATTGCCACCAACAGCTCTCCATTCAACTCTATGTAATGTTTTAATTAGTTCTTCTAATTTATCGAATACATCCTTACCAACCAGAACATTCCCCCTGTCAAATGAGAACAACCCAAAGTTATACGCTTTAGACGCATACCAATCAACGGAATATCCTAAGTAGCCAATGAGTTTTTCACTTTTGTCAATTATTGCATATTGGAATTGACTCTCATTTGGACATTCTGCAATTTCAGGACTCCAATTACACATACAACCTGTTTCATATAACATATCTGTTGTATAATAATATTTTTGAAATTCTTTCTTGATCTGTTCTTTGTATAAAATTGCAGGTACTAACACTTAATCACCTCCAAACTCACAAGTGTCACATGTTGAAAAATATTTATCATGGTCTATGCAGCATTGTGGTCTGTTGTCATCTTTATTGATTTCAGCAACATCTTTAACAGTCCCTTTATCGAGAACTTCATTAAAGAAATCTATAACTTCTTCTTCGCCATTAAATGTGTATTTTTCATTCCAGTGTCTGATATGTTTTTCTAAGAACTTAATCAAATTTTTACTGAAAATATCTGTTGGATATTCATATGTAATTTCATATACCTTGCCGTTTAATGTCTGTTTTACATTCATCTGTGAAGTAACTATACCGAAATATTCAAACTCAATTTCTAATACTCCCATCTCTTCTGTCTTAAAACGAGTAGACAGATTATAATTCATCCAATCATAATCGTTCAATGTGAGGTATGTATTGGTTCTATCATCTTCAATTTCATTACTGAAAACCAAATCTTCACTTCTAATCTTTTTCAAATTCATTTATACTCATCCTTTCGTATATGTTATCCGACACCTGCAAATTCTCCATAATATTTCTGTCTCATTTCTTCTGCAAACTTTCCAGCTTCTTCAAGTTGCTCTTTAGGGAAAGTTCCTAAAACGACACATTTTTTATTTATTTGTATTTGCACTGTCCATTTTTGCATCTCTTTGTTCCAAGATACATTTCTATAACCAGAAGTATTATTTATGTTCTTTCCTTTTCTGTTCGTTAAGTTGTTTTTATTGGAAATTATTCTAAGTTTAGACTTTCTATTATCAAGAGTATTATGTTCGATATGATCTACATATTTTGTAGTATTCATTATGAATTGATGTAATGATACTATTTTATTTCTTGGTTGTCCGTTTTTACCACCTAAATAAACGGTTGCAAATACATAATAGCTTTTAGTATTTTTTAAATATCTTGAATACCATGTATATGGAAAATTAATTACTCTTTCCAAATCTTCTAAATCTATAATTGTCCAAAGACTTTCTTTGCCATTTCTTCTTTGTAATTCGATTTTTGCTATTTGGTGTTCTTCATCTACTATATAATTATTTCCTTTCTTTTTACCGCCTGCTATAATTATCACCTCTTTTCATAAAAATCAGATGAGTTGTTGCTTTCTTGTGAAGTTACACTAAGTTGTAGTGAATACGATTACCATAATCTAAAGTAATTTCGGCATAAGTATAATGAAGATTTTTGTACATATCTCTCAACTTTTCATCAATGTAATCTTCATCATAATCGACCTTAAATTTATCATTTGGCAAAACAAAAGAATTTGATTTATTATTAAATGCTGCACTATTACCACGGAATTTAATATAAACACCATTGTCTGCCGAGTCCTCAATCCAAATATTATTGCTTTCTCCACTGAATAAATCAATTTTTACATTATTTGAACTGAATACAACACCTTCCTCTGTGAACAATGTAAGTTTGTATGTATTCTGTCTTTCGGATGTATTAACAATGTTCAAATCCTTAATAGCATCTTCAAATGTTTCACCATCATTTAATTCAAGTGCGATAGCTGATAAACAATCGTAATTAAGCTTAATCTTTCTTGAGAATGAAGCTACTTTGTTGATTTCAGAATGGTATTTCTCATCAAGCTTATCTCTCAAATAATCCTTTACTTCATCTGCCGTTGGATACTCAAATCTGAAATGGAAATGGAATCTTCCTGGTCTATTAATAAGATACTCGTTCAAATCCCTATAATTATTGCATGTAACAACAAATAACTTCTTACCTGAACTTGTACCATCAAATAAGGAAAGCATTTTTGACTGTGGATCGTTGTCTTTACTTCTAGCGAAAGTTTTATCAAATTCATCAAATAACACGAGCACTTCATTCTTAATATCATTTAAGAAATCATCAATGCCAGGAATAAAATCATCGACTAAGATAACAGGAATACCATTCTGAATTGCTTTCTGTGCCAATAATCTTGCAAACAATGACTTTCCAATCCCTTTATCTCCACTGAGAATTACACCTAAATTTTTGCGTGACTTCTCAAATCTGTTCAATACTTTATTTGCTCTTTCTTCGTGAACTCCGTAGATTTTATCCTCTTTAATCTCTAAATCATGCTGCTTCTCTAAAAAGAAACCTGTGAATTGACCAAATCCGACTTTATATGTCTGAGCTGGCAGATTGTCTAATACGACTAAATCTTCACCATACACCTTATATGTAGTTCCTGTTTCAATAATTTTCATAATTTTATTCCTTTCTATATCGTTCATCTATAATTCATTCTTCTCTCAACTTCCTGATCATTTTCTTTATCGTTGAAATATTTGTAAGCAAGAGTCATAGGATAATTAGAATCTTTTGCTCTATCCCACATCATAAATTCACACCAGTTCGGCTCTTTATATCCATCTTTGTTGTCATTACACCAACTTGGATCTTCAAACAAATCATCAAAAACGCTCTTAAATGAATACTTTTTTCTCTGAATATTCCTATCTTTGATAACAGTTGACTTATCATATCCTTTGATTTCTACAAGAACATCTTCACAGCCTACTCTTTTACAAAGTCGCACAAACCATTTCATAAATTCTCTGTAAGTCTGTTCAAATTCTCTGTCTCTTAAAGCTGCATTTACAACAAGGATATATTCGTCTTGCGTTCTCAATGCTCCTCTAGTATGACTTTTATTACCGTACCAATCAGTTAAATTATTTGTCACTTCGCCAAATTCATCACATGAACACGAACTGTTATAACCATTTTTCTGAATGATATATGTATTCATGTCACCTTCAGAACCTGTTACTCTTGGCAGATGATTTAGCACTGTTTCAAGAATATATCTCTTCTCAGGCTGTGTTCTACCCATAGGACGAACTGTTATTGTACCGTTGATATAAGTCCAATACGACATTTTTTCTTACCTCCTTGCTTTAATATTCTCTCTTTGTTACCAAAGGAAACATGAATTTACTTACAATTCCCAAGTCCAACTTTGTAATCGTCTTTCACATCAATAGTTACTTCTCTCTGAAATTTTCCTTCCTTATCATAGAGGGATAAATAATATCTGTTACCACGCTGCTCTAAAACGACATCTTCATTCTCGAATAGTTCAACTCGTTTCTGTTTCTGTACTGGTTTAATTTCTACCTTTAAGCTGTCTATTGCTTCTTTTGAACCAACTAATACGACAGGATTTACTTCTTCAAGAATACAGCTAATATCATCATCTAACTGACTATCATCATTCGTATGTTTATCAACTGCTTTTATTACGTCTTTCTCAAATAATAATCTATTTGCCATTTTAATATTCTCCATTTCTACATATATAAATGATATTTTCTTCCAATCTGATCAACAACCTCACTGTCCATTGGTCTAAAACCAATTACAGTAAGTGTCCTACCATCTTCTTCGGATTCTAATTCAGTGCGACAGTTATCGTATATTCGCCAAAAATCTTTACCTTCAACCATTCCTAATTCTTCTGCCATAGTCTTAGCTTTTAGCAACTGATTCTTATTCTTGGCTTGAAGAACACATTTTGTAAATTCGCCCTCAATCCAATTGTGAAGAATATCTTCGTCAATATAGCCATCGACATGACCATCTAAATCGGCATTATTTCTAATAAACCAACTGAGAAATGCCATAGAGCCGTGACTGACTTGAGCTGCGAGCTTGCCATGACTCATGTTTAAATCTTTTCTAGCAATAATAATTTGTTTATACATATACATCCTCTTTCCACTCATCTAACAAATAGAAACCATTAATCTGATTATCAAGCTTTCTAACCTGTTCTATTAGTTCAGCTTCTTTCTTCTTACTATCTGTTCTTTGACACTTCTTCCATAAATCCTCACGCTGCTTAGATAATTCATTATACTTATCAGATACATCAATCTCATTTACGACTAAAATCTCAATTTTCTCTCCGCAGTGAGGACAGAACTGAATCGGATAGTTTTCTGTTTGTTCCCATTCGTCTTCATAAGATGTGATAACCTCTGTATGCGAAGTGCAAAACTGAGGAATAAAAATGCCATCATCTTCATATTCTCCACCAATGTCGTTTATATCTTTGCCTGTAAAAACAATAGCTTTATCATTCTGAATTTCATCACAACAATGTGTAAATAACTTGTACTTATACGAATGAGTATCATTGAATTTCAATTTGATTAAATTTATCTTCATATCTTTATTCTCCTAACAAAATTCATTCCACCAATCAAAAATTTTATGGATATGCTGATAACCATTATGCAACTCGCCTTTATATCTACGTATTTTCCTATTAGATAACTGTTTCAAATATTTACTTTTCTTACCACGATACAATCTCTGATAATATGGCTTTGGATTTTTAATATAACCAATACCCTTAATCCATATTTCATCCACATATCTAACAGGCGTTGGATAATAACCACCAACAGTTTCATATAAATATCTGAGGTGATTCTGATGTCTCAAATATCTCTCACGTTTATTTATTCTCTTTTTCTTAGAATGATTCTTATAATTTTCTTCGTCTTGTTCATACCAATCACTGCAATGACCAAAAGAATAAACTTTGCCACCAACTTTATCACACCAAACAAACTGTTCTGATTGATTGGCTCTATCTTCATCTGGATATTCACCATATACCGATTTATACATTTCTGTTCTTAATGTAAAATCTTCAATCCCATAAGGACAATCTCTGCATCTCATCGAATCACCTCTTTCTATGTATATATTCTCTTATCTCAGCTCGATTTCACCGAATTTTAATGTATTTCTTCAAACATTTTATTACCCTGATATTTACCAATAAGACAACGTTTAAACGAGGTCGTAACATTGGTTGTTGCTGATACGAATTTTAATTCTTGTTCAATCGGTTTAACTAATGCATCAAGTGTCTCTTTATTGGCAAATATATAAGGCTCATGCCCTTCTCTGTATACGAATTCTGCAATTTTCGTATTTAATTTATCCTCATTTATCTTGTCTACTATTGAAAATGTCTCCATTTATTGCTCTCCTTTCCAAAAGAAATGCTTCTTTCTTACTTCTCATTTACAATACGAACTTTATAACCAAGCTTCTTTTCAATCTCTTCAAGTGTCATATCCTGCTTCTTTTCTAAAATAACATCAATCTTAGGCTTACCAACACATACTAATTCTCCAAAACCTAAATTTAATGTTGTAGCTCCCCATTGGCTAACACTAATTGAAGTCTCAGCAGGTCTTAATGGTAATGTAAGCTTGGCTGTATATCTTAATTTCCTGTATTTATCATCTGTAATTATTGAAACATTCAGGAAATAATCATCTCCATATTCATTTTTAACTTTTTCAACTTCCATATTTTCAATTTCTACTGTTGAACTTGAATCCACGTATATCTCTTGCATACTCATAGTTTTATTCCTCCATCTGATTTACAATACTCTGCAACTTATTAATATATATCTGAGCGTCCCTTTTATGTCTAAGCTGCTTAATATCAGCAGGTACAAAAGCCAACTTCGATTCACCGAAAACATCATTATTCGAATAAACTTTCATAAACTGGCACATAGTTTCAGCATCAATCCAATCTAAATCTGGCTGAAAACAAATCACATCACCCTTCTGTGGATGCAGTTTTCTAACCTTAATAAGTGTTTGTTTAAATAATTTCTTTCTCTGTCTCTTATTCATAATTTAATTTGTCTCCCTTACATTACTTCTAAATGATATTCTTCAACATATTTTCTTCTCTTCCAAAACTTCCACCACGGAAATTTCACATATTCTATTTCTATAACTCGAAATATCTTGTCCTCATTTTTATCTCTATCCAACCTTAAAGCAGGTGAACCAAACATTGTTTCGGCTAATTCATTAATTGAAATGTGTTGTCCAAGTTTGTATTCCTGTTTGTGTGGTTGTGGAGGATAATAGGAAATTACGTCATGTTGTCGTAATTCATATGCTCTCATATTGTTATTCTCCTATTCACTTACTCTAAATACATTTGTATCACCAACTACCAAATCTTTTACTTCTACAAAAGAATTTAGATTATCCTCCATAGTTGTAATCAATATCTCATCAAATAAATCTTCCATCATGCAAAAGAATCGTACAGACGGATGAAATCCTGGATATTCTTTCAAACGGCATTTATTAACGCCACCTCTTAATACAGGAAGTCCATGTATTCTACGCTTGTTGTTATTCCAATGGATAGGATTGTTATAAAAAGCTTTCTTCTTTCGTCTGTACTCTTCTAATTCTTCTCTTGCAAGTTTATCAATTTCTTTTTCTCGCTCAGTCTTCGGAGGATTACCATGAATAATGTTGTCAAATTGCTTTCTGACATTATCGTTTACTTCTACTTTTTCTGAATCACTCATCTTATCAAAGTTCTGAGCTACATCTAATAGTGTGTTTTTCAAATTGTTATTCTCCTGTTTCTATATATTCCATTATCCAACTGTCGTATTTATTTTCTTTAATCAACTGCTGATATAAATTTATCCATCCTTGTGCAGAAAGACCTTCGTACTTCCAAACGCATTCTTTCCAATGTCTGTGTACAAAATGACCTCTTGTTTTTAACTCAATGCATTTCACACATTTATCGTATAATTTCTTGGAATACCAATTCGATCTACTTCTATTCCAGCCATCTATAAATGCTTCAGTCGGATCATACCTACTTCTCATATCAGTAAGAGTTCTGTCGTATAACTCAGTTTTTGCATTGTATAAACAATGAAGCAAAAAGTAGATGTCTTCATAATTATTTTTAAACTCCCATTCTTCAATATTTAATCCCAATATATTTTTCTCACCTACTTTCATAACCAAAAGAAACGTGGTTTTCCTATTGGTTTATTCTCCTAATGGTCTTTCATATGTAACCAATTTTTCAACAATCAAATCCTTTGGTAATAAATCTTTACAGAAATATGCCGTTGCAAATGGACTACCTTTTACTACAGAATCCATATGTTCTTTATTGTGATAACAAATTCTTGCATCAAAACTAAGAATCTGAATACCATCTTTGAAATATTTATATCTTGTTTTACCTTGCAGGGAATTAAGCGGTAGAAGAACCGCAAACGGTTTGTTGAATGAATAAAGTCTTTCTAAGACTTTATCTTTGATTGAGAAGGGTGGATTGCTAACTATGATATCCCATTTTTCAGGTTCGTAATTAAAGAAATCTTGACCTTCAGCTAATGAACTTCTGATTACATTGTATCCTTCCTCTTTTAGCCTGTTGTAGAAAGCAGACCAGTTTTCATCAAATGGACACCATATAATTTTATCCTTTGGAAGATATTTAATAATGTGATCTGTTGCATAATAGGGCGTGTATAACTCATTATCTTCCTTATCTGATGTTAAATATCCAATATTTAATGCCAATATTTGTTCACCTAGTAGCTGCGCAGCTTTACTCACATGTGAACGTTTTTCCTTTCCTTGTTTTGTAATTACATTGTTATATTCTCTTATTACTTATAAATCTTTGGTAATTTTTTAAAGGCAACTACATCATCTCTGAAGCAAACATTGTCCTTATAAATCCTTTTATCATTTAAATGAGTTTCATCGTTATATCCATATACTTCATATGTATTGTAAACATCTAATCGTCTATTATCTTTCCATCTTAGTGTCTTTTCGTCCCAAAATAAATCCATAATATATGCTTGTCCTGGTTCTTCGCCATATCTAATTGAGCATATATACCAACCACGCTTTTTAGGAATATGTTTAGGATATGCTTTCCATCTATTGAACATATTTTTACCTCCATAGGAAACCAAAAATTCTTGTTATTTTTTGTCCAAATAAACTATATTATCTACATTATAGTGAAACCCACCTATCTCTCCATTAAACCTCCCTTTGACATACCACGCATAAGGACTGATACCTTCATTCATTTTCTCTGCAAGTTCATCAGCTTTTCTTTGATGTTCATCAGCTTCATTTTGCATAGATATTTTTTGAGAATCCCATATAAGATTTGGAATTGTATCTACACACTTTCTATACATCTCAGACTCTTTTATATATTCTCTTATCACTTTTGTCATTTTGGGAATATTGTCTTTTAATATTGGTTCATTGCTAAGTCCATATGGATATAGGATTAAAACACTTCTGTCTATACATTCCATAGATATTAATTCTTGTACACAAGACTTTGGTTCTATCAAATTATCACCTCCCAGATATTTATTCTCTTATTTCAAATAACTTTTCTACTGCTTTAACTCGCTTTGTATTGTCAATCGTTCTTTTGACTTCCTGTTGCCAAATACATTCCCATTCTGAAGGAGCTTCATGCTCACTGACTAAGACAATATTCCTCTCACTCATCTTCTCAGCCCAATTCCAAAATCTGTCATAATCAAAGTTCTTACTTGATCCATATTGTTTCGTACCCTTATATGGAATATCGCAATAAAATAAGCAGTCAACTTTATCAGAATATAACTCTTCATAATCTCCACATTGGAATTGAATATCTTCTAACCTTGGAATTTGTTCAATTAAATTTTCTTTTGCCTCTTTATAATAATTTCTTATTATGATATGGTCTGTTGTTTTACTCTTTGAATAATTTGTTTTTGCAAATCCACCATCATAAAATCTGCCATTATAACTTCCAAGAAAGCCGATAGCACCGATATACCAATCAGGATATGTATTTAATCCTTTATTAAAACATTCCCTTACTTCTGAATAATGTTCCCTTGTTAATTCATCTGGAAATTCAGTAATTTCTTGTACATTCTTCAGCAATGCAATCAAATATTTTTGATTATCTGATGCGATTTTTGTATCACACTGAACTTTGTCGATTACATTACAACCACCGCAAAATGGCTCTATGTATGTTTTGATATTATAATCTCACAATCTTTCTTGAATAATCGGTAAAATGTTATCAACTATTCGAGACTTTGAACCCATATATTTCATAAATTACTTGGAGTAAGGAATTCCTTCTTGTGTACACGAACCTCGTCTCCTTTCATTATTTATTTAAACTCTATCTTGTTTCTTTTTAATACCTTAACTGCCTTATCATAATCAGCTTCAGCTACCTTGATATTTTTCATCTTAGTTGGTTTTGGCTTAATCCAATGACGACATTCTGTAATATCTTCGTCATGCCACATCAAACCGCTTTCACAATATTTGTGCCATTGACAGTCATTATTGCCACAGTTACTCATTTATGTATTCTCCCAATCTAATGCCTGACCGCATTGATCACAATATTTAATGTCGGTATCTTTGTAGCCATCGTCACACAATAATTCTCCGCAAGTATGGCAATACCATTCAAACGGAATTCTCTCTCCGCTATTTTTTACTTTCTTTGGTATCTGTTTTTCAAGCGCTTGTATTGCCATTCCATAAGCATTTTCAAAAGAACATCCCCATGAAGTATCACATGGAATTGCTTTGCCAAGTTCATTATAATCATATTTTAGTTCTTCAATAGCTTCATTCTCTGTCATTTACTTCTCCTTTATAATCAGCAATTCTCTTACTTCCAACTTCAAAAATATCCTTGTCCTTCTCAAAACATATGTAATTTCTACCTGTATTCAAAGCTGCAACTGCAGTTGTGCAACTTCCTGCACATGAATCAAGAACTAAATCTCCTTGATTGGTGTAAGTTTTAATGAAATATTCACAAGCTTCAACAGGCTTTTGGCACTGATGCAAACTACTTTTCTGAGTATCCCACTTGAACTGCAGAATATCTCTTGGATATCTTTGTGTACTACCACCGCCTGAAATGCCAGTCTTTGTAGCACCATAACAGTTACCATCTGTCGTATGCTTTGTATAAGAATGAACAGGCGTATGTCCTTCTGTCATTTGTGGATTGTATGTAGGGAGTTTCTTATAGAAAATCAAGACATTTTCGTGTGCCTTCATAGGCATTTTCTTAGCGTTTAGATGACCAGTTGCTTTGGTCTTTTCGATAATCCATTCGTAGCGATATAGCTTTTCATTACTACAAGCGAGCCTCTTATCAAATGGTGATTGCGCCCATAATGCAATGCAACCATTATCTTTGATAATTCGATTGTAATGAGTCCATAAACCATCTTTTTTGTTCTCATAAAACCAATCTCTTGTATACTCAAGACTACTATTTGTTACTTGAGCCAAATTAAATAGATCTGTTTCATAGAAATATTGTCCTGATAACTCGACATAATCATTTAACGGCATTTCACATTCCCAAGAATTATTAGTCGTATTATAAGGTGGATCTGTGAAGATGAAATCGACCGATTTATTATCAATCTTTTTCATACCTTCAAGGCAATCTTCATTGTATATTTTATTAATTTCTAACATTTCTTACTCAGAGCAAATCCAGATTTAATGCTGCAGCAAATCTCTTGCTCCTTTCAATGTATTATTCTCTTCTTATATGTTATTTAACAAATCAGTAGCATCAATCTGAATAAACAAGCTATTTGCTCTAAAACCATTTTTATCAGAATTTTTCAATTCATCTATTTCTTTTTTTAATAAAAGCTTTGGAGAAAGCTTTTTTAATTTTTCAAAAATCACTTTGCCATCTTCATCATCTTTTAATACCTTTGTGATTTTTAAATGTCCATTAATAACATATACTTTATTATATTTCTCAACGTCTTTTACAAATAACGAATTGGTTACACCACATGAATATCCACAGCTTCCATCTTTATAATACTCATAATCTATATATCTAATTGGATATACTTTTCTCATATCAACCATTGGAACTTTTTCAAAATTCAAATTGCTTGGAGATATTGATTTAAAATCATTCATATCTTTCTTATTTCTAAAAACACCAACTGGTTGCATATAATCAATCCCATCATACGTTTCAATTCTGTAAGCTATATACATTTTCTACCTCCTAACTTCCTATGAAACTTCGGTTTCCTATACTCTATTCTCCATCATATAATTTCACTGTTCCATCTGAATTATAGATAGGCGTGATTCCAAATTGATAACCACTCCATTTTACAAAATACATTACTTTTGTATTTTTATCATAGAGAACTTCGGTATTATAGTAATCGTCTTTATAAATTGTCACTAAATCTATATATTTATTTGCAAAGTAACTACTTTCAGGTTCAATATTACCCTTTGTACATCCTGTCATTCCTAAGCACAATACCAATCCTAATATAACTGCTAAAATTTTCTTCTTCATATGGTTTATTCCTCCTTCAACACAAGAATTGCTTTATAGTATCTGCTATTGCATGAACTGGATTCTACTTTGTATCCATCATCCAAATAATCATTCATAGCATTCTCAAAATCATTGCTGTTTTCCATTTCTAAAATTACACAGTTCTTCATATAGTTTATTCTCCTTTACTATATCCAGTCTCTTCAAGGAATTTATCAAATTCCTCTTTTGTCATATTGTTTGGATAATACATATCCACCACCATATCAAACGGCTTCAGATAATTATCCAATACATCTTTTGCATTCTCTTTTGCTTCCTGCATTTTCATATTGATATAATCTTCTCGTGTCATATTCCATGTCGTAGGACAATCCGTGACAGTCGAAAATCTACAATATAATCCGTTTGGTTGCCTTGATATAAATCCTGCCATATTATTCTCCTACTAAAATCCACAGTCTTCTTTTTCTACTAACTTTCAAGTTATCTATAAAATCAACATTATCTAAATTTACCATAAGATTAGGTTTGTTTCGTCTAATCTCACTGATTGACGGATAAATGCCTAATTCCACAAGAATTCTAGGAAGAAACCTCTCGTTTGTATAATAAGTCTTTTCCTGCTCAATTCTGTTCCAATCATTTTCATCTAATGCAAACATCTGTTGTAATTCTGCTATTGGTTTTCCTATTACAACATTCTCTATATAAGCCATAATTCACCTCATTTCACATCCAAAGGAAATTCCGCTTTCCTACGAACTTCATATTATGTTATTCTCTACTCGATCTTCTTCTCAACCACAACAATCGTGTCGTTGTGCCAACCACCATGAGGAACAAGTAAAATTTCCTGAATTTCAAACCCATACTTCTTACCAATGCCACCACTATTCCAACTACAAGTAATTACAATGCCATCTTTCTTTACAATTCTTCCTATCTGCTCCTTCTGTTTAGACCAATATGAAGCTTGTGTTGTCTGCATATTTACTGTCTGTCCAAGATTTTTGTAACATTCGCTTACCTGTCGTGGCGAGTATGGTGGATCGTACAACACAGTATCTACTGAGTTATCATCGAATATCTTTAAGAAATCCAGTGCATCCATATGGTAATCAGTATCATATTGTGCATCTAAGTCATTTGTTACTGTTGCTAATTTATTGCTATTTGCAAATGGATCAACAATTTTACCTATTGCATATTTCTCAATCAGCTCTTTGATTGGCTTAATTGAAAATGTATTACTATTTGGCATCTGCCAGACTCTATTTATTATCATTATGTATCAGGAGTAAACGCTGCGTTTTCGGTATACCAAACCTCTTACTCCTTCCTGTTATGTTATTCTCTGTTACAACTTCATAAAACTCAAAATATGAGCTATAACATCAACAGTCCATCCGTTGCCAATTGCTTCAAATCTTCTTGTCTTAGGCATTGCTTTTACATTGCCACTCTCATCCATTCCAAATTCTGTATAATTGTCTGGAAGTGTTTGAAGTCGTTCAATCTCTAATGGACATGTCTTTTTATATTTTTCTCCACCAAGCCAAACATTGAATTTTGTTTCTGTTCTGCAACGTGGCACTGTTGGAGCTTTCTTATTTAAAAAGTACAGCCTGTCCTGCTGCGAATAATGACCTTTGCCACCAAGATCATATTTTATGTAATTCTCACACTTAATCATTGTGTTCCTAATTCTGTCATCAAAGTATTTGACTAAATCTGGATCATCACAGATAATATCTTTCACTAATAATCCTCTATCATCAGGAAGTGTGATATTTGGTATGTTCGTCCAATACAAACGTTTTCTTCTCTGAGCTGATAATAACTGACTATCAATCATAATTGGTTGTACACCCAATTCCTCACTAATAGCGTCTTGAATCTCATTAGCCATTCCATAGTTATTTTCATATAGGAAATATGTTGGATTTGTGTTGTTCTTTGCTTCCACAAATTTCTGAAAAAGTTTCCAACCTTCACCTTCTGTATCAATTTCTCTTTTCAATTTTGCTGTTTTACTACACTTGGCTTTTGACCAGAACTGGCAAGGTGAACCACCTATTAATAGATCGACTTCATTAAAATCCTTGAAGTCGGTAGAAAATACGTCACCGTATCTTTTTATATCAGGATAATTATATCTACTGATTTTGATTGCATTTTCTTCAATTTCAAATGCGTTATACTCACTGACTGGAATATTGGTTCTATCTAATGCAACTCTTCCACAAGAGATTCCATCAAATAAACTTAACACTCGTAGCCCTTGAGAATTATTTTTTTCTTTATTCTCTGTCAAAATCCTTTAATCTACAGAGATTGCGCAATCATTTATCCTAGAATTTACTGTTAATTCCTTTCTTCTTAATTATTTTGTTGTAAAATCCTATGGAATTAACACGTCTGCTAAAACCATAGGAAAAAAATATTTCTTGTTACTTTTACTTTTGGGAAATTTGGCTGAGTCGCCAAGATAGAAATTTCTATGTATGATTATTCTTCGTCTTGAAATGATTTAATTCGATTTTCTAAATAATCAATCTCATCATTCCAATGGTCTATTAGCATGTCTTCGATTTGATGCTTTGCATCTTCTATACTGTCTGCAAACAACGTATCATATTCAACATTTAGTTCTTTTGATACATATATAAATATGTTTTCGTCTGTCTCATCTTGTACAAAACCAGCTACTACATTTTCATCATCTTCTTCATAAAATTGACTAAAATGTAACCTGTAACATTCCTTACCAAAGTCATTCTTTTCACCTGTTTCCCAATATTTCTTCACTTTATCACCTCGCTTAATTTGGCTGATCAGCCGTGAATAGAATTACTTCTATATTAGATTATTCTCTATTTGAAACTTTTTTAATTCATCTTGAATCATCTTCTGCATATCTTCTTTGTCAAAAGATATATTTGCAACTGGAATAACTTTTGCATTTAGATTAACATCACCAATAATAGCTTTGTCAAACGCTTCTAAAAACATTTCTGCAATTTCCTTTTCATAATTACCACATATACCTTTGAAATCAATATCTGCAATTACTCTTGAAAAGAAATCCTTGAACTTGCCAGCGCTAAAATCTCGTTCATATTCTCTCGGAATATCAATTGTTATTTTCACTCTCTCACCTCGCCAACTTTGAACCATAATATGTGATGTGTACCTTCACTTTGAAATACTCACCACAATTATGACATTTTACTTTTACTTCTTCACACCAACCTTGTGTTACCAAATTCATCAAACCATATTCCATAAATCCATCTTGATATTCTTTCTTGCAATATGGACATTTTGGATATGTAAATTTACTTTTTCTCATATTTTACCTCGCTTATTCTCTGTATGGTTCAGGCAACGGCATCCAAGCTTTCATGCCACCATTAATTCTTCCCCAAAACCATGTCCCATCATAGCGTTGTCTTTGTACTTTTGTTACCATGCCTCTATTCGTAGTAACAAGTACATTAATTACTTTCTTACCTTCGTATCTTTTATCATCTTCGGGCATTTGTCCTTCGACACATTTAATCCATTCCAATTATTCTCTCACCTCACTGTCCAAAGATTTCCCCAATAATTTTCAACTTAATACTCTGACCAAATTCTGAACCAGCAGCTTTTGGATGACCACCGCCACCAAATAAACTTGCTACATCTTTACCAAGATCAATATCTTCTTTAACGGTTCTATAAGATACCGTACAACCATCAATATCAATCATTGCCACAAAATCAATTTCAGGATGCATTTTACAAAGTCTATTACCTAATTCACTAACAAACCTATCTGCAAATACAAAACCACAAACCTTACCACACATAGGACTGGTAAACATGGTTTCATTCTTCTCCTTGATATATCTATCAATTTCATCCTGCTTAATCTTCAGAACAACCTCATCTTTAGCAGATAACAATGGGAATATTTCACCACGTATCTCCGAAATACACCAATGAATAAAATCATCTCGACCATACAGATAAAGTAAATCGTTCACCTGCTTACAAATAACTCCATCTTCACCAAGTTCTGACCATCTCCAAGTGTCATAATCTCTCACTAATTCAGCAAATCTCTCTAACGCATTATTATTCTCTAACTCTTCACTCAGGCTACCATTCATACCTAACCAATGATAAAACAACATAGTTCCCGATGTTTTAATTCCTTTGGAATCTTCGATAACTACATCACACCAATCATACTTATTTAATCCAAGAGCTGTTGGATGATGATCTAATAACTGAACATTGCCTCTTTTATTTAGCAACTCAGCAGTTTCTTCATTGACACGAATATCGGTAATATAAATTGGGATTGTGTCGTCCTGTTCTGTTTCCAAATATTCCTTTACAGTTGAATCAATATTGTCGTAATCACAGTATGAAATATCTACATCTTTACCAAATGCAAGTTTTGCCAAAACTGCACAACCGATTCCGTCTAAATCACTGTGGCTAAATAATCTTACCATTATAATTCTCTCCTAACTTCATCCATTCTTTTGTTGTCTCAACATATTTAAGTAACTCACTTTTCTCGTTTAGATATACACCTTCAATTACTAACTGTAAAAGACAATTCAGTGTATTCCCTATTTCTTTTCCTGGCTTATATCCAATCTCAATCAAATCATTGCCATTAACAGCCAAATCTTTCAGTGAGAAACATTCGTCTTTCTGTAAAACTTCCTCTAAGATATATTCGATATTGTCAATTTTCTGAAGCCTACTCTCTTGCTCTGTATAAGCCTGCGCTTTAATATCAGCTCTACGAACATTCAGTAATCTTCTAAATTGTTCTTCTCCAATCTTATTGAGCCATCTCTTGATATACTTTTCACCCACTTCAAAAGTTGCATCATGATAATAAACAAGCTGCACTACTTTTTCTCTTGTATCATTATCAAAACGAAGTCTTTTCATAATTGTATCAGTCATATCAGCACTGACTTTTCCATGCCCTTTAAAATGTCTAATGCCATCCTCACCGTCTTGATAACAGTGTGGCTTTCCTATGTCATGAAAGAACACCGCTAATGACGTAATTAAATCTATTGGATTTAAGTCTTCTTCACAATCACAAGAATATGCTTGTACTGCATGTACGGTATGATTCCATACATCATACATGTGATATGGATTATTCTGTTGAAAGCCAAACATATCTTTAATTTCAGGAATGAACAATGAGAATACTTCGTGATATAAGACCATTTGTACACAGAAATCACTCGATGCAGCAATTTTACAGAACTCACTATTGATCCTTTCAATAGATATATTCTCCAAATTCTTATACATTTTAGAGATATTCCAATCTGTATCAGGTTCAAGGACAAATCCCAGTTGTGAAGCAAACCGAATAGCACGTAAAATCCTTAAAGCATCTTCTGAAAATCTATCCTCTGCTCTACCAACACATCTGATTTTATAATGCTCAATATCTTCCATGCCATTAAACGGATCTACAAGTCCAACTTCATCATTGTATGCCATCGCATTGATTGTAAAATCTCTACGCTTTAAATCTTCTTTAAGATTTCGTGTAAATGTTATGCTATCAGGTCTACGACTATCTGAGTAATTACCGTCAATTCTGTAAGTGGTACATTCATATCCTTCACCGTCAATTATAATGGTAATAGTTCCATGTTGTAATCCAGTTTCAATAATTCTTTTATCCTTAAATACTTCCATCATTTCATCTGGTGTGGCAGAAGTTGTAATGTCATAATCGTGAATTATTCTGCCAAGAATACTATCTCTTACGCACCCTCCAACTAAGAAAGCTTCATATCCATTGTTTTGTAGACTATGGATAATTTCATTTGCACCAGATGGAATTTCAATTTTCAATCTTTTCATCCAAATTCACCTCAATTTTTGGTATATCAATAAAATATCACTTATTCGTTATCATATCCAAAAACAACAACTCATCTTTCTTCAATGTGATATCATAATCTTTCCACTTTTCCATCAACTCTCTTGTATCAAATCTATGCGGAACAATGATTGCATAGCCATGTGGAGTCTTATGCAATTCGTGATTATCCAATTCTGAATAAAAATAAATATCGTCAATAAAATCTTCTACTTTTTCTTCATTGTCCACATCAAAGTCAAACAACCATTTACTCTCGTCACGATTTTGTACTTGCTGTGCAACTGAAGCTAATGTACGATTAAGCTGTGTCATACTTGGCTTGTCTCTCAGCAGACGAATAATAAATTCTTCCCTGATTTTCTCTTCGTTCCTAGAATTAACTGATCTATATAATCTTGTCTGTTCACCAGGAACTCCTTTAGTTGCAAAACTTTTAAATTCTTCAATTATTTCGTCTTCATTCTCTTTATATTCAAGAATTGTCTTATCTCGTTGCTTAAAATTTGGAATATCCTTATTATCCTTGTTACGAGAACGAATTAAATATACATATAAATTTGACATTGTATTATTCTCCTTCTAAATAACAGATTGGTACTTCTTTTGTAAGCCATACATCATTTTGAGATAAAAAGAATTTATATCCGTCATTATACATATCTTTTGCTCTAACCTTATAAATAAACGGTTCTCCATGTCTACTGCCAACATTTGTTGCTGTTTCAATATCTTTTGATAGATGGACATATAAACGACTCTTGGATATTAACCCTTGTTTATTGATTGAAGAGCAATATTTAACACCTGTTCCATGATATAAAATATCTGGTGGCATACACTCTTTCAATTCTACATCGACTTTTACAGAATGACCTTGATTTGCTCTGATAAGCGTCTTCTCTCGATTAAATGAATATCTCTGTTTAGAATCTTCTTCTACAATTTTTTCAAGCATTTTCATTGTAATTGTCTGAGTTTTATTGATTCCCTTTAATAAATCTGATACATTAGCCCAGCCATGTTCGTCTAATGTGATGCCAACAACATCAGGTCTATGTCTAAGAATTAATGCTATGTATTTGCTTAAATTATTTTGCTCTTTATTCGTCATAATATTGTCTCCATTCTCCAATAAGCCCAAAACACTCTTTTTTAAATTTTTCTAATACATCTATCAAAGCTTCTATTTCGTAAGAATCTTTGAATATTATCTCAATTGTTTTAGGTTTAGATATATCAATATTATAATCATAAGGCAATGGCTTCATAGAACAATTAAAACTGACATTCAAACCTTTATGTGACAATTCTATTCGATTAACATCTTCTTTGTTTCCAACAACTTTCAAAAGATTTCACCTCCAAAAATCCGCAAGAAATGTGCGTTTCTTTCTAATGTAAAATATATACCATATATAGTATATATTACTTATTTTCAATACTATATATGGTATATTTGTAACAATTACTCACTTAATTCTGCAAGTGCCTTATCCAGATCCTCATCAGACATATTTTCAAGTGCTGCATCCTGTCTCTTAGCCTTGATTTCAAGCAATCTCTGTCTCATCTCAGCATTTTTCTTAGCGTCTTCTCTCTTCTTTTTCTCATCCAGCTTCACACTAACAATATACTTGACAATTTCAATCTTATTAGAAATCTCCTCATCTTCCTTTGACTTAGTATTCAGAAGACTCTCTTCCTCAGACTTCTTTACTTCCGCATTGAGTGTCTTAAATACTGAGTCCAGATTTGTGAGAGATAAATCCCACAAATCAATTACGTTAATCATTCCTCTGAATGGGAACTGATAGTTTGCTCTTGTTGCATTAATAAATAATTCGTTGTTTGTCATAATAATAATCTCCTTTTCTAATTAAAACTTAATCTTCATTACACGCTCTGTTGCGCCCTTAACCTTAACAACTAAATCTGCTCTCTTTGTCATAGAAAATCCAATTCCTGAAAGCTGATCATCAGTATCTTCTACATGACACTTAGCACCTAAAGCCTCAAATACTCTCTTGTGCTTTTCAAGGTCACTCTTTAAGAACTCATTGTAATAGCCATTAGGACTTTCGTTGTTCACACAATCCTTCAGGAAGAAGAATAAATGTCTATGACCAATTCCATCCTGTTCATCAAAATAATTTGGGCTATAACTGATTACTGATACAGGAACAAACTGATTCGTTTTGATATTCCACTTTTCAATAGGTGTACTATCATTCTCTGCCATCTCAAGAATACTAAACTCGCCATTTTTTAATTCTAATTTTGCAAGAGTAATCCATTCCTTGTGCTGTAATGGTTCTCTTCTTACAAATCTATAAACATTACCGCCAAATGCAATTTCTGCTTTAAAGCCACCTGTTGTCGGATTTCTAAAATTCCAATTATGGATTTTAAAAGTGTATACACCCTCTTTCAATTTATCAATTGAAGGAAATGTTGTGTTTTCAACTGGAACATATCCAATAGGAGCAGGAGCGGTATAATCTACATCCTGAACTCCACCCGAAGCATAATGTCTTCTATGATTCCATCCAACTCTTTCATCATTTCCATAATTATCATGAATTTCTTTTCCATTCTTGATAACAACATTCTGATTTGAACCAGGCATAAATACATGTAAATCCATAAGAGAAGCATTTCTCATTCCATCATAATTCCAACTATGTGAAAATCTTAAAACACCATCAGTTCTTCCACCAGCAGCTTTCACTTTTTCTGTAATTTCAGAGTCAGTAATGTTTCCTGAATAAGCCCAAGATAATCCATTGTTCCATTTGAACATTGTCTTAGCATCTGAATTAACAGGTGCAATCATAGAAACAAAGTTCTTCTCATGTTTATTCTCTACAAAAGCTTCAATCTCCTTTGCAGTTGGAAGTACCTTATCAATGAAATCCTGTGCTGAAATCTCTTCAACCTTAGAAAACTTCTTAGGACTTACAGCAACATCCTTTTCCATCTGACCAAAAATATCATCTGCGCCAACCATTCTTCTTGCAGCACTTTTATTTGAGAACAATACATTATTTACAGTAATATCATTCAGATTAGCAAATCTTCTCTGTAATGAATCCATATATCCAAGTTCTGTAATGGTCTTCTTTGCATCCTCAAGCATCTTCTTTGTAAAAATAGCCTTTGGACGCTTATAATTACTTGGAGCGACAATCTGCTCATACTTCTTAACTGCTGTGTCAAGATCCATATCCTCACTTACATTAATAAGAAGTGTTCCAATAGAATGATTTCTAATTCTACCAATAGCCATACCTGCTGTTACCGACTTTTCCCAAGCATATAAATCCTTTTCAGTATCAGATGTCAGCTTATCATATTCTTTTTTATACTTCTTGAACTCTGTGAGTACACCTTTCCACTCTTCACCCTTGTAAAGTGTATTTGAATTGATAAGTTCAAGAATTGTATCGAGTGCATCCATAGTAATCTCATCAAGAGAACGCTTAAATACATTTCTCGTATCTCTGAACTGTCCTTTAACTTCCTCGTTAGAACAACTACTTCTATTTACGAACTTACTTGGAAGCTCTAAGAAGAAATGATTCCACTGATGAGACTTTCCATTGATTTCCTCAAAGTTAAAATCTGTACCAATCTTAGGGAACTTAGTTGTATAGATATCTGTAACTGTATGAGCTTTTACAAAAGCATCAAGTGCATCACATACTAGCTGATATGTTGTATCACCAAGATTCAGTTCCCAAATTGTATGAATCTGGTTGTCCTTGATAGTGACAGCAGAACCAATATTCTTAATAAACTGTCTACAACAACTGCAATCATGCTCTCTACGCTCTCTGAAAATCTCATTTGTACCAGCAGGAAAGCTATCAAGATATGTATTCCATAATTCATCCTTATCTACATTTACCTCAAATAAATGTGTTGCCTTTTTCTGCATCTCATTGAAGTGCTTCTGTAAAGCCTTTTTAAACATCATAAATCCATCCATGTTTTGTACCTCTTCTTTCTTATATTTATTTTTGTTAATTGCCTCTACTATTACATTCTCCGTTTATATCAAACCAGTTGCCTTATCTGGATTCTCATTAGCCCATTTTATCCATCTTTCAGCATAAGGTTCAGTCTTATCATTTAACCCAAATACTTCTCTTACAATGATATATCCTTTGCCAATCGACTCTTCCATATCTTTTGTATTGTTATCTACATCATCTGCATCTAATGGATAAAACACTGTCTTTGTAAAATATCTTCTGCCATATTTCTTTGTTGTCGTGATTTTATTTATCTTATCTTTATACAACTTCCATACACCAGATAAATCTTTGTTAATCTGCCCTACATAATCTCCTACGTTTAACATATTGTCTCCTTTCTTAATTTCGCATGAATCGAAGTTTTCTTGTTACTTAAATAACCACCTTCGCAATTCTTTATTCATCTTCTCTTTTTTATCTAATTCTTCATCTCTTTTATGTATTGACTCTTTACAACTTTCTTCAAATACTTTCAAAAAATCTCCTGGCATACTACATAAAACAGAATATGAAATAATTAATCCAATTATTGAAAAAATAATTAATGCTATATCACCGTTGCTCATATATTACTCACTTTTCTTCCAAAGAAATCGAACTTTAATGTTATTTATCTACAACAACTATTTCTTTGCCACAATAAGGACAATATTTTATGTTAGCCATATTCTCAGGTATCCTCCAATATGGATCATCAGCATCATCATGATTCTTTGGACAAATCGTTCTATAATCATATTTTATCCATTCACAAGTTTGCATTTCTTTATATCTTCGTAATACAATATTTTCTCCGTCAATAAATATTTCCATTGGTTCACCAGTTGCATCCGTTTTCCCAAACACCAGTCTTCTAATTTCCTTCGGAATTACTATTCTACCTAAGTCGTCAACTCTACGAATTGTTCCCGTCATTTTCATCTTTCACCTCTCTTAAAGAAACGAACTTTATTTTGATATTTCTATTTTAATTTCTGTTCCTTCATAATTACCTGTTATATGCCTTTGGACTACAGATATTCCCTCTTGATATTCATTAATAACATTCTCTAAAGATTCCATAATGTCATAAAAGTCTTTAAGTAGCCAAGGATGTGTATAAGATATATGAATTCCATCACATAAAAATCTCCAAAGAAAATCTTTTGCTTCGCTTTTACAACGCCACTCCTCTTCATATTTAAATTCCATAGAACCAACATAATCATAATATTCAAAATCATCAACTACTACGTCTCTATTAGTACAGCCAAAATCTTCGGCATTCCTTAAACTGTAATCACCGTCTGTATATAATGTATAACTAATATTTATTTGCATCTTCTCGCCTCACAAATTACCCACGTTTCAAAAAGCTTTCAAAGCTATTTTTCATATATGTATAGTTAATTCTTTGATCTGTGCTAAAACCAGAACTATTTTTCTGATACTTTTGAATCCACTGTTCAAAATCTATGTCTTTTTCATTTTTACAAGCATAAGCCATAAGCGCAACTAACGCTGTTTTACACTGCTTGTACACTTCCGAATCAACTCTTACGCAATCATCAATCATGTTTTCATAACATTCAATGTCTTCTTCGATTACATTTGAATTTACATTTTTCTGAACAAACGAAAGTGTAGTTTCTTCTTCATCATCCTCTTCTTTAATATTCTCTGTTTCTTTTGTCGTCATTGATTCGTTGGCTAAAAAATCCTTTAAAAGTGTTTCTAAAATATGTAATTTGTCTGTAATCATTCCTTTATCTTTTGTAGAATTACATGTATCAATTTCAGCAAATGATAAATTGTTTGTCTCTTCAGTTCCTTTTGGTTTTCTAGTGTGTTCTACAACAACTTTTACGTTCTTCAACTCTTCAAAGTCGTTTAAGAATTCTCCAAATTTTTCATCTGGATATCCTGTTTTTTCAAACTTGTCAAAGAGCATAAACCATATAAGTGCGTTTTTCTCACTAAACAATTTCCCTGTTGTCGGTGTTACAATATTGTACAATCTATCAAGATATTCCTTGAACTTATTAAACATCTCCTTGGTTGCATACTCGTTTAAAAACTTTCCAAGCTGCATTGCATTTCTTTTCCACTGTTCAAAAAAGTTAAGCCCCATAATTGTTTCATTTACAATCTTATCAATAGTTCCATTTCTATCTTTAACATCGGAAAATTTTGCACAATCGCTAAAGAAATCATGTCCAGATAATTCTTTAACATCTTTTGCAACATTGCACATATAGGTGATTGTTTTTTGGGCAACGTTCATTTTCGCTCCACTGTTATATCTAACAATATGTCGCCCCACTTCTTCATCACTACAATCAAGATGTTTTACTATTTCTACTGGGCAATTATTAAAATCTTCCTTTAATCTTTCTGGTAATTGAGCATAACTTTTCCCTTTTAAGTCAAAAGAAACGATTTCATATACTGTATTACCATCTTTATCTTTAACAATTTTTCCATTTTCATCTTTTTTTACTTCTTGATACTCAATCACTGATGGATTTATTTTTTTGCCAAGTGCAAATTTACCTGCTTTATAATTTTCTATTGTGGTACATCTCTGTAATCCATCAATCAGCCACAAGATAACACCATTATCTGTAAGCTGTTCACAAATTTTAATTGGATCAAAATCTTCATTCTGAATAACAGTTACTATAAAATTATCTCTAACTTCTTCTTCCCATTGCCCAGACTTTCTCTGCTGCGGATGATCATTTCTAAGATCTTCTCTTTCAATCATTCCACATATTTTAGATGCCATGCAAGTATCTTTTTTTACCTTATCTCTTATTAATTTCATAGAATTTTTCCTCCCATCAAACTCTTTAAAGGCTTAGTTTTTTCATCAGAAGTAATCTTTTTTAAAAGATTGTCATAATGAAATGGTTCAATATGTAAGATTTCACAAATCTCTTCTTTTGTGTATTTATCAGCAAGCATCATGATTATCTTGTATTGCAAAGGAGACAAACTATTTAAATAATCATTAACTTCTTGATGCCATTCAGATTTTGTTTCTCTTATAAAAATATTCTCCACACGAAAATCTGAAGCTATCGTATCTCTAATTTCCTTTCCTTCCTCTGTCGTCACATCTAATGTTAATGGTTTAAGAATTACTTTTCTTTTTTTCTTCTCTCCATTCTCTTCGTAGTACTCATAAATAATATCTCCATTTCTGTCCCTTGCATAATTAACACGTTTATCTCGCATTCTATCTCTTGTCCAATCTAAATACGAACGTTTAATATTTGTTGTCAAATATGCTCCGAAATTATCATTCCTTGTGCAATCATAATTTTCAACTGTTTCAAGCAATACCTTCATCGCATCACTTAACAAATCATCAATTTCCATATCTGCAACACCCTTCATGGATATTAGCGGCAGACAAATTTTCTTTAATTCTCGTAAATCATTGCGGCAATATCTATCAACTATTGCCAACTGATCGGGTGATAAATTTATTTTTTTTACTGTCACTTTCGCATGTCTCCAATCATTTTTGTCTCTAATATCTCTTCAAAATCCAGTTCATCATCTTTGATTTGACTATGTTTTGTCTCTGAATAACACTTTGGGCATCTACAAAACTTTTCATGCTTGTCCTTAGAAAATGACATCACACCAACCATAGATGTGTAACACCTTTTACAAATCACCATTTTCGTCCACCTCCACAACTCGATATGTATATTTACGATCAAATAATCCATCAATAGCCTTTTGCGTCCGTTCTCTACTGATTTTTGCATCATCAATTTCTTCTAAAATACTATGTATGATTAACATTTCATCTTTAAGTTGTCTTCTATTTCTTCTATTCTCTCTTATCTTTTTATATACAAGCCAAGCAGAATAAAGATCCTTCGGTGTTTCAAGTTCAATACTATGTAAAGCATCCATCAAAGCCGCATCAGAAGTATGTAACTCATCTTCCAATTCAACATATCTTTCTCTTGCTTCTTTAAAAATGTCTGAACATGCACCAAATTTTTCAACCCATTGTGTAATGTTGTCAGAAGGTTGATAATCTGTGTTTTCGATAATTTTCTTCGACTCTTCTTTTACAATTTTCTGAACAGGTGTTTCCATTTTAATATCAGGAATACACTCTATCCGAAAATTCAGATTCTTAAGAGTCTTTGGAAGCGACTTTAGAATATTCTTTGCTTTCTGTTCTGTAAATTTCCCCATATTTTTTTCTTTGCATGTTTCAGCTTTACCATTTTCACTTAGTCGGATATATACATTTTTATTATTCTTTATAACAAAATCCAACTATATCATCTCCTCTCTTTTATTTTTTAATGGATCATATCTGACTTGAACAGATGACCAATCGCTTATGAGGCGACCGCTCTAACCAACTGAGCTAATGATCCAGACCGACATATGGAAGGTATATATCAAATAACGAAACAAAAATATATGTCGGTTATGTAACTCGTTAGTGAGTTATTCTCTATAAGAACTTATGCAGCTTATAGACTGCACTTACAGAAAAATATCTGCGTTCTGAGGACTTACTGGGTAGAAAATCCCCATAACAGGGCATACTGGATTCGAACCAGTGAATACATGAGTCAAATTCATGTGCCTTACCTCTTGGCGAATGCCCTATAATATTATTCTCCATATTTAATTGTGCAAATCAGGAACTTTAATTGCAGAAAACGCTTGAAACTTGACTTTCTTTCGAAATATATGTAAAATAAGTACAAGCGATATTTCGCTTCTGCAATGGCTTAATGCTGTTGTATGTATTTGGTTGATAGAGTCAAGTAGAAAGCTGTTGGCGCAGCGTTTGAATCGCTTGGCTCTATCTTTTTTGTCGCTTACAAAAATTATAATACTCCAAACAAATGTTCTTGTCAATCATTATTTCGAACAGGTGTTTGTATCATGTTCGGTTTTTGTTCGATATTTTTATTATATCATATTTTGAGTCCTATAATCAGGACTCTATCTGGGGAAATTTAATATTGTGTACCATAAATTCCTGTACTCCCTCTAATGAAAGCAATCCAAAGAAATCATTATTCTGATAGTCAACTGTATTCGCCTTGTTAATTATTCTTTTCCCCTCATCAATAGTAATTTGTCTTGGTCTTGTATGAATAAAAGTCATTCCATTAAAAGAATCAATCCATATCATACCAGGAGCTTCATCAATTATCTGTTTTGCCTTTTCTTTACTTACATACATTACGCCCTCGCCTCCTCTAATCTATATTCAGTTCCAAAAAACAAGCCGTTGAAACAAGCTTTATCTATAAGTTTTCGTTCATAAGCATCAGTAATATTTCCAAGTCTTTCAATAACTTCGTCCTTGGATATTGTTATAATTTGTTCTCCGAGCACCATAGAATACTCTGTTAAACCATTATCATCATCTGCATTAATGCAACTATGAACAGGCATGTTTATTTTTTTTAGCTTAGTTGTCAAAGGCATCACTGTAATTATAGAAGCATGTTTTGTTCCTATTGGATTGCTTATGATAACATATGGACGTTCTTTAGTCTGGACTGATCCTTCGCCTTGATATTTGATTTTCGCTTTTATAACATCGTATCTCTGTAAATCCATATGTACGTCCTCCTCTCTTTGTTATTTATGTACTTGGATTACCTTTGATACTTTGCATTATAGTCCATATATCTTAAATAGTCAATATATATCTTAATTTTTCAAGATATAATAATGTATAAACTTTTTACTTATATCTTGTATATTTTGTATATATCTTATATAATTAAGATGTATCTTAATCATTTGAAACATAGAGGGACAAAAATGGAAGTAGCTAACACTAAACAAATTCTTCTTAAACTTAAGACCATAATGCTTGAAAAAGATATAAAGAAAAAAGAACTTGCCGAAAAATTAAATATCTCACAGGCTGCATTAACGTCACGATTTAAGCAAGAAAATATTTCAATCAATAATTTACTCGAATTATGCGATGCATTAAATATCTATTTAGATATTAATTTCATTGATAAGGACGAAATCACATAAGTATGTCCTATTTTTTTATTTTATTACATTGGCAATCCTACATTTTGTTAACTAACATTTGCCAGTTCAACATTGATTTTAAACTTTGGGGTACAATTTTTTTGATAAATTGCACTCGTTGAAAAATATTTGCTCCCCGCAAAATCTCGCAATCTTGCTCTTTCACTTAATCCACCATCTACCGGCGAATACCCAACTTGTTTCATGATGAATTTAATCATCCATCCTATACTCCGCCTATTTGGAGCATTGTGATCGGGAGCGTCATGATTCAAAGGAAAACCTTTGCAATTTGCAAATTTCTCTTCGAGATCTTTCACAACTCCCGTAAGCGCGGGTAATCCCAAATCCGACACCACTATCATCTTATTGATGGAATCTGCCGAGGATAAAAAATCCACAATTGCCACAATGTCACTGTTATTCACGTCTAACTTTGTTTTACTTAAGAAAGCCCTACCTATTTGATTCATATTAATCATCCAATCTTATGTCGTTTATTGTCATTAACTAATAGTTATTATATTCATAAGATTCATAAAAGTCAATAGAATATCACAAACATATTTATAGGATATCGCAAACATATTTATAAAATTCTCAGTTCATTTGCCATATTAATTGCAGCTTGATATTTATCAACATCATCAGTAAGCATTCTTATAATCTTTCCAAAATCATCAGACTTTAATGAGACAACTGGCATATTTTTAACTATCTCATCTCCCTTACCAGCAAGCACGTTATGAATGAATTCTCCATGGTCATTAATCAACTGTCTATTTTTCTCTTCTGTTAATCCAATATAATTCATTGTCATTTGTAAATCAGTATGATTGAACAATTTCTGCAATGACAAAAGACAATCAGGATCAAACGGGTGTGTCTTATGAATCCAATACCCGAAGCTTTTACGAAGGCTGTGACTTGATATAGGATATCGAATACCAACATCCTCAACCGCTTTTTTTAGTTTCTTTCTATAATCATCTGTTTGCCACTTTACAACATCATTGTATTCTATAATATAATATAAATAATCTCCAAGACTCTTGTATTCTTTTTGCTTATGAAAGTCATCCAAAATTTTCTGCTTTCTCTTATCAGAAAAATCTTTATTTAAATAACCACACCATGTTTCAATATTCATATAAAAAGGTGTATTAGGATGTCTTAACAGCCATAATGTTTTAGGTATATAACTGAATATATATTCATTATAATGTTCCATTGGGTCAATTTTTACGTGTGACAAATAATTGTCAACCGCCTCCCAAACCATATTACTTACAGGAAGATTAGTGATCTTTCCAGTTTTCTGTTCCTCGATGGTATCAATTTCACTCTTACGATTTCCGTTCTCGTAATACAGATCCGACCATTTCATCATAACTGTATCACCAATTCGTCTACCAAGAAGCAATTCTAATAATGTAATAAGATATCCGTCCCATTCTTCATTTTTTTCAAACCACTCAATAACATTCTTGATATCTTCCATGTTCCAAAATGGCTGCACCTCTGTTTTACCTTTTTTCTTAGTCGCATAATCTCTTGTCTGTGCCATATTAAATAACCTCTCTTTCTATATGTATTATTCTCCGTTTTTATAGTATCTATCTCTAATTTGTTCGGCTCTATCATATGCCTCCAATAAATCGTCACACCATCTAATTTCTATATTCTTAGTTTGTTTTCCGCAACAAGGTTTATTAAAACAAGCTAGATCCTTTATATGCCATTTTTCACGCTGATGACCTCCACGCTGAATTCCAGATCCAAGTTCATTTATTTTCATACAATTTAAACATAAAAATTTTGAACTTCTCTTTGGATTTCCCATATTCATTTTTCGTCACCTCTTTTCTGTAATAAAAAAAAGAAGCAGTTGATTCCTGCCTCTAATATTATTATACTGTAGTTCTATTTTATTATTTTTTCAAATCTATCATCTATAATCATGTGTTCTGGTTCATCGTTCCATACGTTTAAGATAACAGTTTTATCTTTTTCTTGAGTTAATTCGTACCAATGACAATGATTATCATCAGGATAATCATCTTTATCGGTTACTATATAAATATCTCCAATATTTATTATAAAATCTGGATTACTCATCTCAAGACATTGTGAATTAACTTCACGTTTACATTTTAATTTATCACCAATATTATATAACATATCTACCTCCACTTGAAAGCAATTTTTCTTTGGGTTATTCTTCTAACATTTTCTCAACTTTATCAAGCTGTGACTGAGCCATTGACTTTCCAGTTCTATTGAGCATTAAGAAATATTTTAATACTGCCTTTCTATCTGCTTCTCTTACTTCTCCTTGCACAATATGATGGTTTAAGAAAACATTTTTATCTTTAGCCGATAAGTCATTGTAATAAACTCCGTTATATTGAAATCTATTCTCATAAAAATCAATAATTGTGCTTAATCTCTGCTTACCATCAAGTATTTCATATCCATTACCTGTCTCAGCCCATTTCTTATCATCTAAATGAATAAAAGCAAATTTACCTATATCAATATTATTAAAAATACTATCTATAAGTAACTGTTTGTCTTCTAATTCCCAAACATACCCTCTCTGATATTCAGGGTTCATATCTACTCCAAAAGCATAATACTTGTGGATAAGAGATTCAACCATTGAATTATTAAAATTAATTTTTACATTCTGATTTTTACTAAACTTTGAATTTCCATTAGTAAGTGGTCTAACGCTAGTCCATCCAGCAACTCTATATACTTCTCTATCATAAGGATTTCCATAATTTTCTTCAGTAGAAATACAATGTAAACCATACACCTTTCCATCATACAACACTTCTTTTACTGTACAGTCTTTTAATGCACCATATTTTACCTTATCTCCTACTTCAAATTTATAGGTTGGCTCATTCAGATGTGGTACTTCATCTTTAATAAAGCTTAATCCATTTTCTCTTTCTTGCTGTAACTGTTCTTCTATGGTTAATTCTTTATTTACTTTCTTTCTCGCCATTTAATCATCTCCTTCTATTTACCAAGAAATCGTCATTTCATATAATTTATTAGACAAGGATATGGGTTTTCTTTAAATACTTCTTGAATATCAATAATTTTTCTATCCGCATTAATACAAATAGTCACCTTACTAAATAACAAATGTTTATAATTATTCAATACAAATTTCAAATCACCAACAGGTTCATATCCATTATTAATAAAGTATTCAATATCTTTTAAAGTTCCGATTTTAAATTCCATTTATAGCACCTCTTCCAATCTGTTATAATTCTAATATTTTTCCAAAACATATAGTCTGCATTTTAGTTCCATCTGTCATTTCTGTCGTTGAAATGTACGCAATTATTCCTTGATCTCCGATTTCATCATCAGGAAAAGTTTTATTAATTGCATCAATTAATTCTCTCTTTGTTAATTTGTCATTTGTTACTATTTCAATTTCATTTCTATTTTTCATTTATATCACCTCTTGCAATTTTACCAACAAATCATTCTTTCATTGACTTATCACAACAACTGTTCCAACTAATTTCTCTACTTCTTCAAGCCTTGCTGCATAAGCATATAAATGACCAATATCAGATATGTCTGATAGATTTGTATATATCACAATCATACTTAATGGAAGACCATCATTTTCATTTACCTTTTCTTTTATGTTATCTACTATAAAATTGCAAAACTCTTCAACACTACATTCATCATCATTAACATGATAACAATTCTCAAATGGTAGCATCATATTATAATATGAATAAATTTCTGCTCCATTATATTTCTGAATTGCATTCGCAATCTCTGATTTCCTAGTTTTTCCTGTAATCTTGATCATGTTATATCACCTCAACCTTTTATTTTTCTCTTTGCCAGCCATCAATATACCAGTTTGCATTTTTCTTATCTTTAATACCACTATTATATCTTGCAATCAATCTACCAATTTCTTCTTTACTTGATTCGACTTGTCTTGAATCTCTTTGTCTTATATCATTGAAATTTATTTCTGCTTTCTCTTTTGTATTTAATTTTGTCAAAATTTCCATTTACTTCACCTCAATTCCAAATATCTCGCAAAAATCTTTATCCTTAATAATATCAGCTATCTTAAAATATCTCCTCGCAATCTCATTGAACATATCACTTTGACAAATTGCTTCTGCTGCTTTAGGATGATTGCTTTCTATAAAAGAGTTATATTCTGTTACCAAATCAGAAAATAATTCTTGTTCATTTTCCCTTTTACAACTCACTCTAACATAACTATCATAGCATTCTTTTAATTTGTCGTTTGGAATGCCTATAAATAAATTTCTTCTTAACATATTATTCTCCATTTCTGTACTAAAGGAAAGTTAAATTTACTTGGCTTATTCTGATTCAATATCAACTGGATTTTCCAATTTTAGAAACTCTTCTCTATGTTCTACCAATGATGCATTAGCAATTGCATTGATTTTGTTCTGGCAAAAGGACTCAATTTCTCCCTTTGCTTCCATAACAGTTTTATCCATCTGTTCATTGAACTGATCTGCAATAAATCCAATATTGCTTCCAATATCGTAAGTTAACATATTGAGCTTTTTTAAAATATTTTCTTTATCTGCCTTTGTAAGTGTCTTTTTTGAAGAAAACAATTCAGCAACTTCATTTATTAATTCTTTTGACTTTTCCATTGTCTTATCAGTCTGCTCTTTAAATTCTCCTGTAAATTGTTCTCTCTTGCTAACAAAATCACACGGAGGCATTTCCCCATCTTTTTCAGTATAGCAAATTGTTACTGGAATTCCTGTTCCTTGTCCAAAAGATGTAATTGCCTCAGCAAATTGTGAATAACTCATTTCAACTTTTACAATAGGCTTATTGCCAAAAATATCATCACGATTTAATCCTCTTGTGATATCAGCATGTCTAAGTTCCATTGTAATTACATTACTATGTTCAATGCTGCTTCCGAATAATGGTGTCTTTCCACCATAAGCTCTGTTAAATAACAAAGTGCCATAACTAGGATGGCTTGTTCGAGTACCAAATTTTGTTTCTTCTACTTTATATTCATTTGCCATATATTCCATTCTCCTTCCATAATAAACCTATATTTCTTATGCTACTAATGGCAAAATTCCATATCCACCATCAATAATTTCAATAGCTTCTTCTAACGAATCCGTTTCGCAACAATCCCAATTTGATAATCCATCATAATCATCTAAAAGGATAACTGCTTTACATATGTCTTTTGCTTTGAATCTCTTTAAAAAATCATGACATTTATTTTTCATTTCAAATTGCAAATCATTTTTCCTAAAGTCAGGAAGTTTCTTAGAATATAGTTCATGAAGTTTATCCATTACATCATAGATACTGATTTTGTTGCGTTCTACAAGATATTTTCCATCTTCCCTTTCATATTCTTCATTATATCCCTTGTTAATTCTGCTAATCCAAAAATCGTTTGTATCCATACAAACATATACACCTTCAAATTTATCATCACCTGTTGGATAACCGTCAATTTCTTCTGCTTTTTTCATCTCTTCTACGAGATTACTTACATTATAATATTTTGCAAATTCCATTCTTATCATTCCTTTCCATTCACAAGTAAACTTAGATTTCATTAGTTATTGTTTGTCTTCTAAGTCCAAAACATTTTTTATAGCATCTTTTATATAATCCATTTCAAATTTACAATTTACCATTTCTCTTAATGATTCTTCTAATTTATATGAAATAGATTCCTCAACTACATTTCTCACATAGTTTATCATAACTCGATCCCATTGATTGTTGCAGCATTTAGACACATCTACATCGGCGGCTGCATCCATATTATAATCACTCCAATCATATTGTGTATTCATAAATGTTGTAGATAAATCATTGTCTTCACACTTTCCATACAACCATTCTGCAACAGAAATCGAATGTAACTCTTTGCCAATTTTATTAAACACATTATCATCTGTAAATAACCAATATTCTTTATCACTTGACAAATAACAGGTTTCTTCATTATTTAATTGTTCCGTTACTTCGTCTGTTAGCCATTCAATACTCACAATTTTCATATATTCTCTCTCCAATCTTCCAATGAATCTATTATTTACTTTGTTCTCTTTGTTGACCATCAATCTCAAAATTAGATTGTTCTTCCATGATAATTCCAATACTTTTCATATAGTCCTCTTCTAACGTAAGCACTGTCTCAATTGTATCTTTGTCAATATTACATCTTTCTGCAATAAAATTTATTGCATCTTCCCATTCATATACTGGCGTATCATTCATAATGCTATTCTCCTTTCTACATTCTACACAATATCATTTAACAACTCAATCACTTCATCAAGTTTGTCACTCGCTTCTTCCATACTATCAATTGCATCTTCAGAACACATTCCTCTGTAACTGCTCTGTAATCCTTCTGGCATATTATCAAATGCATTCTGTTCTTCGTTTAATATAGAAGATAATTCACCTGACAATTGTTTCAATTCGATTTGCACATCATGAAATTTTACTTTGAGTTGTCTTATCTTTTCTCTTCGCTGCTTATTCATTTTAATCACTCCAATCTAATGAAAACATGTAGTCCCCCATAGTTCATTTAAAACCTCTCCACTTGGAATTCCTTCTAAATCATGACGATCATCATGCAACTTTTTATATTCTTTTTCCGTTATTTCAATTCCTCGATCTCCTGGAGCAGGTGATTGACAATTGTATTTATTTTGCCATGGTTGTAAATACCACTTTCTGTAAGATGTTTTTTTAGTTTTTTTATTAAAAAATTCTCCAAAGCAAACAATTACTTTGTCTGTTGTAACTTCTGTAGCCATCACCCTTTGAGTCATTGGGTTATATTTGTAATAAGTTGGTCTGCCACTTTTCATTGCACGAACTTTTTCCTCTTTTGCCTTGTTATTTTCTTGACGCATTCGTTCATCAAAAGAATCCCTATACACTTTTCCACTGTGTACACCGGTTGTCAAATTATGGGTATTTCCGTATTTATCTGTTTCTGACCAACTATAAGTTTCTTCTCCATTAACATAATACTTCCCTGTTCTACCTATACAAGTTACATTTCCATTTAAATCTAATGTTGTCGTATTTCTTTTTGTTTTTGCATCATCAACTGCACAAACAACGTTCGCTGTCGCTTTTAGTCCCAATAATCCCAATAATTCTAATAACATATTCACCACCCACTTTCCTATTTATTATACTTATCTACCTTATTGTCAACATAATCTTTAAAGTCGTAACGGTTTTTCCCATCGCCAAATTTCTGATTATTTTGATTTTCTCCGCTAAACACACCTGAAAGCCATAAATAAATCAATATTGCTAATACAAACCCAATCAGCTCTGCCATAATAATTACCTCCGTTTTTCTTCAATTATATCATGTCTTGTGTCCTATTAAAAGGACAGTAAATTTCCGATTCATAGGTTTATCTTATCCTTGCATAAGTTGTAAATAATACCTCGCAATTCTTCGATCTCTGTTTCTGAGAGATATTCGTTTCTATCGGATTCTGGAATGTCATAGATGCTGCAAGTATCATCATCTTCAAACCAAATTTCAAAGATATGATGCCACATTCCATTATCACAATTATATTCGCAATGGATAAAATACGGATTGTCATCTTTATCGGTCAACTCTCCATCACCAATATCCAATGCAAAGGAAGTATCATCATTCCAATATGAATGACACTTGAATTTTCTTCCATTGCCCCAATCTATTTCATCAAGGACGGTTTCGGTTTTTACATATTTCATTTCAATCATTCCTTTCCTAGTAAATCATCGTTTCTTATGCTTTCTTCCTAGAATAATACTTAACAATCTTTTTAAAATCCTTGCTACTTGCATAAGCAACTCTAGGTTTACTTCCATCAATGTTAAATTCCGTTACGCTTAAAATCGCATAGCCTTGTACCGTTAATGTGGCAAGATATACAAGTAAATTTAATTTGTATCCAAGACTGTCAAGCTGAATTTCTTTTCTTAGTTTCTGTACTTCTTCATCATAATTGTCATCTATTTCAACAATGTGTGCAGAAGCATATGTATTGATTTTATATAATCTGTTGTTCATCTTTCTTACCATATTATTCGCCTCTCTTTTCTAGTAAATCCTCATTTCATCTTCTAAAAAATTAATCAAATTTCTTCGATAAATAGTCTCTGCAAGCTCCAACTGGGACGCATTCACAAGCTTCGGAACAAGTTGTGCATTTACATGGACATTTATCAAAATCAATTTGTCTTATTTCTGTGTTTGTCATGTCTTTATACTTTTTGTTTTCCATTTATTTCTACCTCCTATTTTCTAAAGAAACTCTTGTTTCATACTTTGCATTCTCTATATTCTTTTTCAGTTAATAGTCCTTCATCGCACATATCTTCAAGCGTTCTATATACAGCATTAGCTCTCCAACTTGCATATGAAAAACCATCAAACTCTCCGATAAGTGCATCTCTGTTTTCTTCACTTTGTTTTTCCAATTTTTCTGCTAATATGGAATTACGAAAGAAATATGCTTTATACATAGCTGCTTTAATTCTAAGATTCTCAACTTCATATTCCTGAGAAATTAATTTCTCTTGAGCTTCTAATAACTGTAACCCCATATTCCCTAATGGGCTTCTTTCAATTCTGTTTCCAAAATAAGTATAATTCATATTTGTCACTCCATTTCTATATTAATTCATCAACTTCAACTACATCAGGATTATCCCTAAACCATGAATCATCCTCTGCAATTTCCTTTAACTCAATAAAATCTCTTTCAGAATCAAAGCAATCGTTGTGTTTCAAATAAGCTACTTTCACCTTTTCTCTTGCATCTTCATATGACTCTGCCTTTACAATTCCAACAGCCAATTCTTCAATTCTGTATGCATATAAGTTTGTAATATCTAACATATTAAGCACTCCTTTCCACACTACAGAAGAAATCATCTTCTGTAAACACAGTGTTATCATATGCATCGAAAATAACTTCATCCGAGACATATTCGTTGACTTTCTCTATCATGTCATATGATGGTTCATCAATATCAACACCCATTACTTTTGCAAATAAGCATTCATTGACAAGTTGTACATAATACATACGCTTTAATTCAGTTAATTGATCTCTATTTAATTCTCTCACTGTCATGATTTATCGCTCCATTTCTGTAAATCCATTTCTCTTTAAATACTCTATGTAATCTTCAATATCTGATTTCTTTTTAACCTCAATATCTTCTGGATGATAATATCCATAAAAAGCATTCGTATATACCTTATATGTTTTATTTTCCATATTAACAATGAGATTATAATTATTTGCACAATCACCACGTTTCTTCCAATTCTTATCAAGCCAAAATAGATGTAATCTCATGTAACCAACCATCCTTTCTAATTCTCTTCGTCTATGACAATTCTAAATCCATACTTTTCAGCTTTCTTTTTATTAATAACAATTCTGTTTACAATTACATCTGCATTATCAACACTTTCTACAGATACTATTGATTTTGAATTGCAAGTCATTTTATCATAAGCTCCGATTGACATTCCTGTATAAATTCCAGTATCATAATTCCACGCTTCAATAACTGAACCAGTTTTTAATTTCTTCTTTAACATAAAAATCACTCTCCAATCTTAAAATGAAATTGCTATTTCTTAACCTATCAATTTTTCTAACTCTACCATCCGTTCATGCTTAAATCCTAAAACTGCAAGTGACTGATTAATTCCTTCTGCATAACCTCTGTGATTATGTGCGGTATTTTCCAGAACATATCTTTCCGTTGCATTAGGATGTCTTGCAGCTACATCCAATTTGTCTTTTGCATCAATCGCATATTCAATAGCTTCATTCAGTAACTTTTCACATTTAATACTTTCTAATTTTGTCATTTTCATTACTCCAATCTATCCCAAATTCCATGTTTTAATAGGTGTACTCACTGAAATATCAAAGTGTTCATCATTCCGTAAATCTTCAACCTCTTTTCTAAGTACAATACACTCAAATTTATTCTCTTTAATTGCTTTCCAAATTACTCTCATTGCACCTGCTTTTGATTTGTAATTTCTGTTAAAAGTAGCCATCTTATTTTTATCCGCAAAGCCAACTACTTTATAATAAATTCTATCGGTTGCTTTCCAGAAATTTTCTGCAATCGGAATGAGAACATAATGTTCACACATCCATTTGAAATCCTTTTCCGTTTTGCTGATATAAGGATTACTACCATCAATAAATTCTATATGCTGATACATATCAATCACTCTCCCTTCAAATTAGGACACAAACCAAGACCACCATCAATTTCTGGTAATCTTCTATATGCATCTCTATGAATGCAATCTTCCTTCATGCATCTGTGACAACAACATTTCTTATATTCCTCGTAACTCATTTTATAATTTGTCTCTTTAAATCTCTCTTCTGTCATCATAATTATTGCACCTCCATTTCAATTCCAAATTCATCATATAAAAGTTTCTCAAATTCAGGATCTCTCTTTACATATTCTCTTAAAAATAAATCAGGCTCGCATGGTGCAAGTCTGAAATGTAAATCTTCTCTTATGTCATCATTCATATAAGTTGCAATTATGTCCATAAGTTCCTGTGTAATATTAAATTTCCGTCCATATCTCAGCATAATTATTTACCTCACTTCCTTTTCAAGAAACAGTTCTTTCATTTGGTTTTTATGCTACTGCCTCAACGCTGTCATACAGTGTTTCACTTACACCAAAATCGAGTGCTATTTCCTTAATCAACTCATCTCCCCACTTATCATTGAAGAATCCCCAACAACTGTCTTTCTCTTCCCAGTCATCATCTTCTGCATTGTATTCTTCCGTGATAACTCCATATACTTCACCAGTTAAATACATGTCATACTCTTCAACTTCGCCTTTCATCCACTGGTATGCAGCCTTCTTCCAATTTCTATCTGTGATTTTTATGTAATTCCCTTTTTCATTCCTAATTTTTCCACCACAATCAATAATTGTTTTCTTGTCAGTGTAAATATATCCAACCTGTCCAGAGTCCCATCTGTCACCAAAACTTCCAGTGCTCATTGTGATTCCGCTATGGTCATACAGATAAAGTGGAAGATATACAATGTTTGCGTGTTTCTCTAACAAATACCATTTATCTTTCTGTGGTAAAGCTTCAATCATATCATCGACTAACCAATCAAGCGATTCATATTCTTCTATTACATCAAATTTTGCTTCTCTGCTTGTGCCAAGTGGAAACCAATAATATGTTCCCCATAACTGCCACATCTGTTCATGTCTGTCATATCTCAACTCAAGTCCATTAGATGCTTTCTTTGCCTTGATATAATTGATGATTGATTTATCTTCTACATTTTCCCTTATGAGATTATTTAAAAAGCCCTCATTGTCGTTGTAATCATTATCCTTATAATCTCCCAATCTATAATCTCTATGCCAACACATCATTTTGCCTATTTGACCATCCCAATCATACCGTGGATCAAGTGGCTCATCATCCTGTTCAATATGTAGTCTCATAAGCTTCCCGTTATCTTTATAGTATCTGTATTCTTTATCTGCCATATCAATCAACCTCCGTTCTATATTTCATAATCTCTTACTGGTTCTGTATAACCACTATCCAATTTAATTTCCGTTGTTTCATAATCATCATAAACACTCTTTCGTGTTCCTCTTGCATGAATAATCTTTGCAAGCTGCATAATTACATATCTGCGTTCACAACCATGTTCATCATAAACTTTATGTGGATAATATAATGCTCTACCATTGCAAACTGTAAAATTATCAAACTCTTTTCCATAGAACTGTTCACAATCACTAGCATGTAAATTCCGTAATGCGTGTTCTCTAATGTACTGTTTCTCTTCATCTGTTAATTTATCCGTGTTATCTAATAATGAGAAATCAAACAAGATATTTCTCTTACCAGTTTCAAATGAATCGACATATTCTAGGTTGTTTTCATTTGCTGTCTTTTTAGCTGTCTTGTATAATTTGTATTCTTTAATTTTCATTGTCATTTTCTCCTTCCATTACAAAAGACAGACACAATTATTTGCATCTGCCTTTATATATTCTCTTATTTCTAATCAATCTCATCACACTCTAAACTATCAACATCCCAATCAAGTTCATCAATCGGCTTATCCCACAATCCATTATCATCCGCAATATAGTTCATAATCTTTGCAAAACTACTTGCTTTTACCTTTTCCATTTCCTCTGTAAATTTATAAGTCGGCTGCATAGCATCGTCTGTTTCATAGATGTACATATCAATTGTGTTGTCACTATTTACGAATGCCTTGATAAAGCCCATCTCATTTTTATGGAAAATGAAAAATTCACATAACCTGTTATTGCAATTCCAATCAAACGGTGTACTGTCGTTCCCGTTCATATAATAAATAGCTCCGTTTGTATCCAACATATCATCCGTTACATTGGGATACATATTTCGTGCTACCTTAAAAATTCTTTCGATTTCTCTTTTAAATTCATATCCATTCATATGTTTTTACCTCCATAAATTTCACTGTAAATTACAATTTCCTGTTAATCTTCCAAAGTCCAATTGCCAACTTTATTTCCATTGATATCCATTATGTAACCAGCTTGATATCCATATTCGAGTTTTTCTTTAATCTCTTTTAAATTTCGTCTTAACTCATATGCACTTCTGTCAAGCTCACCATCTTCATCTCTATAAGCTGCGCCACCTGTTTCAATTTCAATTTTCAGCATATCAATATTCCTCCTCATAGAATTTAATTGTTCTTTCCTTTTCAGCTTCATATTTCGTTTTATCAGTAAACAACGTGAGATAAATATCTCCCTCTGTATATGTGAATATTGCCATCTGTTCATCTGAATAAGCATAGGCACTATAACCATCTACCTGCACTAAATCGAATTTACATTTCTTTGCAAATGCATAACTTAAATCAGACATCCAATGTCCACCCAACATATAGTTTCCGTTTTTATCTTCTGTCTCTTCCATAAAGTTTACATTTGCAATTCGCTTTGTATCTTCATTTAATGAATATACTGATAAATCTAAGTCTGCAATTTCATACTCACTTTCTACTTTCTTTACTCCAAGCTTATCAATTAATTCAAAATATTCATTTCTCGAAACATATTTCATATCAATCACGCTCCTTCCTAAATCAACAACATTCTCTTATACTCTGGATTCTTTTTATGTCTATCTCCAACTTTAACGAAAATCGACTTTCCATTGTCAATAGTCACAGCTCCCCAAGGATCTGTCATAAGTGGATTTTTCTTCCAACCTTCAGGTATTTTAGATACAACTTCCATACCTCTTTCTTTTGCAACTTCCATTACATGTTCAAGTTTCTTTTCCGTTGCACTCTTACCTGTGGCAGATTTAAATAATCTGATGCAAGCTTCAATGATTTTCTTTCTGTTTTCTTCTGTATCTTCAAGCAACCAATCAAAGTTAATCACATTTCGTTTCCCATCAAATTTTTCTGTCACATTATATCCACCATAACAACCATTTTCTGAATCATGTACATAAGTATGGCAACCAATATAGGTTTCCATTACTTTATCAGTCCAACCATTTTTATACCACGCATAAGGTAATGAATTTTTTCCACCTGGATTTTCACAATGCACAATTTCAATTACCATTGTTTCCTGCTTTGCATTCTTACCAATTACATGTACCCATGTACTACCAAAATCTCTTTTTTCTATTTCATACTTCATCATACTAATCAACCTGCCTTTCTAATCATCAATTAAATGCTCAATGTGTGCTTTTTCGCTCAAACAAACTGGCGTATCAAGTGTTCCCATAGAATAATCATAATCATACCACTCACTCATTGACGGATTAGGATCATTCCAAATTGCATTACATAAATGACTTGCAATACAAAAGTTGCCTTCATCAATTTTTTCTTTAATAAATTCCTTTAAACTGTCAAGTGTTGTAATCTCATCCAATTCTTCATTAAGCTGACTCATTACATCTTCAAATGATTTCTCTTCAAATTCTGTTCTTGTCATACAATCATCTCCTTATCTCACATATGGAATATCTTTTCCATGCATATAATTTTCACCTCTAAAACAATCACCACAGTATTCCCAAATTCCATCATTCACCTTTTTGAATGTGGAATATGTTGTTCTGCCTTCTCCGTTTTCATCAATTCTGCTTGAACATGGTTCACCAATCTGTGAACAATCGCTTCTCATACAAACTGGTGGTAATAAATCCATAAAGAAATCAACCATATCTTCTGTGAAATACTCACCAACTTCATGTGCATCAAGTCCAAAATAGTGTTCTTTATCTACAACTTCCTTTCCCTTGTACATTTTCGGTTCGCTTAATGGAACACCGTCATATTCGACTTCTTCAATCACTAAATCTTCATTGAACCATGTATATGATTCATAATGCTTTTTATAAACTTCTGCTGCTTTGCGTGTTGGGAAGATTTGTGGATTACCTGCTGATAATCTATATTCTCCGTTGTAATACACAACTTCATATCCCTTAAGTCCTTTTGTCCATCCTGGAATATCAGTTTCGATCACATATCCGTTATCAACTGACCATTCAACTGCTTCATAATCATATTCGTCTACAGGTTCACCAACTGTTTTATACTTGTAACTTGCACATTCTTCTTTGCCTTTTTCTGTAAGTACAAAATGCTTTCCCTTGTCTGCTTTGTACCAATTGTTCCGTAATTTCATAATTCGTTTCCTCCTTGTAATAAAATAGGCAGCTAGGTATTTATTCTCCTAACTGCCTTTGCGTTTGCGTTATTCTGTTTAGTTGCTAAACATTACAGATACTCTGCAAAAATCTGAAGGTTAAATTTGTTACTCAACTCTTCAATAGTCATATCTTTAAGTTTCTTTGCAAGTGATAATTCGTTTGCATTATAACTCCATTCCATTGCACATCCGTTTGGTGTTGCAGGAAATTTCACTTCTACACAAATTTCATTTGTATATTCTGTAACTTCTGTTACTGTACCAAAGAAACTTTTATGTGTTCTTTCTCCATATTCCTTTTCATATTCTGTATCTGGGTTAGATACATACACTAAATCACCAACTTTAAACATCTTAATCACCTCATTTCTTTCCATAGTTTACACTCATTGGATGCCAACTCATATCAAATCCGAAATCATATTCCAGACATTCAACAATTTCATCCTCATTGAATGAAAGGGCTTTCATTTCTCTTATAATTATCTCCTCGAAATCATCTTCGTCCTCAACTATTCCCATGAGATAATTAATAAGATATTTAAGCTTCTTACCATGCTTTCTGTAATCTGCTAACTGTTTCCGTGTATTTTCCGTTATCATTTTCCCTCACCTGCTTCCTAAGAAATCTTAGTTTTAACTACTACAGATAATTCCACTGTTCGTTATCTAACATAATGCCTACTGCTACTACGTTAGCATTTAAATGCATTTCCTTTACCTTATTAGCCGCTTCATGCGGAGTAATAGCATTATCAATGACATCAACATTCTCTCTGCCTTCTCTTAACCACACAACTAAGTATCTATCCATAATTTGCTCCTTTCCTTTGAAATGCGAATTTCAAATACTACTTCTATTCTTACATATATTCGTTCATTTCACGTTCCATATCTTTTTCATATTGTTCATCCCACCATGCAGCATCTTCTTCTTCTTCCCATTTCCATTCCTTTTCTCTTGTTTCCTTTTCCTGTTCAAGATTTTTAATCTTACCTTTTATAAAATCTGGAATATAAATGTGCTTATATATCGTAAGTGGATTATCAAATCTCGTATAATCATCATCTGTCCATATAATGAAACCACCAAAAGGAAAAAACTGCACCTTATCTCCTTCACTAATTACTAAAGCACACGAAGCTGATAAATCAAGGTGAATCAAACTCTTCATTTTAGGATACATATATTTTGCATTATATGATTCCTTATCAGTTTCATAATCTCTTCTAAAAGGATGTTTTGTAACACAGACATACTTGCTATACATAAAGAATTTCTTTTTTACCTTGTACTTATATTCTCCATTCTTGTCTCTCCATTCTTTATCAAACTCACTTCGTAATCCCATTGAATTAGTCTTACATTTTACTTCTGTAAGATCTTCCGATAAAGCTCTGTAGAATTCAAGCATTTTGTATTTATCGCACATTTTCCGTAATTTTTCTAAGACTTTTTCAAAATTGTCTTCTGTTACCGTAATTTTTCTCATATCCGTTACCTCCGTTTTTTCTAATGAAACACGCATTTCACGAGTTGAATAAAGGAATACATTTTCCCATCAACTCAGAATTGTAGCAACCGTAATTTCCATCTTGTCCACTGCATAATATTTCACTATGCTTATCACAAAATCCAGCAATCACTTTTTTATCTATATAATTACCTAAAGCCATTTTATCTTTGGCAATTACATAACCATGCCACATTTTCGCTGTATTTCCACATATAACACATTTCTCCGTTTTTAAATGCTGCATATAATCACTTTACCTTTCCAAAAGAAATATCCATTTACTTGCCTTTACCACCATTCTTCTTCGTCATCATCAGATGTTTCCCAACCTTGATTCGGATCGCCCAATGATGGAGCAACTTTTTCATATTCCATTTCTCTTGTGGTAATCTTGATTGAATATTCAAGTGCTTCATTGTCTTCATCGTAACAAGCCATTACAATTCCAAGCCAACGAAGTTCACAATCAATTTCTTTCCCTTCATAATATGCTTGTAAATTTACAACATCGTTTTTACTTGTACTGCATTTCCAGTTTCCATTTTTAATTCTACGAATGATTTTAGGGATCATATCTTTGTTCCATTCTGGAATTAAATCATATATATCATACATTCCGAAATTGCCATATCCACCGTAACAAGATTCATAAATTGCTTTTCCGTACTTCTCCTGAAACGGTTTTGGCACAAGTAAATATGTATCTGCTATCTTATTATCTACAAGCTGTTTATTTGTATCTGAATATATCCAACTGAACTGTCCCATATTTATTCCTCACTTTCTTAAACTCTCTTTATCCACAATACAATAACAACCAAAAGCGTCTCCAACCATGTCGTTATCTAAATCAAGTGACTGTAAAATTTCATTGAATGTGCCTTCGCTATAGTCTTCTCTGTAAATTTCAAGATACTTCTGTCCCTTTGTAACATAATTGCTTTCTGTTTTGCTTCTAAAACAATCCAGAGCATTCTGTAAACAATCGGCTTTTCGTTTTGTATCATTCCAATAAGTGAAATATGTTCCATAATTCCACTGTTGATCTTCAGACTGCGTTGGATCATAATCATTTGCTACGCAATATTGTGTATTACTTTCGCTTTGTAGTAATGCATAGCCATCTTTCCGTAAAATCTCTTTCCATTTCATGCTAATCAACTCCTAACTTTTTAATTTGCCTATAACAGTCATACCACCGACAATACTGTGTTTCCGTACTTCTCTTTGCCACAACATCCTGTTAATTGATTTCGGCACACTAATTACTTCTCCGTTTGCATTCACAAATTTCGTATGGCTTCCGTTACAATTATGCCCATTATTTAAAGCAAAATATCCGTTCGCTTCAAGAATAGGCTTGACAATCCGTGTATCATTTGTCCATCTTCTCTTTCCCATATCAACCAATCCTTTCCTTATTATAATGTGACCGTATAGCCGCTATCCCAGCTTCGTATTTATATGTTGTATGTATTTGGTTTGCTTTTCTGATATTTTTCTTACCGATGTTTCATATTAATCACTCGCTTTCTATATTTTTATTCTCTGTTTACTTGCTGATTTCTGCTGAAAGAATATCATACAGTTCTGCATCATTTTTTACGGGTAATACTTTAGCCTCGTAAAATGAAGCACCTTTGCAATTCTGTAACATTTTCTCTTCAACATTGATGCCTTTATTATTTGCATAAAGTTTCTTAATAACTTTTATATTACGTGGGGTAATTGCATTCTTGCTTGAGCCAGTCCAATTAAGGTCTTTTATCAATGCAACAATTTTATTCATCAGTTCATTTTCCTTCTTTGCCATACGAAGCATTACTGAAGATGGATTTAATGATCCTATTGGATTGTCAATAATTTCTTCCTCTGATGGAATCTGAATATCATTTGCCTTACAAATATTCCTAAATGCAACATAATCAGGCTCATTTTCTTCAACAGCAGCTCTATACATGTCATTGTTTGACATTGTTTTTCTGCCTTTCTTCTGTGCAAGAAATACCTTTCTTGCTTCTTCTTCATCGCAATTGAGGACTTCAACAAGAATCATTAACTGCTTTTTCATACTGATATTTCTAAGAATAAAAGCAATTAAGCGATGTGCACCATCAGCAACATACAATTTTCCATTTTTAATGTACACCTTAATCGGATCAAACTGATTTTCGTCAAAGTTAATACTAATTTCCTCTGCCGTAGCAAAATCTGTATCTCTCTGCCATGTTGGAATATGTATAAGTGTCGGATCAATTTGAATGTATTTCTTTCCTGCAATTATAATTGACTGTCCTGGTATTAATTTTGATTCAATTTCGCTTAATTCCTCTTCTTCACTTTTCTTTTTATTTTCTAAAATAAAAGCGTTTGCAAGACTTGGTTTTCTATATCTTCTGTCTTTTAAACGTTTTCTAGCAGCACCTACGACTTTGCTTTCTCCATGAGTAAAATCATATCCAACATCGTGTATCTCGATTTCACCACGGTTGATTTTAAGAAACATGCAGATTCTATTTGCTATATCTGTTGACGGTTCGCTTTTTCCATACTCGTAGTTCTGAACAGTACTCACAGACATTCCCAATTCTTTTGCAAGTTCCTTCTGTGATACGCCTGCCTTTGTCCGTAATTCTCCTAATTTCTTTCCATTGATTTTGCACATAATTTTTACCTTTTTAACCTTTCTTGTTTTAATTTTTTTTGCATAAAAATAACGGCTTGCTTTCGCTTGCCGTTTAGTTGCTAAACTTCTTTAAATACACCAGATTTAAGCATATCTGTTTTCCAACATTCAAAATCTGGATATTCTTTTTTGTCTGCCATATCTCTATAAACTTCATGCATCTGATTTTCTGTGAATGTTTTGCCTTTCAGCGGTTCTTCATAAGTGATGTATTTCATCTTGTCACACTTCCTTTCTGAATATATTCATTTGCATCCTTACAACTCTGCATTCCGTGACAACAAATTCTGTCGCCACAGTTTGCACAAAGATTTCTCTTAATTTCTCTTATCTGGTCTTCACTCATAATTCCACCTCTACAAGAAGATATTCATAGTATGCTTTTTCTGTTTCAAAAAGCTGATATCTACCGTTTGCATATCCCATATATCCATCTGGAACTACGTATCCTTTCCCTTTAATCATTTATAACAACCTCCTTGTTTGCGTTATCTGGGCTAATTCCCATTTCAATAAGTGCATCTTTTGCTGATACATTTTTCGCTACTGCTAAAAGCAATGCATAGTAATTTGGCTTTAACATCTGATTTCGTGATAATTCATTCATGATTATATTCTCCCTTCTATAATAATCCGCAAGCAGCCATTAACTTCTTTGCAAATGGATGTTTGTTTTTATGTAACTGCTCTGCAAATTTTTGCTCTCTTGTATAGCATTCTTCTGCATACTTCATGTTTGAGTATGCAATTTCAGCTTCAGGTCTTGTATCTACAATTTCAGTTCCATTATAGGCACGAAATATTATTGTTTTCTGCATTTTATTCTGCCTCCCTTTTGCGTCATATCTTGCCTTTCCCATTTTGTTATTCTCCCTTCTGTGCATTAAAAAAGCGATGCTAACGTCTGTGCTAACATCGCTCTACTCATGTTATGGGTTTTAATTCCCTGTGGTTTCCGTGTTTCTGTTCGGACTGAATAGATCCGTGATGGTTTGCTTGCCTTTGCTACTTCATAGTCGCAATAAGCATTGTGAATTGATTTCTGTTTTTCTGACATTGTTTTTACTTCCTTTCTTATTATTTACCACTCTGCACCGCTGTATCTGACCTGTAAGATAATATCATCGGTTATCTTTTCTGTTCCGTTACTATCCATGAGCATAGATACTACATCTTCATCTTCATAGTCTTCACAGCCACGAAATTTCCATTTGTTTCCGCTATAATCCTGTACAGTGACAACGTTTTGCTTTTTGTTTGCCCTTATTACTTTCGCTGTCAAAGGATATGTTTTGTTTTCATCTAAATCTTTAAGATGCGGAAGTTTCTCACAGATTTTTGAATACGAATATCCATCTGCCTTATTGAACTGCTTTGTTGTATCGCCAAGCTCAAAGCAGAGATATCCATATTTGTCATAGAAATAACCAGCAATGTCACAGATTGGGATTGCATTTGTTACACTGATCTGCTTTGGAGTTGAGGCATTGACTGTTTGCGTTTGTTGCATTGTGCCTACTGTGTAGGATGTAAGGATTGTTGCTGTTGTAAGAATGAGTGATAATAATTTCTTTTTCATATTTGTTCTCCTTTTCTGATTGTTTTTGGGTATAAAAAATAGCACCCGGAAATTGGGTGCTTGATTGGTGCTGTGGTTATATTTGACGCATTATTTGCCTTGTAATTGCTTTTTCTTTGCCATCAATTCCGCTATTTGTGCGTCAATTGAGGCAATTTCTTCATTTGCCTTGTTATATTCTGCATCAGGTATCCATTCCATAATTTCTGAAGGTTGGACTTGGAGATATTCGCAGATACGGTTTAATGTGTCTGTTTTAAATACTTCATTTTTACTTATTTTAGATACAACATTTGTACTGATTCCTGTATCTTTACAAAGTTGTGTTTTTGTTATTTTGCGTTCATCTAATAGTGTGTCAAGTTTATAATATACTATCATACAATTTTCGCCTCCCTTTAATATATACAAAGATAGCATATTATTTGACTTTTTTCAAGTGCTATCTTGATAATGCACACTATAAAAGAGCAGACTTTTTGCGTTGATCTGCTCTTCTAACTATGCACTATTCTTTTATTGTGTCAAGTTCCGTTACATTTACACCCAAAGCGGATAAAATGACTTTTAAATCTCTGTAACGTGTTTTCATGGATTTATATAATGCGCTTTCTTTTTCTGCCATTTCCATCCATTCCTGTAAGCGTGAAAATTCTTCTACGCAAATTTTAATTGTTTCCTGATTATTCATCTCTTCCATCCTTCCACCGCCTTCCTAATTGTAGTATAGCGGATTTGTTGCGTGTTTACAAGTTTCTTATTTGATATACATATCGCAGAATACAGCCATGAAAAGTTTGTTAAATGCAGCCTTATTGATTGAAGTGTGCATAACTCCATCATTGACAATCTTCTTTGATGTAGCATATTTTGCACCGAACATATCAGACATGTTTTCAGCAAGTTTACTGATTTGAGCCTGTGAACAATTTTCAATACCAAGATTTACAAGGAACTGCTTGATAGCTTCTAAGAAGTCACCACGCTTATGTTCGTCAATCTTTTTCACATAAGCAGAGTGCATGTTGTCAGGTACAAACTTATAAGTTTCTTTCATGTTTTTATTCAATGGTTCAATGATGGCATTGTGTGCAGTTTCAGCCTTGCGGATAGCATTGTCAACTTCAATGCGTGGGAATTTTGTAGCCACTTCTTCTACAGATAACCCATTGTTGAGATCGTTCTGACGGTTCGCAAGAATATTTTCAAGTTGAGCCTTGAGTGGTTTCATCTCTGCTTTATACCGTAAATCCTCTGTAGCGATTGCAAGAGCAGAATCCTTGAATGTGTTTAACTGCATAGTTGCTTCATTACTAATTTTTGTGAAATTAATCTGATTCTTTGACATAATGTACTCCTATTCTCCTATTTCACGCATAGGTGCAAAATTGTTTTTGTGTGAAGTCCTCTGCTTTAATCCGACTTGGAACGGACAGACTTATTGTGTGGTCTGGTAGCATTACTTCTAAGTCCAGTTATACGGCTCAAGTTGTTACGATTCCTAACTAGCAGTCGGTTTATTCCCTGATTGTACGGTTCTCACGCACTTGTCTAGTTGTATCCTTGGATGGAGCGACTTTGTTATAAGTCATTATCTACTCAGATCCTTGTATAGCTCACAACCGCCGATTCTTTAATTGTCAATGTTCTTCCTATGAGTGCGTAGTGTGCAATACACCACTTCCTAATCAAAGGTGTTACATAGGATTTTTAAAAACTTTTTGTGGAATTTTTGCATGAAATATGCTAGAATATGTAATGCGTAAAGGTTAGTATTTTCATGCTATCCACTATGTAAGGGTGTAAGGTGTGCTAGACTTTGCACCCTATTTTATAGGTTGCTACCCTATATATAAGCTATAAGTTTGAACATTTAAGTCAATCGCTTGACTTGTTTAAAGTATATCATGCTACTTGTTTATTGTCAAGTGTTTTTTAGGATTGCTTGCAAAGAAGTTTAAAGTTTTATTACTTCCTAGTTATTTACTTGACTTGATACAAGTATAACAGATATTCTTTTACTTGTCAATAGTCAATTTCTAATTTCTTAAAAATTGTTTTATTCTCTTGACTTGACTATATCTTATCATGTTACTTGTCTAAAGTCAAGTATTATTTTTCAAAAAATACGATAAAATTATAATACAAACACATGTTCGAATATGTTCTGCTCAAATAGTCCAGTCTGATTTTATCGAACATTTGTTCTGTTATCAATCCCACGGAAAAATGTAGAAAAACCGTAACAAAACATGTGTTCGGGGGTGGCAAAAACTAAAAAGATAGTTGTATTTTATCAGATTGTACATAGCAGGTTGTTCTATACACCAACTCTAAAAATTTATCTCCTCTTAATTATCAAAAATCCCATAAAAATAAGGTAAATCTTTCATTCAAATAGAATTTATCCTTTATCGTACCTCATATCGTCAAATCCCACTAAAATTAAGCATTTCAGCCACTTCACAACCCAAAAATCAAACTTTCATCTCACCAAAAATCCATCCACAATTCCAAAATTATCCTTATTTATAAGCATTTTCACCGATAACGATTTTCCCAGTAAAAATTCCAAATCATATAACCATAATATAGGGGCTACCATAAAACTATACACAAAATTACCAAGACAGTAATCACACTGTCTTATTTTTACGCGAAAAATACAACTATACCCTCTAACGCTCATATTAGCCCAAATAAGCCGTTCTAATTTTTAGACAACAATCTCTCCACGCACTTTCTTTTACATACCTTAAAAGCTAAAATACAAGGTCATATTTTTTAACTCCAATTCTCAAACTATACAATATTACTAAATGTTTCGTCAATAATGCAACGTATTTTATGCAAAATATATAACATTCATTCTTATAATACCCTCTACAAGCTGAAAATCTACTGTCCTGACAGTGCGCAGAAAATTCTAACCTACTATCCTTACACTTTTATTGGCTAAACAATATATTTTTCAAATCTACTATTCCAATACGAAAAATAACAATGTATGTAATATATGCGTCAGCATAGATATAGTCCCTTGATAGGGACGGTCTTTTCGCAGCGTTAGCAAGAAAAGAATATCTCTAGGATAGACAACTAATAACAAGCCAATATCAAAAGGGAGAATAATATATTGAAGGAGGAATCAAATATGATACAAGAAAACGAAATACCAAAATATCTCAAGTCAACAGAAAATAATATCTCAAAGAGTAACCGCAAATCAAAGCACAAACATCAATATAAAGAATGTTTAATCCAATATAGATTCGCATTTATAAGAAAAACCTATCTTAATACAGGTTTATACACCTACTGTACTATTTGTGGAAAAATAAATGAGCGATTCAAGGAAAATAAATCTATTGTAAAAGATTATATCAGAACAGTAGATACTCCAATAGGTAAATGTTACTCTCATATTCCTGACGAGGAATTATATGAAAAGTACCATGATAAATTGCCAGTATTCTTTGTAGAGGATATTTATAAAGAGAAGTATGTTGATTTGGAAAGAGAGAATAATACGGAGAATAATTCAGAAGGAGAATGATATTATGAAGAAGTCAATTTTATTTAAAAGAACAAGAAAATCTGTTATAAGAAAATTATCAAATCCCTATATAAGAGAAAATCTTGAATATTTTGGATATATGTTTTCAATATTAGAAATATGTTATATGCTATTTCACTTAAAGGAAATAAATAATATGTTTCAGCATCAGGAATAATATAGGTACATCATATATGTACCCAAATGAAAGTACCAATCCAAAACACCATGTACCTAAATCAATCAATAACAACCAACCAAAAATTTATGGAGTTTGTATGTAGCGTAAGCGAAATACAAACGGAATATTCTTCTCTTGATAATATGAGTCTATATAGATATAGACTGCACAAAATTGATAGCTGGGATGTACCCAAATGAAGTAAATTTTCACTTTTGGGTACATGCTGTATGTACCTAAATGAATTTTTAACAATTTCATGCAAGTGCAACTTTTAATGTTTTTGTGAATTCAAATGGAGAATATACTATTGAATCACTTATTACACTCTCATCTCACAAATTGTAACTGTAAATTATGTTTTAGAAGAAAGGAAAGAAAATGGGTAAAGAAATAACGAATGTCTCTATTGATATTTTAAAGGTGCATCCACGTAATACCGAATTTTTTGATGATATTTCTGGTTCTGAGTATGAAGAATTTAAAAATTCTATAAAAGAAGAAGGTATCATTTCGGAAATTATTGTTTCACCTGATATGACTATTATTTCAGGACATCAGCGTTATAAAGCTGCAAAAGAACTTGGAATAAAAATAGTACCAATTAGAATCAGAGAAGATTTAATTGATGAAGATAAAAAACTAAAGGTTTTACTTGCTGCTAATTTTGGAAGAAGTAAAAATGATGATAAAAAGCAGAGAAAAGTTGCAGTTGAGTATGTAAAACTGTGTGGATATGGAAACGGAGGAGATAGAAAAGCACAAGTCCAAGTTGGACATGTGCTATCTTTGGAAGAAATTGCAAATCAACTTGGGACTTCAAAAACAAATCTCAAAAGAGCTTTGTCTATAGAGCGAAATCTCACAGAACCAATGAAACAATTGCTTGATGATGGAGTAATTTCAAAAACTGTTGCATCAGATGTTATTGCTTCTCTTTCTGAGAATGAACAAGAAGATCTAATTTCTAAACTAGATGTTACTCAAAAATATACTCAAAAACAAATACAACAATATATTAACGAGATAAATCAGCTAAAATCACAATCTGCCAAAGAAAAAATAATTGATAAAACTGATTATGATTTAGAGAATAAATATAAAGAAGCTATGTCCCAAATTTCTAACTTAAAGACGAAAATCAATAACTTGGAAATTATGAATAGTACATTAAAATCTTCTAATGAATCTAGTGAAAGTCTTTTGCAATCATATAAAAAAGAATCCGAAGAATACATAAAATTGAAAAATGATATAGCAACTTTGAATTTAGATCCAAGTGGAGACTATAACGTTATTGAGATTTCAAAAGACATTACAACTCTTGTAAATGAAATAGAAAAATTATTATCTACTACTCTATCGCCATTAAGATATTCCAAAATTCTACCTGTTATAAAAGATAATACAGCTTTAAGAAAAAATTTAGAGAATATTATATATATGGTGAATGATTGGTGTGAAACAATGGCTGAAACAATCGGTGTTACTACAAACAAAAATATAATTGATATGGAGGAATTGAACTAATGGGTAAACTTATTGTAAATGAACAGGATGTCAAAAGAATTGTAGATGAGTCTACAACCAATAAGACAGGAATTATCAATCAATTTGTAAATAAAGAAATTCAAGCAGAAGTAAACAAACTTCATTTGGATCTTAGTAATTACAATTTAAAACATAAAGAAGAAAATAACGAAATCAATAAAGCTATCAAGAATTTGCTTGAGAGAATTTCTATCTTAGAAGAACAGAAAAAAGATGAAATTACTGTCAATAACTTAAATAATTCAGAACTTAAACCACCAGAAGTCAATGATATTCTTGATATTCGCAGTTTATGCAGAGAGTTAAATATTCCAGGGTTTGCTCCTACTAATCTTAAATATTATTTATATGAGCATGGAATTTTTGATATGAAAATTAACGAATTTAGAAACTCGTATTTTATTAAGTCAACTTTTTATGAATCTGTAGATAAAGAATTACTGAATTATATTCATATTTCAAAGAAAAAAATCACATTTAGTAAAGACATCATTACATATTTTGAGAGTAATCAAGATAAGATCAGGGAGTCTATTATCAGATATGAAAAAAAAGAAAAAGAATATAAAATTGCTCGAAAAAACGTTTCTGTAAAAAGAGTAGAAGATTACAAAGAGGAGGTAAAGCGAATTTGTGGCATGAATAGTTCCGCTAAATGGACTCCAATGTATAAAGAATTTTCAAAGACATTTCCTAATTTTTATAAAGATTGGGAAAAGGCAGATAAAAAATTCAAAGAAAATAATCTTGAACATCCTGATTGGAATTATCCAAAGGTTGACTTTATAGTTAATGATATGCAACAAGGAAATGTTTTACTTAAAATTGCTTGCCAACTTTACGTAGATTAACATAGCGAGGTGATACGTCTTGCCAAACTATGTAAAAATTCCACGAGAAATCATTTATGATAAGGATCTCTCATCTAAGCGTGTAATAATCTTCTCATATCTTTGTGCAAGGCGTTCACTTGACGACACAGTGGCATTTTCTATAACAGAACTTTGCCACTGGTCTAAATTGAAACCCAATTACAGAGATGGAAAGATAAATCAGAAATATTATGAAGTTCTATTGGTTCTCTCTCATTATGGATACTTTGAATCGTGTCCAGATTTTGAGAAAAATCTAAAAGAAAAGACCAATTCGGTCAAATACCAGCAAGTAAAACTTAATATAGAAAAATTTGATGTTCCTGACAAGTTTGGAATCATTTACTTTGATGAATTAGATGCAATATTAAATTTTAAAGAAGAATTGAAGGATAAAGAAATTGATACTGCAAGAATATCATCAGCTTATATTCTACTTGTACTCTCTTATATTCGTGTCAATTTGAATCGAATGGATGGCAAGCCACTATGTTGTTATAGATATTTTAAAACAATTTCAGAGGATATTGGGCTATCTGAAAGATATATCAGTCGCATAATTGACATTTTAGAAGAACTCAAAATTGTAAAATGTCAGCCCATAAAGAGAGAAAAATATATTAAAGATGGTAAAGAAAAATACGCTACTACCCCAAAGGTATTTGCTGATTATAGGCATTTTATTCACGATGAACATGGTCAAAGAATTGATGATAAATATGATCCATGTGAGGAAATCAAAAAACAGATAGAGATTTTGGAGAACAATAAAATATAGAAACTATAAACGCAGCACTCAAAGGAGTTGATTGCAATGAATAAATTTTCAAACAGTAAAGGAGAACTAATTAATGAACAGAACCGTAACAATTACATCAAAGAACCATAAATACCAGAATACATATGGTGGACTAATCACAGAATATGATTTCTGTACAGATTGCCCTCGAAAAGATAAAGCACCTTCTGTTGCAGACCGAATTTTTAGAGATTTTGCTTTTGATAAGCAATGCAGAAAGAATACAGAAGGAAGAGATAGAAATGAAGAAAATAAACACGAAAAGCTTATTCGAATTATTTAGTTTTGTGAAGTAAATAGAAATTTCATTTGAAGAATATATAAGTGGAGGTAATTTTATATGAATTTAAAAGAATTGATTGATTGCATTACAAAAAATTACGGAGTCTTTGGAACATATTTAATTGGATCAGAGTTGGATGCGCTTGGTGATCTTCCTGATATCCCAGAGGGATATATGTTTTATAAAGTAAATTGTGACGAAGATGTAGAAAATGTTAAAAACATGATGAGAGTTAAAAATGCAAAAATAAATGAATTATATCCCAATGCAGAGAATGAAATTCATCTTGCACTTGATGATTATGAAAGCAAGTGTTTTTTAACTGCACTATTATTTGAGAACGTGTTTAATTATTGGTATGGTAAAAATACCAGAATTAAATATGAATTGGATGATAATGAGAAAATATCTGAATATGATATTTTCGTAATGGAATTATGGGATTGGGTTAGAGATGAATTGTCTACTGACGAATTGAAAAAATATGCTTTAAATTTCAAAAAGGTGGTGATGGAATAATAAATGAGTGAATATGGGATTAAGATAAAAAACATCAGTGCTGGTATGTTGTATGATGTTAATCTTGGAACACGAGATTATTTTACATATACTGATGCCATGTTTAACAATAGTTTATTTAGTTTTTTCTTGCAAAAGAACGGATTGAATATTTATAAAGGAAAATCTGGTAAGAAAAATGAAAGTACACGAGATATAATTTGTCTTGATTATGAATTCGGAAGTCGCTCTTATGATAATGAACACGCTCGATTAGAAAAGTTATTTAATGATATTGATGGTGATTCCAAAGAACGTATCAAACAGGCACTACAAAAAGTTGAAGATAGAAAAGATTTGTATGATGAAAAATCACGAGATGAAATTCGAGAGTATTTTTATGAGAATGGTGTTAATGTTACATATAAACGCAAACGCAGAGACGGAACAATTAAAGAAGAAACAATTCATTATGAGATGCTTTTTCGTACAAGTGCCAAAGCTAAACTTGGACAAGTTATTTTCATAAATAGTAAATTATATGACATTGCATATGATTGGCTAACAATTGGACTTGGAAAAAAAATGAGTCATGATAATGCGAAAATCGTTGAAATGTCAGCTTATGCTCCACTTACCACATCTACAATTATTGGTACACTTCATATACCTGTTGAGGATATTCTAATTCTCAAAGATCAGGATTCCTTTTTTGAAACAATGACAAAAGTTGTTAAGGCGGAAGAATACGAAGTAGAAGTCAAAAAGAAAAATAAAGAAACTAATAAAAATGAAAAGGTAATTGAAAAACGTAAAAAATGTGTTGTATCCGAAGAAAAACGTCAAGTAAAAAATACAATTTGGGATGGTATGGCACTAATCGAAGCTGATTCTAATTACCTTTGCTTACCATCGTATGTCAATGGAATGGCTTTGCTCAGAAATCATCTTTTTAAGGCATGTGCTTTTAAGAGCTATATTCAAAAGTTCTTTAAAGACTGGTGCGAGAAAAATGGATATGATTATGATACATATCAGATTCAAGATATGTTTGGTAAATGTCATTATCTGAAAGACATTAAAATGATAACTACTGATAATGCGATTAAATGGAAGAAATTTCAAGACCTCATGGGTAGTAATATTACTGAAGCATATGAGTATTGGTGCAAAAGAATTCATGGAGATGGTGATATATGGGGCATTGTTAAAACTGATCATCCAAGTAAATTAGGACAATATCAGCAGTTGAGTTACCAAATGATAAATACTCTTCCATGTACGAAGGACGATGTAAAAGACATTGCTCAGATTAGTATTGATTATGTTGAATTACTTAAACGTGACAATGATGAATTTGAAAAGTTTCTTAGAAAGAATGCAAATGAGGTAAATCATTATGAGATGCTTGCCGATTTATATGCTCAAAATCATGAGTTTGGAAATAGTACATTTTTTAGAGAAGAAAAAAAGAAAATTATCTTTGATTATGTATACAGAATGAGAAAAGGAAAAATTATGGTCAATGGTGATAATTTGACTGTATGTGGTAATCCTTATGCACTTCTGCTCTATTCTGTTGGTGAAGATTTTGAAAAAGATCCAACACTTTCTCAAGAATATAATTGTATTCAGTGTTATACTAAACGTTTCGATAACAATGAATATCTTGCAGCGTTTAGAAACCCACATAATTCCCCAAATAATATATGTTATTTGCATAATGTCTATTCAGAAAAAATGGATAAGTATTTTGCATTTAGTAAAAATATCATAGCAGTTAATTGTATTCATACGGATATCCAAGATAGAGCAAATGGGATGGATGAAGACTCGGATTTTATGCTTGTCACAAATCAATCAACAATTGTCAAATGTGCAGAAAGATGTTATAGAGATTTTTATACTATCGTAAATGCATTACAAGAGTCTGGTATTACCTACAATAACACAAAAAAAGATTATGCTGCTATGGATAATAAGTTTTCAAAATCACGTATGGGAATCGGATATTCAAGTAATTTGGCTCAGTTGGCAATGACCTATTATTGGACAGAATTACAAAAAGATAGTCCTGATGAGAAAAAACTTAAAGAACTCTATGATAATTTTATCATTTTGTCTGTTCTTGCACAGGTTATTATTGATGGATGTAAAAGAGAATATGAAATTGATGGTAATAAGGAAATTGATAGAATTAGCAAACTCTCTTGTATGAGTATTAAAAAGATTGTCGGTTATACTGAATCTGGTAAACCAAAGTATAAGAAACACGATTTCCCTGAGTTTATGAAATACACAAGAGAAATTAAATATACCAAAGATGGTAAAGAACTTCCGCAAGAGGAAGTTGATGAATCAAAAAACAAACTTAAAAGTCGTATTAATAGAGAATTGTTATGTCCTATGAATTGGCTTGAAGATTGGATAAATAAAATTCAAAACGCCTCTACTTCGGATACATTATCAACCGAATCTTTTTTTATTAAAATGAAGGGGAAGGCTAATGATAAACAAATGACAAAAATTATGCAATTAGTTCAGGAATATGACTCTTTTGTAAAAAATACAAAATTAAAATATATAGATGATGATGAAGAGTATAATAAACAGATTTGTGAAAAATCAAAAGAAGTAACTGAATCAATAAAGAAAATTAAAATAGGTAATATAATTACAATAAATAGACTGATTGAGATAGCACTTGGTTTAAGCAATGAAGAGGGGACATCTAAAAGGAGGAAGTATTCGCCTGAAAAATATACAAGAAAAATTCTCAATCTATTGTATAAAACCAACAAAGAAAAGTTTATGCTAAGTTTCAATAGTGATAAATGTGTATAATTTTTTCGGCAACTAATTGTGCAATTTTACCAAAAACATAGTAAAATCAAGGCTTTTAGCGTTCAACTTAACGTCCGTAATATGGAGGGAAGAAACCGCAGAGTTGCGTTAGTAAACTCCCACGCCATTGCCAATGCGTGTAATAAATAAGGGCTTGCAAGTTTAAAAAGTATACTAGGGGCAGACGTATCATTATCTGCCCCGAATATAAAACAATGAAATCAGCTTTTCTTGGCTGATAAAACAGAGAATATATAATTGTCGAAAGGCATTATAATATTTCGTCTAACATATGACTATAAATTAGTTGCTGTGAAGCCATATGAAAAACTTGTGTATGGTGTGCAAAACCAGTTAAGTTCAGCAAGCGAGACTGTACCATGCATTTCTGTGGAAGATATATAGGAATCAAACCTATGGGGAACGATTCGAGGCGTTTTCAAACAGAACAATTCTAAAAATCATTTCTAAGATTGGTACATATTCATATTGTACTCCTCTTCTTATATGTGTCGGTGATTGTGCTACAATTCTTGCAGCATGGTTGCCGATTATTCTCTAAATATATTATTGCTGGCGAGTGAAACGGATTATCACACATGACTCATTTTCATGAAATAACAGGTTCGACTCCTTGTGCTTCAGCAACTCTCCCATTTTATGTGGGAACTGGTCGGTTTCGGATCAGAGGATGAAAATTCTAAGATAAGCATGGTGACATGTATAAAGTGGCTCTTATCGTATTATAAGGCTGCGACTGTAGCAATACAGCTTGACGGAAAACACATAAAATCTACGCCCAACCTTCTATTCAAGGACAACTGTTGGCGAATATGGTTGACTGGTGGGTGTCTTGAAATAGGCACTGTAGTAACACAGAAATGTGGGTATGATTTGTGTACTATTGGTGGGAATACCGCAAGTGTAACTGCTAGTAGGATTTTGGTAATATCTCTTAAGTTGAAAAACAGGGATGGAATCAAAAAGTAAGGAGATCGCAATCCGAGCAGGATGGTGATGATTGGGCTGTGCTCAAAAGGCACGGATGGTCAAATGTACACCTCATCGTCCATATGTAAGTACATACTTTTGAAGGAAATCAAATTATTTTAGGTAAATAATATTAAAGAAGATTACAAAACAGCAAAAGTGTGTATGACTATGAAGAGAAAAACAACTTATTGTCCTGTAATATGGACATATATGACACTCGCAAAGTGTTATGTAAGAAAGTACAAGTAATTGCAACCGTAAGAGATTCGCACTCTCTGAACTCCGCAAGAGGCGATGTGATGAAAGAAAATCTATAATACTTCATAGTAAGAGTTTGCCAGTTATGTCAAAATTGGTGTTGTTGCTAACTACAAGCTAATCGCTTGTGTGATAAACTGTGTCCAACCACAGTAGATGTTAGTGTATTGAGTCAAATATCTCAGCTCATATTAAGTAAGGATCTCATACTTCGGTATGGGATTTTTTATTTTGGGAATTAGTTCAGTTTGGTTAGAACGCCTGATTTGGGTTCAGGAGGTCGTGGGTTCAAATCCTACATTTCCAACTACTATCCTACTTTGTAGGAAATAAATCAAGAAAGAAGTGAAAATTATTAAGTACATTTCAAAAAATGAAATTGAAAAGCTATTATCCGAAGGTGTAATCAGAAACACAAGACGAGGATATATCGACAAAAATGGATATCCAGTCGGTTATTATCGTACTAAAGGTGTTGCTAAAAAGCGTTACATCGAAGATAAGTATGTTAAGTAGGTTCTGCCTATGAAAAATAGAATTGAATATAAAGGTTTTTATATAGACAAGACCGAAAATGGCTTTCGTATCTGTAGAAAAGAAGATACAGAAAAACATACTCATATGAAAAATCTTAATCCATCATATAAACTTATAGACAATGTGCTATCAAATAAAATTCCTACTCGTTGTGGATGTTATTATTTGGAGTCACATGCTAGATTAAGCTATGATGAAAATTATATTAGGAAGATTCGTGAGTATATCAAAGTAAAACAGAATAAAAGCAAACAAATGTATTATAATCCTGGCAGAAAACGTTCTGATGGGAATTTTTAATTTTATGGAGGATTTAAAGGATTATGGTAGATAGTAAGATTAAGAAAGCAATTGTTAGTGCAGCTAAAAAGAATATTACAGCAAGTGGTGTACGAATTGAAAACGGAGTTTTCGTTGATGATGAAGGCTCTATTGTAGATCGTATCGCTGAAATGTTACCAGAAGGTACTACTATTTTTGATATTAAAATTAGTATTGAGCTTCCAGATGAAGAGTCTGAATCTGCTGAATAGAAAGTAGGTGGATACAATTAGCACCTATAAAAGATTCGAGAACGAAACAGATGAGGAACTTATCTATAGGATATGCGAAGATAAAGACCAGATAGGTTCTTGGAATGATGTGGCGAATATAATTAATGAACTTACTGGAAATGATTTTGGGGAAAGTACATACAGAAAGAAGTTCCAAGCATTTAAGAAGATGTTAAATGCAAATCAGTCTAAGTTTGTTGATTCCGATGCACAGTTAAAAGAAATACAGTTAGCTCAGAGAGAACTTGAAAAAGAACGAAAGAAAATCCAGAGTGAAAAGATTGAATATAATAAATGGCTTAGAGAAGATGCTAGAGATGAAATGATCGCTGAGAAAATCAGCGAAACAATTTTATCTTTGCCACAGTTATCGTCTCCTATTCGTATTCAGCCAACAACAAATAAAAAGTCTTGGATACTTGCCATTAGCGATTGCCACTATGGTTGTGAATTTGAAATCAAAGATTTTTATAATGGAATTATAAATGCGTACTCTCCTGAGATATTTGAGGAAAGAATGACAATTTTATTTAATAAGGTTGTGGACAAAATCGAGGAACTTGGAATTACTGAATTGTCAATTATTGAACTTGGAGATGGCATTGATGGATGTCTCAGAATGTCTCAGCTTATGAGATTAAGATATGGCGTAATTGAGTCTAGTATTCGTTATGCAGATTATTTAGCAAATTGGTTGAATGAATTAAGCAAATATGTGTCAATAAAATTTCAGATGGTTTTTGATTCAAATCATAATCAGTTAAGACTATTGGATGGAAAAAAGAATACATTTCCAGATGAAAATGTTAGCAAAATTATGATGGCTCTTATTAAAGAACGATTGAGAGATAATGAGAATATCGCAATACTCGAAAATCCAACAGGAATGACTTACTCAATGATGTCTACATACTGTGTTGTTGGATTGCACGGTGAGAAGAAAAATCTAAAAATTAATTTATTAGAAATGTCACGCACATATGGTATTCATATTGATTATACAATTTCTGGACACATTCACCATGATGCTCTTAAAGAGATTGGGATGGATTCAGCAGTATTATCTGTTGGCTCAGTAATTGGTATTGATCCATATGCTATGACATTAAATGCAGCATCAAATGCTTCTTGCTCAATGTTTGAATTTGAACAAGGACAATGTAGAACGGCTGAATATGTATTTAAATTAAATTAAATTAAATAACAATTGTAGTCCACTGTTCGGCTCAGTTTGGAGTAATTGTGGAAGCAGATATTCACAACTACAATTAATATATTATTTTTGGCTGACGAAACTACTATCAGAGGGAGTGTACCTTATATGGACGCTACCCTCTTTTATATTACAAAAAATATTAAAGGAAAATAAAGGAGAAAATTAAAAATGAACAAGACAGATTTAGTAAAAGTAATTAAAGATACAGTATCAGAGACATTAGATGGCGTAACTGTAAAGGATACAGCGATTTTTGTAGATGCAACAATTAAAGCAATTCAGGATGCTGTTGTTGCTGGTGAACGTGTTCAGTTAGTAGGTTTTGGTACATTTGAGACTGTTGAAAGAGCTGCAAGAGAAGGTAGAAATCCACTTACAGGCGAATCACTTCATATCGAAGCATCGAAATCACCTAAATTTAAAGCAGGTAAAGCTTTTAAAGATGCAGTTAAGAATGCATAATCTGAAAGGTTGTGAAATATTTGAAGAAAAATAAATATGAAGACATTCAGATGATTGATCTTGAGGATAAGGTTGATGACATTATCTCTATTTATATCAATAGATTATATCATACTGATAAAACAGTTGGTGTAATTGTAAATAAAGAAATTGCTGAGTATATTTTGGATAATCTTATTAGACTTGACGAGACAAGTATTAAAGAGATTGATCTTGTTGATTATATGAATATAGACGAATATTTAGTATCTGTTGATGATGGTGGTGTAATCACTGTTGTTCCTATTGAGGACTTTGGTGTTCTTGATAAAACAGATATTTTCTATATTGATATGGATGGTGATATCGAGCAGAATATCATTGATTATTGTGTAAATGAGGATAAGGAAGTTATTCTGTTTGGTCAGGAAGATGACTGCGATGGTGATTGTAAGAACTGCCATGTGCATGATGAGACTTATTTACATACTTCTGAAGACGAATATGGAAATACTCACGGATTTACTGCTAGTAAGTCAGATGGCGACTCTTATATGAGTTATTCTTACTACTCTAGCGATGAGTTAAGTCATGAAGATATTCAGAAGATGTTAAAGGCTTTTGGATTTTAGATTTTAGATTATAGGATATGTTATAGAAGAATCAGTGTGTAAGTGTTTAAGAGACAAATTTGCTGATTTCAAATAACATTTGAACTTGGAGTGTGTGGTGTATGCTGCACACTCTTTTTATATGGGTAGGTATGCAAATGGCTGAAGCAAGCGGTCTGTAAAACCGTGACCTACATGGTAAACATTGTGTGTTCAAATCACACCCTGCCCACTAATAAAATAATTAACTAAAAAAGGAGGCTGAAATATTGTCAAAAGAGAAAATAACAAGGGTGAAATATTTCACTCCTGATAAAGAGAAATTTATTTATGAAGAGAATTGGAAGAAATATGAAAAATATTTACAATCTAATATCATCAAAAATCGTGATGTAAAAGATACTACATACAAGAGATATAAAGGATTGTTTCGACACTTCCTCATGTGGTTAGGAGAAAATTATGGTGAATTAGATTTATATTCTGATGAATTCATGGAAAATGCCGTTGATATTATGGAAGCATATATGCTTTTCTGTCAGGAAACATTAATGAATCATAAGAAGATAATCAATATGAAAATTTCTGCTGTAAGTTCATTCTATATTTGGTCTATGAAGCGTGGATTTGTTAAATATCATCCTTTTGATGGTAAGCTTGATAGAATGAAAAAAGCAAACGAAGAACAGATTCTTAATCATTACTTTTTAAATGATGAGCAGATTGCAGCTATTAGAGCAGATTTATATAAGACAGAGAATAACAAATGGACAATACAAGATCAGTTATTATTTGAAATCGCACTCTTCTCCGCTAATAGAATTGGTGCTTTGGAGAAACTTACTGTATCTTCTCTTGACTTAGACAATATGGTATTTGAGTCAATACGTGAGAAGGAAGGATACCGTGTAGAAGTCTCCTTTGACAGTACCTGTAAGGATATGCTTGAAACATGGTTATCTATGAGAACAAATGATTATGACCATCTTGAATGCGATGCTCTATTTATTCATAAATATAAGGACAAATGGATTCCTTGGACACAAGGTATGATTCACGATCGAATGAGAAAAATCGGTAGAATTATTGGCTTAGAGGACTTTCATTGTCATTGCATCAGGAAGACGGCGATCAATAAAATATATGAAGATACTGGTGATTTAAATCTTGCATCACAATGGGCGAATCACAAATCAACTTCAGTAACTTCACAAAGCTATGTACGTCCTGCTTCTAAGGCTGATTTAAGGGAAAAATTAAAAATTCTAAAGTTTAAACAACAAGAATTACAGAAAGAAGCTGAAAAAGAAGGTATTTAAGCAATCCCGATGAAGCTTTCGTCTAACACTTCGTCTAATTCCCCCTTGCACTCAACACAAAACTGTGATAGAATAATTTCTAAAGAAAACAAGCAAATATCCGTTAGACGGTTGAGCCAAATGTAAAATCAATAAAGGCTAAATAAATTTAATACTTAACACATTAATGACCGTGCTTTGGCGAGTGGCGGTCATTTTTGTGTCTATCGAAAAATCTGACTAAGTATGTAGCAAGTACGCCACTTACGATGCCAGTTACAATCGTAAAGATTAATAATTCAATAAACGTCACGTTATATCCTCCTTTGTAAGTATTTCCTACATGATGTCACGAGGATATCTATATAAACAGAACATCACTGTTCTGACGTGACTCAAACCGCCTAACCATCTCAATCAAGCCAAATTAAAATGTTGGATTATTTGCTTGTTCTAGCCATTATATCATATCACGACAATTCATGTCAAAATATTCCATTTACTAGAGAATAAATATTTATAACAGCCGAATGCTCTGAGTTACACATTCACTAAGGCTCTGTGAAAATCAGACGGACTAACAGACCGATATAACTGTATTATCCAAATAAAGTCCTTATAAACAGGCACGAAAGGCATATATAAAAAGGTGGCGACAATGTAGAAAATAAATAAAAGAACCCTTTAATGGGTAACCAAACAGAGAATATATAAGTATCACATCTTGGCATTTGTTATTCATGTAGCATTGTAAGCCCTACTGCTGTATTTTGGTAGAGCAGACTATATAACGACTCTAGTGCGCACGAAACATTAATGCAGTATATCTTCTCTTCTATCAAACTCTGCAACGAATTTTATATAATTTTCGTGGCAAAATCCCAATCGAGAGTTTTGAACTACCAACAAATATAAATTAGTTGGATGTTTTAGGAGAAATGGGTATTCGTACCTCTCTGCGTTAATGAGAACCTTAATTGACGGATAAGAGTCATTAAATCTTATCGAGAGGTCTTTGCTCCGAAGACTGAAAATATGTGGAGAATAATTGGAAGCATGAATGGATTGCGAAAGTTTTCTAATTTAAAACTGGATGTGTACAGTCCAATATCAGCTAGTTAGTGCTTTATGCTGATTTTTTATGGATCGTTCGCCTAGTTGGTTATGGCACTACCCTGTCACGGTAGAATAACATGGGTTCAAGTCCCATACGATTCGTTAGAGATACTTGACTTTATATTTTTCAAAGCACTCTGTAAAGGTTACGAAAAATACAACATTGGGGTATCGTCAAGCGGTAAGACATAGCACTTTGACTGCTAAATTAGTAGGTTCGAATCCTACTACCCCAGTTAGATTAAAAGGAAAACGAAAAAATAAAAGAAAGGAGTGTACATATAATGGCTTATTTACAAGTTACTGAAAACGACTTGGAAATTGGTGACGTATTAAGTATTACAAGTGATAATTGTAAAACTTTAAAAGCTTTACAGATGCTTATTGGAAATCAGACAAAAGCAAGTATGAGTATTGATTTTGATAACAATTGTCTTGTTTTTAAAGTAAATGATACAGATATGAATTTACCACAATTACAGTGTAATTTGTCAAAGTCTACCATTAAAAATATGATTTGCGGATTAAAAGAATTTTATAACTTATTAAGTGAGGAGGAAACTGAATAATGAAATTAGCACAGAAAACAGAAATTAACGAAGATGTAATTACAGTAAGTTTAAATGTCGAAGAATTGGGTGATAGTATAAGAGATGCTGATACAGAGAAAAATCAGTTACATAATTTCGTAAGATATATCGAATATAGCCAGATTGACTTCTCTGGAAATTTGAAACTTTCAGATACAGGAATTCCTGTGATTGTTACTGATGAGCCAGACGGTTCTACTATTGAAAAGGTCACAATTTCTGATTTAGTAAATAAAAAGTACACTCTCGATGAGCATTTATCTATTACACTTTCTATTGACATAAATAAAATTCCTACTGCTTCTCTTGGTACAGTGTTTAATACTCCTGAAAAATTAGGACAGGCAATGGCAGTTCTTTTCTTGGAAAAAGTGAAAGCTGCAATCACAACAAAATTAACAGAAATCAGAGCGTTGGCAAATGATTTTGAAGCTGAAACATCTGTTGTACTGTAAGGAGGCTGACTATGTATAAAATTCTTATTAAAGATTCCAAAACAGGAATGTATCGTTATCTTACTGTAAAGCAGGAAATTATGAAAGAACAGAAAGAAACTGTAACCGATGAAGATACCCATGAAGTAAAAGAAGTTACTACATTGGTTGGGACTGGCGAATATGAAACTGTTGAATATTCTACAGAAAATAAAGATGAATTAGAGAAGAAATGTATTGAGCTTTTAGCTTCTTACAAGGTAACAGAATTTACTCCGATTAATACATTGGCTTATACAACAGATCTTGTTTGGTCTGAGTAATTTATAATGGGTGGTACTTCCCACCCTATCAACTGGATATAGGACAATTTGGTAGTCCGCTAGTTTTGGGAACTAGACGTTGTAGGTTCAAGTCCTGCTATCCAGATTTCGTGCGGTAAGCCTGATGTGAAAGTCTATTTGTGGGATGCATACTGCTCTTAGATGTGTAAGCTCAACACTTACTACCGCCCTATACAGTTATAATCAGTTTGGCGACTGATTGGTAAATATTTTAAAGAAAGAGTCATTTCATGAGAGATGGCTCTTTTGTTATGTAGTATTGGCAGAGTTGGTATTGCACCTGATTGCTAATCAGAGGTCATCGTTTATTCGGTGCATAGGTTCGAGTCCTATATACTGCGCTTATGCCGTGTGTCCGATTGGTCGAGGGTGCTGTCTTGAAAACAGTCTGGATGTAAAAGTCTTTGGGGTTCGAATCCCTAACACGGCGTTCTAAATAAATGCACTTTCAATATAATTCTATGTTGCTTTTGTTTATCTAACATGCAATAATTGTTATATGGAGGTGAATATTATGGCGTGGAATTTTACAGATATGGCTTCTGCCGAAGAAATTATTGAAAAAATTGAAGATGGAGAAATTTCTAATTCTGCAACTGCATATGGTTTATTGGGAGAAATAATGAACGCTTTTCCTGGAACATGGATTGCAGACAAAGCAAAAGAATTACGTGACAACTTGTAAAAAATATTGTAAAGATTATTTGAAAGAGATCAGTAATAATACTGGTCTCTTTTTGTATTTAAAAAGAGAATAAATATATAGCCAACTATGAGAGGATTGTTACTGTTTCGATGGCAGGTAGTTGGAATTATGGAGTGAGAACCCTTTGACTGATCATCTTAGGTATAGTAGATACTCGTACTACTCTCTCACTCTATTTTAATTGGTTTTGCGGGTGGAAAGCGAGAAATGTTATGAGTAAAAGATTTACACCTAAAGATTATGAGATAATATGTGGAGTTTATTCAATAACCAACAAATTGAATAATAAAAAATATATTGGAAAATCTGATAATATTTATGTTAGATGGGATGAGCATAGAAAAGATTTAAATAAAGGTGTTCACCACAATAAACATCTTCAAAGAGCATGGAATAAATATGGTGAAGAAAATTTTATATTTGAAATTGTAGAAAAATGCAAAAATGATGATATAGCATACCAAAGAGAGCGTTATTGGGTAAGATATTATGATTCATTTAAAAACGGATACAACATGAACGAAGGTGGAACTGGCGGTTTGGGATATACTCATACAGAAGAAAATATTGAAAAAATGAGTAAACTTCAAAAAGATAGAATGAAGAATCCTAAAGCAAGAGAAAAATTATCTCAGGCACACAATGCTTTAAAAAGACCGCTTGTTCAAATTAATTTGTTAGACAATTCAATTGTAAATTGGGATTCCAAGAATAAGGCAGGTAAAACATTAAATCTTTCTATTGCAGGAATATACACTGCTCTAAATTCAGAAAGTCATTTTGCTTATGACAGTTTATGGTTTTATGAAGAAGACTATAAGAATTTAGAAACGTCTTCTTATTCATTAAATTCTGACGTTTATCACAAATATACAAAATATCATCAATATAATTTTAAAGGAGATTTGCTGAAAATATGGACATTTGATGAATTAAATGCATCAAATTATAGAAACAACGCCATTTTCAAGTGTTGTGATTTCCAAAAAGATTATTATGAAAATAGCATTTGGTTATATGATAAAGATATTGATAAGTTAAATGAAATATTGCTTAAATATAAAAGTAAAGCAAATATATATTGTGAACCTGTTGATGTGTTTGATTCAAATGGTAATTATATTCGTTCTTCTAAAAGTATTTATGATGAATCATTAATATCAAATCTTAGAACATATGATATATATCTATGTTGTATTGGCGAAAGAAGGTCTATACATAATTTTATATTTAAGTATAAAAATAAGGCATATTTATATGAAAATGGAGAAAAAGAAGGTTTATTAAAAAGAGAAAAACAAATGTCTCATATTAAGAAAAAATTTATTCAATATGATTTAGATATGAATGTTATAAAAATATGGAATTCAATAACTGATATACATAATGAATTAGGTTATGATAGAGGTACAATTATTAATAATTGTAAAGGAAGAACTACCACAAGTCATAATTTTATATGGAAATATTATGAAGAAGAGTCGGTTGCTTAAACTTACTCTTCTATTTTATTGGAAAGAAAGGAAGTGACTTTGTGCCAAGAGTCAAAGAATATGAAATCGAAGATGTAAGCAAGATGACTGTTACACAATGTCGCTCTGCTTATAAAAAATTGGTCAATGAGTATCAAAAAATAAAAGATGGTGCTTATTGCCATGAATGCGGAAAATTCAAAGGGCGTGATAAATTTTATAAGAGTCCAAAAAATGCATCAGGTCTTATTCCTGTTTGTAAAGAATGTCTTTATAAAATAGGAACAGGATATGATGAAAAAACCAAAGAAACACACGAAACAAGAGAGACTGTTATTGAGGCAATGAAAAAAGCTGATTTACCATTTTTAGAAGATTTATATGATAACTCTTGTAGTGCTATTACGAATGAGGTGAGTGGCAAGAAGCGTGGTACTGGATATAGTCAAATGATTACATGTTTGCAAAGTTTACCTCAATATTTTGGAATGACGTTTGACCAATCTGATTTTGGTGAGAAAAATGTTAATGATGTGACAACTGATGTTGCGGAAAATTTTGAAAAGAAACCACAGCAAGTATCCGAAGATGTTGAAGATATGTATGTTAAAAATAAACGAAGTGTTCTTAGAATGCTTGGTTATGATCCTTTTATATATGAAGAGGAAGAAGACAAACCTCTTTTATATAGTAAGTTGGTGAATTATTTTGATGATTCATTAAAAGATGATGGTTTTAAATTGGAAGCTGTAATTGAAATAGTACAGTCGTTTAAAGATGTAAAACATATAAATGACACATTGGCTCAGTATACAAAACAACTACAAACTCATCCAGAAATGATTGCCACCGTAAAATCTCTCACACAGACAAAAAAAGATATGCTTTCTTCTGCCCTTGCACTAGCAAAGGATAACGGAATATCTGAAAATAATAATAATAGAAAAAGTAAAGGTGCTGGTACTCTTACTGGTATCATAAAAGAATTACAAGAAATGGATTTAGATGGTTCTGAGGTAAATACCTTCGATTATGAAACTAATATGGCAATCGAAGATATTATGACAAGAAATCATCAGAACCAATTAAAACAGTTAAATCCTGATGAAAACGATTGGGAAAAAGAAGTTATTCATCAAAAAGGATTGTTATTTAATCTTCAAAAAGAAAGAGATAATGCAGTTGAATTTAGTAGGTTATTGAAAAAGGAAAATAAAGACCTTAAAGATTTCTTATTTGAAAAAGGTCTTATAGATGAGAAAGGGCAAGTAATCGAAGATGGCTGATGATAAAATTGTCCTGATGGGTGATTCTATAAATGAATTTACTCCAAAGAATTTTACTTTTTTCAAAAAACCTACTTATTATGATATGTCTGAATTAAAGTTAGAGGGTTTGAAAAAATTCTCTGAAATAATTCAGTGGGGACGCAGAAACCCAGTAAAATTCTGTGAAAGATTTTTCGGCATCGAATTTCTTGATTATCAGAAATATGTATTTATGATGTCATGGATTACACCAAATGTTGTTTGGTGTATGAGTCGTAATGCTGGTAAGACAACTCTAGGTAGCCCATTTTTGATGGCTAAAACAATGTTACTGCCAAAATTTGAAGGGTACATTTTATCAAGCACAGGTTCTCAAAGTATAGGTATGATGAAGAAGATTGAATCTATTGCCAAAAAAGAAATCGCTTCATTTACTGGCTTGACAGATGTATTTCTAAACGAACTTGTTAAAAGTTCAAATAGTGAGGGATTTCGGCACGATCCAGCATCTTACTCCTTTAAACTTTATTCAGGATCGAGTTTGGCTACGGTCAACTCAAATTTTGATGGATCTCGTGGTCGAAGAAGCCGACTTAATTTCTATGATGAAGCATCGTATGTATCTGAAGATATGTTCGCTGCTACTCTTCCGTTCGTCACTCAGAACAGTGACTTTGCTCTTGGTGGTGATGTTGATGTAACATTACTTCCACCAAATTTCCCAAATCAAGTTGTATGTGCAAGTTCAGCAGGTTCTATGGATGATGTCTTTTATAAAAGATATAAAGAAGCTGCAATGCACTCTATGGCAGGTGATAAGAATTATTTCTGTGCAGATATAGATTGTGAAGTAATTCTTCATGCTACTTATAATGGAAAAGTATATCCCGTTCCACTACTTACTCAAGCAAAGATTGATTCAGAAATGAAGATGAATCCAACTAAGGCTACTCGTGAGTATATGAATAAATTTGATTCAGACCTTGGTGATGATATAGCAGTTAAGAAATCACAAGTGCTTAGAAATAGCGTTGTTAGACCGCCAATGCTTGTTAATGATGATAATTCTCTTATGGTCATCTGTTTTGATCCTGCCAAAAAAAGAGATAATAGCTTTGTGTTGGTTGGTAAATTACATAGAGATGATAAGCGTGGTTGGTTATTAGACGTTGTAAATGGTATCAATTTGATTGATAAAGAAACACAAAAACCACTTACTACCCCTGAACAGGTAACAATGCTTCAAGATATCATAGTCAGATATAACGGATACGGTGTTCCTGATTATAAAAATATTCATGGAGTATACATTGACGCAGGTTCTGGTGGTGGAGCGACGCAGATATGTGATCTACTTTTTGATAATTTCTATGAAGCAAAGCATAAAGGCGAAAAAGATTATGAACATCACGGATTGATTGATGCGAATTATGATTATGCTGTTCCATATGTAAAAAGATATCCAGACGCTATTGATATTATTCGTATGCGTGAGCCAGCTAAATATAAGGCAATTATGTATTCACAGTTATGCGAGATGATTGATCAAGACTTGATTAGTTTTACTGCTGAGTATGATTATCATGGAAATCTTACTATGCTTGAAGAAGAAAATGGTGAGGTTGTTGAAAAGAATTATAAATTATCTCTTGAAGAAGAAATTGGTCTTAAACAGCTTGATGCCATGAAGGAAGAATTAACTCACATGTACAAATACAAATCTTCTAATGGAAATATTAGATATGATCTTGCTCCTGGTTTTGAGAACATTCTTCATGATGATAGATCGTACTGTCTCGCTTTAATGGGACACGCCTTATTTACATTAAGAAGTCAAGATCAAGTAAGACAAAGAAGACCACAAGAAGATGCTACAAGTTTCATTAATAAGCTTACAATCCGTAAAGCAAAATACAATTAAGGAGGTGCATTATCAAACATGCCTAGACCTAAGAAAGTAGATGCAAATTCTAATGCACCTGCTAAAATAAATAATTCGCAGAAGAAAACCACTTCTTCTACTCCAAAACAGCCAACCGCAAATGAAATGCGTGAATGGTATGAGAAAAATAAAAGTAGACTTGAACGTTATGAAGACGCAACAAGTGCAATTACAAGTCTTCGAGATATTCAGAAATCATCCAGATATACGTCAATCAGTAACTATTCAAAGGAAGATGTAAAATCATACATAAAGAATATCTCTTCTAATGAAAAGAATCTACGAAGCTTATCTCGTTATCTTTATTATCGTTCAGAAATCTATTATCGTCTTTGTAAATATTATGCAAATCAGATTGATCTTACAATTCGTAATATTGTTCCCCCATTTATAATCTCAGGCGAAAATGATGTACAATCCACATTACAAAAGTATCAAGAAACAGTTAATATAGTTGATACTTTAGGATTGAATTATGAATTTCGTAAAGCTGCGTCTATCACTTTAAGAGAAGATGTATTTTATGGATGTGCTTATTATACAGAAGGACAAGGAATGTTTGTTCTTCCATTAGATCCAGATTATATGAAAATTGCAGGTATGTTTCCTGACGGTTCATTTGCAGGAGCTATGGATATGAGTTATTTCCGTAGTCATCAGGAACTTCTTGAATATTGGGGAGAACCATTCAATAGTATGTGGAATACATATCAGAGTACAAATGAAAAATATCAGTTAATTCCCGAAGAATACAATGTATGTATTAAATTTAGGTCTGAAGACTGGGAAACAATCGTTCCTGTGCTTACACCTATATTCTTATCATTGATTGATCTTATGGATGCTTCTGATTATCAGGCAGTTCAACAGGCGGCTAATATTTATAAGTTAGTATGGCTTGAAATGAAAACAATGGGAAATGATGTAGATGACTGGGCTGTGAATCCAGATATAATGATTCAGTATTTTAATCGTATGCTTGAAGAAGCATTACCGCCTTATATCTCCGCTGCTATTGTTCCTGGCGAATTACATGAAATTAGTTTTCCAGATGATGCAACAGGTGATGTTACAAAGGTTGAAAAAGCTACAAAAGAAATTCTCAATACGGCTGGTGGTGCTCAGATATTAAATTTAAACTCTGCATCGAATTCTACTGCTTTTAAATATGGTGTACTTGCAGATTCTACATTTTCTATTTCAACTCTTATTCCACAGATTCAAGCGATTGTAAATCGACTTCTATCTAATTGGATTTCTGAACCTTGTAAGGTTAAATTCTTTGATGTTTCTATTTATCAGAAGGATGATTTTAGAAAATCAATCTTGGAATCGTGTACTAATGGATTACCAAACAAAATTCTTTATAACACATTAAATGGCGTATCTGAAAAAGATACGTTATCTATGAACTTTTTGGAAGAAGACTGTTTGCAGCTTAGTTCAAAATTTAAACCTTTATCTAGCACTTATACTCAGACAGGCAATGATAAAGGTGGAGGTCAAGAGAAGGATGATTCGGAACTTACAGATGCTGGACTTCGCACCAGAGACGAGAATTTAAATGATAAATAGGAGTTGGTGGAATGAATCAAAAATTTATACAGACACAAGATGTACCTACTGCTACTCTTCTATCTCAATTAGGATATCAACAGGTGCAAAATTCTAATGGTATTTATGTATTTTTGAATACTGATACCCTTCGGTTTTCAGAAAATATAGATATAAATAAATTGAAGTATACAAATATGCTTACATTTTAGTCGTCTTCCTTGGGCGACTTTTATTTTGGAGAAAGGAGGAAAAGACTAAGTAGATGCCAAAGGTTATTAAAAAGAAAATTTTAACTGAAGATGATTTACTAAAATTTTGCCAAGAACAGAAATTTGCAAAATTCAGTTCTAAAGATACTGGCTATCGGTTGGCTTTAAAAGTACCTACTACTTTCGAGGTAGATTATACTGTAGACGAAAATCATCGTGGAATGATGCGTCTAAAATTCAGAATTTTTCATACAGGACTTAACAGAAATAAGAGTTATGTATCAAAAGAAGCTGCTGAGAAAGCAATGAATACAATTGCTGACAGACCTGTGTTGGCGGCGATCCATCAGCTTGCAGACGGAACTTGGGATTTCGAAGGTCATGAGATGGAAATTGTTAAAGACGAAAAAGGTAATGAAGAACTTAGATATATTGAATCTCAAGTTGGCTCTTTCTCATCTGAACCTGCATTTTGGGAACATGATGATAATTTAGATAAAGATTATGTATGTGCTTATGCTTATATAAGTGAAGAATATACAAAGGCTTGTGAGATTATTCGTGCCAAACAAGGTTCAAAAAATAGTTGCGAGCTTTTTATTGATGAACTCTCCTATAACGCCAAGGAGAAGTATCTTGAATTAGACGATTTCTATGTAAATGCTTCGACTTTGTTAGGAAGTCATGATGATGGTACAGAAATTCAGGAAGGCATGGAAGGCTCTCGTGCCGATATTGCAGATTTTAGTGTAAATAACAATTCAGTAAAATTTGATAAAGATGAAAAAATGATTGAACTCTTAGAAAATCTTAACAAGACACTTTCTAATTTCAATAAAGAACAGACTCCTGTTCAAACACAATCAAAGGAAGGAGGAACAAATAACAAAATGACAAAATTTGAAGAGTTACTTGCCAAGTATGGTAAAACTGTTGAAGATGTAACATTTGACTATACAGAAATGTCAGATGAGGAACTTGAAGCAAAATTCGCTGAGATGTTCGATGATGATAATTCAGACGGAGACAATTCAGATAACGGAGAATCTGGTGAGCCTTCCAATGATGGAGAAGGAGCTTCTGATCCAGATGGTAACGAAGGTGGAAACATTTCAAAAAATGAACTGTTTAATAAGTTATTTGAAATTTCATTTGATGAAATCAGATATGCATTAAATAATTTGTGCTCAGTTTATAGAAATGATTCAGAATGGTGTTATGTATCTCAGGTTTATGAAAATTATTTCATTATGGAGGATTGGGACAGCGACAAGTATTATAAACAGTCCTATGAAAAAGATGGTGATAATATTTCATTATCTGGTGAAAGAATTGAAATGTTTGCTATGTTACTTACTGAATCAGAGAAGCTTTCTATTGAGGATATGCGTTCTAATTACGCCGCCCTTAAGGAGTTCAAAGAAACAACAGAAAAGAATGAACTTCATGCACAGAAAGAAGCTATTATCAATGCTGATAACTATTCTGTTCTTACAGAGAAAGATTCAGAGGGGAATTATGTCAATGCTGATTTCGCTGAATTGGTAAAGACCATAGATAATTATTCTGTAGAAGACTTTGAAACAAAGATAAAGGTTATGCATTCAGATTATATGTCTGCACATGCGAACTTCTCTTCTGTTGATACAAAGAAAAACACAAATTCAGTTAAGATACTTACAAATATGAAAAAGAAATCAAAACCTAAGAAAAACTACGGTAACTTATTTGATTAACAACTGAATATAACTTCATTTCGTACAGAACGCTTTATGCGTTCTTTTTTATTGCAAAAAACAAGATTTAAGGAGGAAAACATAATGGCTATTAAATATGCTGCTACAAAATTTCCACAGATGGAAATTGGTAATTTACTTGCTCAGGATTATGGTGAACACATTTTATCTGTAAAGATTACAGAAGATACACCTAATGGATATCATTTCAAACCAGGTAAGATGACTTCTCTTGATAATTGGGAGATGGAAGCTGCAACTGAAATTGATGCTTATATCGCAATGAAAGATGCGTCAGGAAGATACCTTGTTGTAATTAGAGATCCAAAGGGAGTTGGTGTTATCTATCAGAAACCTCTCAACAATGTCGAGAGTCCTCGTTCACTTGCACTTGCTTCTAATTTCTATAACGATCCAGCAGACGGTGCAGTTCGTGGATACATGCTTCATTCACAGGATCGTTATTGGCTTACAGAAGATAATTTTGATGGCTCACCTACAGTTGGAGCTGAAATCACAACGATTTCTAGTGGAAAATTAAAAATTGGTGCGTAATAGAAAGGAGGATATAGAATAATGATGAGATTTAGTACAGAACATTTAAGAAAAGTTTTTGAAGATGCTGATAAGTATGAAAATTTTAAGAAGCTTACATATAACTTAAATCACGGAATTGATATTTATGAGTACGATGATGACGGAAACCAGAGAAAGGTTTCTAAACATGAAGCAAATAAGGCAATCCGTAAAATTATTATGGAGGTATGTGACCTTACTGAAGAGGATCTTAGATCTAATAAGAGACGCGAAAGAGCCTTAGAGCTTCATCACACAGAAGTATATGAGTTACTTGAGTCTGACATTGATTTTAAGGTAGATACAGCATTCAAGGAGTCTGAGTGGTTTAATGATTTTGTAGATATGAGAAATGTTAAACTTGGCGACGAGGAAGAGTTCTGGTCAAGAGAAAAGGTTATGCTTGCTGTTGCTGAAATTAGTGGCGACCATCATGATCTGACTTTACAGTACTTAAATGAGGGTACAGCACACAAGATTCATACTAAGAAGTATGGTGTAAAGATTGGTAAGGATATTGATCTTATTTTACTTGGACGTATTGATTTTACTGAGCTGACAGATAAGATTGCAGAAGCGTTTGTATATAAAGTTCAGGAACTTTGCTATACAGGAATTTATGGTGCTGCAACTAAGTTACCTAACAACTCTCAGTTTGTAAAAACAGGTGCTTTATCTGCTTCTACTAAGGACAAGTTTGATACACTTCTTGAGGATGTTGGAACTGCTAACAGTGCAGAAGTTGTTATTATGGGTACAAAGACTGCATTGAAGAAACTTAATGGTCTTACAGAAGTTGATTGGAGAAGTTTGTCTCAGAAAGAGGATGTTGCAAAGACTGGTCGCCTCGGTACATACGAAGGAACAGAACTTATTGAGATTCCTCAGAGATTTGCTTTCAATGATGTAACAAAGAGACTTATTGACGATAAGAGACTTCTTATCTTTGCAAAGAATCAGGAACAGTTCGTGTGGTTTACAGATAAGGGTGAAACTCAGATTTATGAGTCTGGTACTCAGAAGGGTGAACACGCTGATGACTTCCAGAAATATGAAGTTCAGAGAGAAATGGGTGTTGAGGTAGTATTACCACAGTACTTTGGTCAGTGGACTCTTGAATAATAAATAAGATTGAGTGGTTAGTTTATCTAGCCACTCTTTTTTATATTGGATAGAAAGGAAAAATAAATGGCATATACAAAAAAGACCACCACAAAAGCAATAGAAAATACTAATACTGATGTGGCTGAAAAGAAATCAGAAAAAAAGAAGTTTGAGCCAACAGAAATGATTCCATGTGTGTCTCTTACCGCAGGAGAATTATTTTATGTTGGACTTAAATCAGATACTTTATATACATTTGCAGATATTGATGACGTTCAGGAAATTGAATTTAGAGATTTGGATTATGCAGCAAGGAAGGGTGACAAGATGATGTTTAAACCTCGTTTTGTTGTACAGGATGCGGATTTTATCGCATTACATCCAGAACTTGATGATTTATATTCTACTCTTCACTCGACAAATGATTTAAGAGATATTTTAAAGATGACTCCTTCGCAAATGGAAAAAGCAATCTATTCTCTTCCAATTGGAGCACAGGAAGCATTAAAAACTATTGCAACAAGTATGGTTGATGACGGAACACTTGATTCTGTTAAGAGAATTCAGACGCTTGATTCTATTTTTGGAACAGAGTTACTTTTAAAATTGAATATGTAGTAAAGGAGGCTCACAATGACGCTTCCATATGAAACAATTTTTTCACGAACAAGAGGACGTATTTCAGATATGAAAGAACTTTCTCTTGACGAAAACGATCTTAATGAAACATGGACTGAACGCTTACACATGGTTGCAGGTGATGAACGAGTTATTAGGAAATTCGCTTCATTTAATATGGATGACGGAATGGAACAGATTGAATTTGAGATGCAATATCCTGTTAGCGATTTTGCAGATAAGGAATATGTTATAGGATTGTTCACTCTTGGAATGACAATTGAATGGTTAAAACCACAGGTTGACTCTGCAAAATTTACTGCTAGAGTCTTAGGAACAAAAGAAGAAAAAAACATGCAGAATCCATATAAAGATATGCAAAGTAGATTAGATACATTACAGCATGAATTTAGTAGAAAACTTGCAAGTCATGGATATATTAATAATTCATATGTGCGAGGTGAATAACTATGGAATATATATATGGTTCGTTCACTAAAAGGCAAATTAAAGAAGCTGCACATGCAATGCACAACGATGTCCATAAGTTATTACTTTATAAGGATAATCAAATAGAAGAAAAAATATTTGAGAATGATGAAGCTTTTCTTATATTTTTCCACAATGTTATGTTTAAATTTAGTGGAACAAAGACTCTATTTAATAACAATGGAATTATGGTCACACTAATGGCTACTTTGCAAGCCGCTTATGACGAAGTTACATCCGATGAGTTTGATTACATGACATTTCGTAGGGCTATTTTAGATAGTCACAATTACATTAAGCAGATGTTTGAAGGAGGTGTTGGTGATGCCAAGCTTACAGACAGCACGGCGAATCGCTAACGCCAAAACAAATAATGCGAAAACTTTAGGTCAGATTTATAAAGAAGAATCTGATTTTTTGATGGAAGAAACTTGGGATAACAGTATTACTTCCACGACCTGTTACATTTATGACCATTTTCATGATGACTTCTTCACAGACGAACATGGAATCACACGTTCACTTGCTGAAGGTATGACTTATGAAAATACCAATAAGACAAAAATTGATGCAAAGTTTATTATCAAATCTTATCAGTCAATGGATAAAGATCAAGTAGAATACTATCTTATGTTTCGTCCAAGTCAGCCTGTAAGATTCAATGAAGGTGATGATCTTTATTATTATGAGACTGATTTTAGGAAACGCTATTCTGCGACATTTCCGATAGGACTCTGGGTGGATTTACCTGACGATAGAGGGGTATATCATAAATGGTTAATTTGTAGAAATGAACCTGCAAATCAATTCCCAAAGTATCTGATTTTGCCAGCCAACTATGAACTTATGTGGGTGGAAAAAAATAATGAAAAACGTATCAAGCGTAGAATGTGGTGTGTTTTAAGACAACAAATGTCTTACACATCAGGGGTTTATACTGACCGTGTATTTGGGCATACGGATAACCAAAATAAGTTGATACTGCCGATGAATTCTATCACAGAAAAATTCTGGTATACGGACGATGATTCAAAGAATATGCGAGTAATTGTTAGTGCTTTGATGGAGAATTCTACGGTGTGGAAAATTACAAAATGTGAATCGGCTTCTCCACTTGGGCTACAAAAACTTACATTGTACACCAATTTCTTTAACGAGCATACTGATTATGTCAATTTTGAAACAGGCGAAATGTATGCAAACTATTTCGATTCAGAAATCGCCCCAACAGATCCATCTACTCCAACCACTCCCCCATCTTCTATCACAACAAGAATTTCAGCGTCCACCTCAACAATCAAGGTCGGTGGCTCTTATAAAAATCTTACAGTAAATCTATTCAATGATTCCAATGAAGATATTACAACTGAATATGCTGATGCAACCTTTACATGGACTTGCTCTATTGATAATGAAGATTGGACAGATAAAGTATCATGGCGAGCTGGTACAGAGTACAACCAAAAGAAAGTAAAGTTTACTAGTGATTCTTCTACTATTGGCAAAATATTGTCTGTTAAATGCACTATTGAAAAAGATGGTGTAATAATTGAATCTGAAACTCTTGCGTTGGAATTAGCAGATTAGGAGGTGAAAATAACGGAAAAGATAATTACAAAAATTGATCTATTAAATAAAATTAAAGAGTATAAATCAGCTCCTGATGATGAAAACATTCAATATAAGAAGAAAATTGAAAAAGCTTTATTAACTCGTCCAGACTTATTATATGCCCTCAATGAAAAAAGTTTAGAAACGGAACTTTTTGATGATGATGGCAATGTAAACTGGGAGTGGAATAATGAAATAGGTGAATATGAGCCATTAGGCGAATGGGAACGGTACTTTGGTAGTAATTCAAACATTCGTCCTTTTTTATTTATTCCTGACACTCAGACAGAAGTAAAACACTATATATGTTATCAAGTAGCGTTTGACGAAATGCCTCGTTATCAAGATACATTAAAGTACACAAATATTACATTTACAATATTTGTTCACGGTAATGACAGGTATGATAAACTTACAGGTATTCCACGCCATGATTTAATCGCTTCTATTATAAGAGAACGATTCAACTGGTCTAATATCTTTGGTATGCAGACTCATCTCATATCTTCTAAAGAATCCACAACAGATAATAACTATCTCGTTCGTACTCTTGTATTCCAAGTTGTTGATACTAATGGAATTCACAAAACAATTGATGGTAAAACTTCTATCACCAATTATGGAGTTAGGCGGTGATTAAATGGATGTATTAGAAACGCTAGACAATCTACAAAATGCCGCAGAACAAGATTCTGAGAAAAATAAATCTAATAATAAAAAATCAGAATATCATTTTGATAAATTAAGAATGTATTTTGGTGAAGATTATACCATAAATAATATTACAATTTCTGTACCAACAATCGGAGATATTCTTGAAGTTGGGGAAACTAGATTTTATCAATCTTTATCACCTTTTCTCAATAACCCAACATCAATTAGGGTTTTCTTATATGATACTTTTCACAAGGATTGGAACAAAACCAAAGACATTGAAGTATTTTATATAATGTATCAACTTGTACAAGATAAAGAACCACTAAATTTAATTTTTAAAGATTTTAATTTTGATGGATTTGTGTTAACTCCCGCAAAGAAAAATAAACAAGATACAGAATATGACCACTTGGCGCTATTTAACGAAGATAAGAACATCCTTATTTATGATGATGAATATTTAGAGATTGCGGAATATATTCGTACAATGATGAATGTTCATCCGAAAACAGAAAAGGCAAAAGGTAAAACCACAAAGCATTGGATGTTACAAGAAGATAGAATGAAGGTACAACAGAGCGAAGACAAGAAAGGATCTTCCACTCTCTTACCTCTTGTATCTGCTTGCATAAATCATCCTGGCTTTAAATACAAGTTGGATGATTTAAAACAAGTTAATATATGTCAGTTCATGGACTCTGTACAAAGAATACAGAAATATGAACAGGGCGTTGCAGCTATGCATGGTATTTATGGCGGCATGGTTAGTGCAAAAGATATCCCAAATGACTTAATTAATTTTATGAGTGATTTATAATCGCTCATTTTTTATTGCATAAAAATAACAAATTTTAAAGGAGGAAAATTAATATGGCATTTAAATTAGGTGACGTAATCGTTGATAGACTTCAGTTTGGTTACGGTGCAAAAGCAAACGGTACACCTCTGTATGCTTTAACTCAGCTTACAGAAGCCAATATTGATATTACAGCAGATTCTACTGATATCAATGATAAGGATGGAAACCTTGTATATAGAAAATATACGGGTAAAAAAGGCGAGGTAACTGCAACTAATGCATTTCTTAATCTTGCAGTTGTCGAAGCTATCTCAGCCACAGATGCAGAGATTGCAACAGAAGACAAAGGTATTGTTATGCCGATGATTCAGCTTGTAAAGGCAGGTGAAACACTTGATATTACTGGTTATGTAGATGGTTCTGTTGTCGTAAACTCTCTATCCCCAAAAGGTTCTATGGGTAAAGAATTATATACAAAAGGTACTTCTGCTACTGCAACAGAATTTGCTATTGTACATACAGATGCATCTGGTGAACCTGACAATACACCTGCGAGCGATGTATTAACTCCACCAACAGCAGATGGAGAGACACAGTACATCGTTAAATACAAGAAGACAATTCATAGCGGTGCTAAGATTACCAACTCTGGTAAGAAATTCCCGAAAGCGCATGAGTTATTTTTCAAGGCATTAGTTGTTGATAAATGTGATACAGAAACTCTTAGAGCTGCAATCATTCACATTCCATCATTTATGCCAAGTCCAGAGTTTACTCTTGCACTTCAGGGCGGTGATTCTCAGACAATGGATTACAAAGGAGCTATGATGCTTAACGCATGTTCTACAGATTCTGAACTTTTCTCTATTTACTACATTGATGAAGAAGAGGAAGATATCTAAATAAGATTGCTTGGGCAGTTTAATCACTGCCCTCTTATAAGGAGGATTAATGGCTAATAAAGATTTGAGAACCTGTATGTTATGCCGAAAAAAATACAGTTTTTGCCCAGTATGTAATCCAGAAGACAAAAGTAAACCAACATGGTACTTTTGTTGGTGTAGTGATAATTGTCACGAAATTGATAGAATTGCTTCTGCGTATGAAGATGGACGAATAACTGATATTGAAGCAAAAGAGAAACTGTCCAAACTTGATTTATCAAAAAAGGATAATTTTGGAGAGAGTTATCAGAAATCTATTGCTTCAATTATGAAGGCGCAGGTAAAGAAAACTATAAATAAAAAAGAAAAGAAAACAGATAATGAATCTGTTAAAAATGATATTGTTGCGGAAGTCGAGGAAAAGACTGATGGTAATGTTGAATAGTGATTTTGAAAAATATAAATAGGGAACATAATTACTATTCAACGGTTTTATGTTCCCTATTTTTTACGTTATATGAGGAATAGAAGGAATGACTATAGAAAGCAATTTAAAACCAAGGAGTTATAACGAAAAAGAAATTATCCGTATATATAACAGAGATCAGCAAACATTCTATATTGATTCTGGTATATATCCTATTGATTTATATCCAAGTTATAGTCCTAAAAATGATAGAAAAATTATTGTAATGATTTTTCTTAAAAATGATACTAAAGAAGTATATATGAAATGGAAAAATTATGAATAAATAGGTTACTCAAGACAATGAGCATAAAAGTAGATGTCATACCTGTGAGTGAACAATTACGTAATCAATAGTCAGGTCGCTACTACTCTCCTATGGAAAGGAAAATTTATGAACAAAATCAACTGGAAAGTTCGTTTTAACAAAGAGAATATTTTATTTATTGCACAGGTTATTATTTCTGTTGTAGTTCCAATTCTTACATATTTCGGATTACAGGCATCCGACTTAACAACTTGGTCAAAGGTGTGGGAAACGTTTGTACAGGCAGTAAGTAATCCATATGTCGTTGTAATGGCGTTAGTATCTTTATTTAATGCAATTACTGATCCTACGACTAGAGGTATTGGAGATTCTACTACTGCTCTTACTTATAAAAATCCAAAGGAATAATTTTGAAAGGAGGAGTTTGTTATGGCTGTATTATGTGCATGGGCTTCTGCAAACGAATATGGTAAAACAACCGGAGGTAAAGCCGGTGATCAGACTGGCAAAGAAGTCAAATGTGGAAATATTTATAATTTTGGTCAGACAAGAGTTTATAGATGTGCCGATAGAAAATACGCAGTTAAGATTGGTGCGGCTGCCAAAGCTATTGCATTAAATAACAATTTTGGTTATTGTCAGGAACACAGGACTACATCGTATAACGCATTAAAAAACGTTAATTGGATTGTAGCAAATGTAAAGACACCTGTGGAAATTGATTGTTCCGAATTAGCAGCATGTGCTGTAAATGTTGCATATGGAAAACCTGTCATTTCTTCTGCTGTATATTCTGGCAACATTGGTGGTGCTTTAGTAGGAAGTGGATTATTTAAAGAATTAAAAGCATCAAAATATCTTGGTAAATCAGAGTATATCGAATGTGGTGATATTATTGTTGCACCTGGCAAACATGTAATTGTTGCATATACAGATGGTTCTAAAACATCTCAGAATACAATTATCACAACTATCCAGAGTGTCACATCTGGAAATAAATTAGTAAAACGTGGTCAACGTGAAGCTATTAAATTCACAGGTGTAAAAATTGTTACCGATGGTTTAGTTGGTGGAGAAACAAATATGATGAAAGTAAGAGTATTGCAACACGCCATCAACTTAGATTATAAAGCAGGTCTTGTTGAAGATGGTAAACTTGGTTCTGCAACTAGGAAAGCACTTGGCTCTCATTATGTTAAAAAAGGAGAAACACAGAATATGGTTACTGCGCTTGAGATATTATTATATCTTAATGGTTTTGATCCAAATGGAGTTGAATATCCAGGTACATATGGAAATGGTCTTGTCACTGCTTCAAAGAAAAAATTCGGAGATGATGGATTAAAGGTTACTGCATCTGAATTCATTCAGTTATTATAAAGATTGGAGGAATTTGTATGTATGGAAGCAATAGAAAATTTAGCGCAAATTAATTATGTGTTGGTAATTTTAGGATTTTTTGCAATTTTGTTTGGGGCGAAAGAAATTATTGAAATTATATCGTATTTTAAAAATAGATTCCGCATTAAAACTGGTGCAGAAGAAGATAAAGAAACCATTGACAAAAGAATAGCCATATTGGAAAAACATGATAATTGGCAATACAAAGAAATTACTAAAATGTCCAAAGGTATAGAGAATATTGAATCTGAGTTATTAGATAATAACCTAGAAAGAAAGCGAAAATATATTTTAGATTTTTGTTCTTCCATCTCTAATGGTCAGAAACAGAATAAGGAAGCTTTTAATAATGTATTCAAAACATACAAGAATTATGAAAAGCTTTTAAGCGATCATAATATGGAGAATGGTCAAGCAGAAGAAAGTATGAAATTCATTTCTGAAAAATACCAAGAGTATTTAAGGAATGATAATTTTTAGTGTCAACAATTCTAGCATATCAAATAAATTATCAATTCAACTTATAAGTTTCTTTTATATTATATGCATAATAAAAATAGTTCTATACATACTAAATACATGAAGAACAAAGTTGGAGAATACAGATATAAACATAATATGTCTATTGCGGAATTAGCAGAACGAAGTGGTATGTCTACTACTGCTATTTCCAATTTGGAAAATGAATATACTTCTGATATTCTTTTGTCCAACGCAGTTTCTCTATCACATGTATTACAAGTGGATTTGTATGAACTATTTTGTATTAAGCGATAGGAGGAATTGCTTATGAGAACATATTTTAATTTGATATGTGAAGAAGTTGAAGCAACTGGTGGGAAAGTAATTCATATTGACAAGAATGCAGGTGATATGGAAGAAGTACACAAAATAGTTTGTGAACACATTGAAAAATATCCCAACGCCAAGTGGGAACTTTATCCTATGATTATTAATAATTAACCAAGTACATATGACAATTGAATATAAGAATTATGAAAGAGCGGATTCATTTGGATTCGCTCTTTTGTTATGTAAAGGAGAAAATGATATACAAGAATTAAAATTAACATCTCCTATCGCACCTTCAGTCAACCACTATTTAGGTTGGAGAGCTATTTTAAAAAATGGGAAGCCAATGGCGGTAGGATATAAAAAACCAGAAGCAATTAAATATCAGAAAGAATTCGCAAAATATGTAAAGACAGAAGCAAAAAAACAAAACTGGATTAAATCGGATGACAAATCACAGCACTATTATATGGATTGTATCTTCTATTTTGACAGAGTAGACAAAGATGCCAATAATAGTTTCAAGTGTCTTGCCGATGCGATTACAGACAGCGAATCAGTGTGGATTGATGACACTCAGTTATGTGAACGTGTACAAGGGATTTATTATGATTCAGAAAATCCACGAATAGAAATTACAATACGACCTGTTGACTACATTGGAGTTTTTGACAATGCTTCACAGTTTGATGAATTTAAATCTCACTGCATCGGATGTAAAAGATACAAACGAAATTGTAGTCTTCTAAAGAAAGCTATAGAAGGTCGAATTCAAAAAGAAATACATAATGGAGAATGTGAAAAATTCTCGCCAATAAATGATTAAAGGAGAAAAAGGAATATGAAACTTTTAGAGTTTGTAGAAAAGTATAACAACATGGCAAATAACACATTAAGGGAACAGTTATTAAGTAAAATCAAAATCACCCCTTATGTATCATTCATTAAGAAAGAAGTTTACGCACAGTTGATTGTAGATAAGACAACATTTGAACAGGAAGCTTATGATGATAACGGAGTAACAAAGTATCGTAAAACAGATAAGATTAGAGTAAATTCTGTTGCTCAATATGTGCAGTTTTGTCGTGCCGTGATTGAATTATATACCGATCTTGAGATTGACGAGGATGATAAAGGCTTTATTAATGGATATGATGCACTCAAATCATCTGGCTTACTTGATATTTTAATGGTTGGTTCTGATAAAGATGATCCGCTTATTCCTATGAGTGAGTTAAGTGAGTTTAAGACCATTTTAACAATGAAACAGTCAGATACTCAGTTTAATGAGACAACCACTCAGGCGTTTATTAGCAAACAGATTGGAAGAATCTCTGATCTGGCAAATGCTACTCTCACACCACTTGTTGATGTTGTGAATAAGAAACTTGATAGTTTATCCAATGATGAGTTGAGAAAGATTCTTGATGATTATAAACTTAAAACTACTGAAAATTTTAAAGAGGTATAGAAATTCAAATTTCCTTGGAGGATTTATATGATAAGTGGAATATTATACGGACTTCTATGTGGATGGATTCTTACATTATTCAATGTAGATAATATCTGTATAGAAGTTCTACAACCGATTGTTCCTTTTGTATTAACTACAGCTCATTATTATTTTGTGTTTGGAGTTGTAGGGTTAATATACGGAATTATACATAATGATTAAATATTAGGCTCTATACGTGTCAAAGCGTATAGGGCTTTTCTTATGGAGAGTGGTTATACTGCCCTCCTATTTTAGTGAATAAATAGTGAAATTATAGTGAAAATTTGGGAGGTGATGAAATTGAGAAAAGGTGATTTAACATCAATGATTATGGCAGATGTTAAGAAAAAAGAAAGCCAGTTGGCAAAAGAAATTGTTCCAGAAATAAACAAACAATTTAAGTTCTCCCTGTATGATTCGTTAGTTGAATGGTATAGAGATTATAATCCGAGTATGTATGAACGAACAAATAATTTTTTGTGCATATATGAAACCGCTAAAACTACAAGTAACGGAAATATTTTAATGATGCAAGTCGATTCTTCTATGATGAATTATTATCCAGGATTTGAAATACCTCCATATCCAACATATGAAAGACACGCTTTGTCACCAAAAACAGCTTTTGATTTTATGTTTATAAGCGGAATGCATGGTTACGGTCGATGGATGATGAAACAAAGTGTGCCACCATTTTTTAATGTTGAACAATCTATTAATAACGGTTTTAACGGAATGGTGCAAAAAATTATAAATGACAAATTAAGAAAAATACTTAGATAAAGGAGGTAGATAAATATGTCAGGAATGGCAACATGGAAAGCCAAAATTGAATTAGATATAAAGGATTTACAAAAACAGCTCATTGACGCAGATGAAAAGTTTGACAAGTTTGCCAATGAAGATCGAAAAGTAAAATTAGATATAGACACAAAAACATTAGAAAGTGCTATTCAGAAACTTAATAAAATGCTTGACTCTCTTAGCAAAGGAACAGGTGATTTTAAACAGTTTGAGAATTTATCAAAAGAGTTATCAAGTATTGTATCAGAAGTACAAAATTTAAGTAAAGCTTTTGGCAAAGTAGATGATTCTGGTGCTAAAACACTACTCTCTTCTATCCAGAACATTGATAAGTCACTTTCTGAACTGAGTCAGAATATTCTCAATGTTAATAAAAACATGAACAATATGGGTGGCAATACGAGCGGTGCTGTCAAACAGGTGGAGAATATTGGTAATGCATATCAAAATGCTGCAAAAGAAGCTGAGAAATTGGCTGACGCACAAAGTAAACTTGGACAGAAAACGAATATTTCATCTGGAATGAAAGACACATTTCCTAAGACTTCTGAAAACTTAGAACAGGTTGCACAATCTGAACAAAAAATACAGCAAGAAGCAAGGGCAATCCAGTCAAAATGGGAACAAGCCGAAAAAGCAATTCAGAATTACATGAATGCTGTTACAAAACTTAATAACCTTAAAGCCTCTGATAAAAGCACTGGTAAGAAGTCATATGAAATCGTAGGACAAATTGAGGAAATTGAGAAGTTAAAAAAAGAAGCTTATGATGCAAGACAAGTTTTATCTTCTATGATAAATCCTCAGAATGTAGATACAGATACATGGAAAAGATATGTTGACGTGATAAATCGGCTCGATCAGGCATCAAATGGATCGGCTGAATCGGTTAATAGATTAAAAGACTCTTTAAAAAATACTCTAAATTCAGAGTTGAATTCTTTGCAAAATTCTATTGATAAATATCAAAATATCATTACTCAAGCACAAACATATCCGTCCGATTTTCACCCAAGTACAGAATATAATACAAAACTTGCAAATTTAGAAAGTGCAAATAATGTACTTAAAAATTATAAATCTTCATTGCAAGGTGTTAATGAACTTACAAAAGAACAACAAGCAGAAATAAACAAATTAACACAGAATTGTGAAAAAGCAGCTACGGAATTCAAAAAACTTTCTGCTGCTGAAAAAGGTACAGTTGAGGTCGGCATTGAGAAGGCTATTCAGAGAATCAATAAAGATTTAGCAGAGAATACAAAATATTCTGCGGAAGCCAAAGCCGGTTTTAATGTATTGTTAGAACAATTAAAATCTGGTGATCCAAGTATCAATTTAAGAAAAATCACAGAAGAAATTATTAAAATTGAAAATGCTGAAATTGCTGCTGGTCGTGCTGGAAAATCTCTTTGGGATATTTTTAAAACAAAGTCTACATATGGTTTCATTGGTCAGATGCAAAGCTATTTGAGTATGTATGTTGGATTCTATGGAATGGTAAACGGAGTTAAAAAAGCCGTCTCTACTATTACAGAACTTGATACTGCTTTGGTTGATTTAAAAAAAACTACAGCGATGAATGAGAATCAGCTTGAGAATTTTTATTATGATTCTAATAACGTAGCAAAACAGATGGGTGTTACTACTCAGGAAATTATTGATCAGGCGAGTGCCTGGAGCCGTTTGGGATTTTCCACAAATGAGGCTGCAACAGAAATGGCAAAACTAAGTTCTCAGTTCGCTTCTATCTCACCTGGTATGAGTGTTGATGAAAGTCAGAGTGGCTTGGTTAGCATTATGAAGGCGTGGTCAATAAATCCAGATCAAGTAAAATCTGAAATTATGGATCCTATAAACAAACTGGGTAAATTATTGCCCAAACATACAGTAATGTATGGTGCTATTAAATATAGCATAGTAGATAACTATATCGGTTAAACGATGGAGACATCGCAGACCGAGGAAAGACTGTAATATTATTTATAGATTCATATATGGGGATATATGAATGAATGGAAAAAATTAAAATTAAAAATAAACGATTAGCAAAATATCTATATTCTCTTGGGTTTGATAGAGAATATGGGTTTGATAAAAATGAATATTGGTTATTTTCAAAATCAAGCGAATTAGACGAATCACTTGATTTTTATTTTTATATGAGAAAGAAAAATAGAAAGTGACCAAAATAAGGAGATGTTATTATGACAAAAGAAAATTTTGAAAAATTTGACAAAACAAAAGATATATTTTGCGAATGTTGTCAACAAAATAAACCAACATTATCATTTAATTATAGAAATATCAAAACTAATATAAGAAGTGCAAATAGGTGCAAAGCATGTGATTGGTTATATAGGAATTATGAAGGTAAAATACCAAATATAAAAAATTTTACTCATGATGAAATTTTGCAAACTATATCATTTATTTTTGATAACAATAACCCAATTTTAAATGAATTGTCTTTTAAATTGAACAGAACGATTGACGAGTTAATTGAGTTAATATATGCATTAAATCTTAAAAATGTTCCTCTAACAATACAATCAAAATGTGCTTGTTGTGAACAAAATATTAATTCTAAAATTAGTGTATATTTAAATAGAAAAAATTTATATTGCTCTTTGGAATGCTATTGGAAAGATAAAACTAATAAAGTTCCACATGGAGAAAATAGTCCATATTATAATCGAATTATTACTAATTGTACTAATTGTAGAAAAGAAATTAAGGTAATACCCAATAAATATAATACCAAAAATCATTTTGGAGACAACCATAATTTTTGTTCTCATAAATGTTATTCTGAATATAGGTCTAAATATTACAAAGCAGAAAAAGCATCTATGTATCATTATAAATATTCAGATGAGCAAAAAGAAGAAAATAGAATTAGAATGTTAGATAGAATGAAAGATGATAACAGATTGGAAACTTCTATTCAAATTACTATCGACAATTTACTATTTGATAATCAAATTAATTTTGAAAGGGAAAAAGTTTTTGATTATTATGCTATTGATAATTATTTATGTGACTCAAATGGAATTATAGAAGTTATGGGTGATTATTGGCATACAACACCCTTGATTTATAATGAAGATAATCGTTTAATAAATGAGATGCAACAAAAACAGTTACATAGAGATAAAACAAAATATTCTTATATTATAAATCATTATCAGATTCCAATTTTATATTTATGGGAAACAGATATAAAGCAATATCCAAATATGTGTTTGGAACTAATAAAAAAATATATACAAAACAATAGAATTCTTGAAAATTATCATTCTTTTAATTGGCAATTAGAGAATAATAATTTATCTATTAAAGGAAATATTATTGTTCCTTATCAAGATATGTCTGTTAATGAGTACAGGCATCTAATTAAAAAGAAAGTAGGATAATCCCCATCCTTAAAAATAATATTACAGAATCCGTAACGACTACAGGATACATATGGTAACATATGTATTGAAGTTATCCATCCTATATAGATTTAATAGGATGTAATATATAGTCTGAACTTCACGCTATAATCTAATAATGAAACGTGAGACATAGCCAGAAATGACTATGCGCCATAATCAATTATGGTCAGTACCATTAAATAATGGGAAAGTAACAGATTGAACACAATGGCTTTATCTAACCAAGATATTGTTGAAGGTATGGAACGTTCTGCCGCCGCCCTTGCCGCTGTAGGAACATCAGTGCAAGATGGTTTGGCTATGTTTTCAGGTATACAAGAGGTATTGCAAAATGCGGAAAAAAGCGGTACAGCCCTTCGTAGTGTTGCACTTCGTGTTCGTTCATTTGACGAATCGACAGAAGAATACTCGGAAGATTTAGCCAATATAACAGGAGAATTAATTGATCTTACTAAAACAGCAGAACACGCACAAGGCATATCTATTTTTAAAGAAGGTTCTACTACAGAATTTAAAGATTTAACTGATTACTTTGGTGAAATTGCTGACATCTGGGATGAAATGTCACAGAAACAACAAAATGATTTCCTTCTTAAAGCTTTTGGTCGTACACAGGCTCAGGCTGGTGCTGCTCTTATTCAGAACTATAAAGGTGTTACTAAGGCTCTTGATGAAATGGAACAAAGTGCAGGATCAAGCGACAAGGAAATGGAAACTATTGAGCAATCTTTAGAATACCGTATCAACGCACTCAAGGAAACTTGGGTTGGTACAATTCAGCAAATGGTCGATCGTGGAGATCTAGGTACTATTGTTGATGGTTTAACTAAATTGTCTGAAGGAATTGGTTTTGTAACAAGTAATCTTGGTTTGCTTAAAACGGCTGCGCTAGGAATTACAGGCGTATTAGCTTTTAAAAATGTCGGTAGGGATAAAATGTATTCCCTCAATTTTTGAATATGCCGACAACATACATAATTTACTCTGAATACAGAGATTTAAAGTATGTTATCCGTGAGATACACGGTGATAAATAAATAATAGGGACAATATTCGGGAACATAGGTACAACGATTGGATAACGCCAATGTATCACTACTCTTCTATTGTGGCGACATAATAGAATCGTAACAACGTGACGCTCCTATCAATCCGAAGGGATAGATCTCTCAGAGATAAGCCCTCACAGTAGCGACAACTCCTACAGTAAGTTATATGAAACGATGCTTACTGAATATGCGCTCGATACTACCTGACACAACAGGGTGAATCTGAACAATTCACATAAATGCAGAAACTTATCTTCTGTTGTTTGAACACATCGTTCCAATGTGTATTGATAAGATGGAACAAAAAAAGAGAATAAATAAAATAGGAACTGCTCTACTCAGTCCCTAAATCATTTTGCTCGTGCAAATCAACCTCTAATGAAGCATCTTTGCATTGAGCTTTTGCATGTACATCTTTATATTTTGTAACTTTATTTACTATGTATCGGATTAGCCAGAAGAGAGCCAACACAGCTTTATACGAAAGCCATGCTATGAATCCAAGCAGAGTACATATCATAAAGAAAGCGACTACATTATATAAAGAGTCACACTCAACAGCATATTTAATTATATCCATGATAGCCACCTCCAATTATGTCTATTGTTGTCAATATCGTACTAATTGGCTGGTGACTGTTTGAGGATCACCGTTAAAAATGGGAGTGACTACACTTCAATAACGCTGTAAGTGTATTATACATCATATTGGAATATTCTGGTAGAGAGAACATATATTCCAAGTAAATCTCGATTTCAATCGAGTAAAAACAGAGAATAAATATATGACAACATAAAAATAACACCGCATTACACGATGTTATCTTTACTACATTGTTGGTGTGTACAATGTAAGTGAAAAATTATATAGCGGAATACGAAAGTATCCGTTCGCAGTATAACACACAGTCTCTATAATTGAAAGTAGTTTATAGATATTTTGTAAAATAAATAAAATAGAGGACAGTCGTGATGACCTGCCCTCAATTAAGGAATAAAAGGAAATAAATGACAAATACAGAAATAGAATTATTTACGAAAGATTTTTCTAGTGTATTGGCACATTGATTTTTAGCATTACAACAACTTCCTATTCGGAAGCTGTTGTAAACCTAGGATACAAT